AATAGGAAAAAAAAAAAAAAAAAAGAAAAGACTTTGCGGGCTTCGAACCCGCGTCTCCGTTCTCACGGTATCCTACCATTGAACGATTTATGTCGGCTAGTTAAACCAAGGCGATCTCCCGAATGCCGGGAATCACTTCCTTTTGCAAACGTTCCTCCGCTTTTATCGCCTCATCAACGCTTGGCCCTCCGACGGGTTTATACACTCCCAAATCTTTTCTCCAATATAGGCCTTGACGATGTTGCGGTAAAAAAAAAACGGGGGTTGAACGCATTCTCAGACTGTTGGCCAATCAGCCAATGAGTCTCCACGTACTCCCCCTACATATGAGTGCCAGGTCATAAATATCTCCTTTTCATATTTATTAACCGGTCTATTATATGCATTGCAATTTTTGCGAAAAAATAAAAGCCCTCGTAAGAGGGCGTAATTACCAGGTAATATGGCTGTTAACAGTTTCGACAGACATCGGGAATTCAATATCTGGCTCGTAATGATTGGCCAGAATATTTATTTCTGTCACTGCAGTATACAGCGCAAAAATGATTAAGCTAACCAAAACAATACGAATACCAATTTTGAATATTTTTTCCGCCATGTTTCTATCTCCTTTCTTGTCTTATTACCTACTAAAGGCCATGTTTATCTGGCGGTAAAAAATAAAGCCTCGCAGCATTTGCCGCGGGGCACACTATCTTAGTACTCGTACATCAGATAGTAGTTTCGTTTTTCAAGCTGGATTTCTTTTGATTGCTTCATCCAGTTTGCAATTGTTGTTTGCGTTTTACCAATTTGTTTGGCAAACGCACTTTGATTATTATACGTACCAAGTTTGGTACCATCTTTTCCGATTTTTACAACTTTCGCATTTTTATGCAACCACGAAAGCTGCTTTTTATTGTCGTTCGTTTCCTCAATTTCTACGACTTCTTCTTCTTCAGTTTTATCATTCTGTTCTTCAATCGGGGTGAAATCCCCAACAGAAGATAATGCTTCCATTGAGAGCTCAAGGCTCTCTCTATTCGTTTTTGCCTTTTCGTATAGGCTTTTATATTTCTTTTCAAGTTCAGCATAATATGTATGCTGCTGTTCCAAACCATGATAAATATCCTTCATTCCAAGTTTCTGTTCAGTCATTGTTTTGTTCTCCTTTCAAAATATCTTGTTTCCGTTGAAACACTTCTGGATCATCAAAAAAGTCATGAATCATCTGCATAACTTCTTTATGCTTTTGTTCATACTCATCGATGTCAAAAGTTTTCATTGATTCTTCTTTGATTATTTTTTCTGTTTTTTGTTTCTCTCTTTTTCTGAACAATTTGGGTTTTCTCATATTTACCTCCTTACCTTTAGAGGTGTTTCAAATGCGAAAAAAAAAAAATAAAGGCCCCGTAGCGTTTGCTACGAAGCTCATTTAGGTAGTATCACAGATACTTCCTATTTCGGATAGCCCTCCTTTCTTCAAGCTGGTGCAGAAATATTTCTGCATCAATCTGATCACACCGCCTCATTTCAGCGGCTTCAATAATACCCGGAATAAAATCCCGAGGTTTTTTGCTAGTCGCCTTTACGGTGTTTCCATGTTTCTCAAAACTTACTACCAACTTTTCCATTTAGATTCCTCTCCTTTATACTTTGTATTTAGTTTTCTACCTACTATAGGCATTGATTATGCTGCGATTTCCTTGACAAAAATAAAGAGCCTTGTTCAGGCTCCTTTTGAAAATGAGATTAAATTTTACTTAATCCATTTTATTGCTGCAGTCTTTACAATTCCTCCACTATCTTCATGCCTTGTAATTTTATCAACCTTTCGTTCTTCATGCTTTTGCCTAATCATTTCAACACCAATTGGTATAAATATATTCGCGAACGAACTAACAGTCCTAACACGATCCCAGATTTTTGAATCGCTGATATTCTGTTCTTCCTTCTCAGCTCTTCGTCTTTCTGCTTTTTCATGTTCAGCTGCTTCCATACTCGCAATTGTTCTTCCTAATTGTTCCAATTCTGTATTGATTTCTCTTGATTTTTGACTTCCAGGTTCACATTTCTCTTGATAATCAAGCAATCTATCATATTGCCTATAAAGTCGCTTCAGCATTGGATTAGAGTATTCTTCTTCATCCTCTTCATCTTCTTCATAATCTTCTTCATCATTTTCATATTCTTCATTTTCATATTCTTCTTTAGCCATAATTTAGCTCCTTTCTAAAATATCGGACTTAACGTCCTACTTTAAGCATTGAATTCCTTGCGAAAATATAAAAGCCGAGTAATTGCTCATTACTCGACCTTATAAGGATTACGATTTGATTATACAATTCATTATTCCCATTCTGGAATATCGTAGACTTCTTATTATTGCTCCAAGATAAGTCCGCTTTGTTGGCAAAATTCGTGTCTGCGGAAAAGTATCATTTAAACATATATCTACATTTTCCGTTCCTTCCATACCTATGGCCATAAGACCCTCCTTTGCATCTTCTAGTCTTATTACATTTTTATGTTTCTTAAAACAAACCATATAATCTCCTTTCTATCAATCTCATTTAAGGAGTTGTATGGCTTGCGACAAAGAAAATGATCTCTATCTTTTCAATTTCCTTTCTTAGTTTTTCTTTTGATAAAGTTGAATACTCATGAATAATATCTGGCATCATACTCGACTCATCTAAAATAACAATATCATTAGATTTGTCCATATTAATCTTCCTCCTGGACATAATATAGATCTATCCAACCTTGCCGACATTTACCCCATCCTAAAAGAACCTGAGTAATTTCAACTTCTTTATTTTTTCTAAGATGCCCAATTACTTTTGCTTTATCAGAAGGTCTTTTACGAATTTTAACCTTGCTGTATTCGGTATTAATGACATAAAAAGAATCCATTCGTTCTGTTACATATTCTCTTTTAACCCAGCAATTTCCAGCTTCTCCGGCATAAACTTCGACCCATTCATGGTCATTACTCCATCTGCCGGTAAGAGGTAAAATATCACCTTTATCAAAAAATGCTGTTTTTATTGCATCTTTACTTGGATTCATTCTCCCATTCAGCTGTTTCACAATTACTATAGCTTCTCGCTGTTGATTTGCGAACGACGTTACTTGAATCATTATGCTCAGACTCAGAATAAGACAACTTAGCAGACAAATGACCCGTTTCATTTTCAAAATCCTCCATAAATTCTAAAAAATCGTTAGTACATCTCGGACAAAAATTAAGATCAGTTTTACGTTGCCAACATAAATTATGAGTAAAATCATCTCTAGTTTGGAATCGTACTTCCGGAATTGTTGTGAATAAATCGGTAACATCAATGAGAATAGGAGAGAATGTTTCGCCGCATTTGTCGCATCTTAAAGCTTTGGACATAAAAATAAGACTCCTTTTACTTAAAAATTGTTAATGAAAATCGATCTTTATCTTTAGTATCTTGGATTTCAACCCTATCAAATAATCCAGTATCAAATAGTTTATTTGCCTTTCTAAGTGCCGATACAAAATATCGATACTGTTTTGTGCATTGACCATATACATCATCGGAAGGTTCTTCTTTAGAATGATAAAGAATTTTGTACGTAGGTTTATCCATGTTTGTTTCTCCTTTAATAAAAATAAAAGAGATAGGCATCGTCTGCCTTCTCCTTACTTTAAGCTTTGATTCAGTTGCGACTTTTTAGCCGCATTTCTATTTCTTCTTGTTGCGCTTTGGTTTTGAAACCAATTGTGGAAACACTATCATCATCCTTTTTATGTTGATTATAAAATCTTTCATATTTCTTATATTTACTATTTACATCTCTATATGATTTTACAATAATCATCATTACTCGAATAAATGTTATTACAATATATAGTATTCCTCCAATTGCACCAAAAGTATACAATAAATCTTGATTCATTTATTTCACTCCTTTCGTCATTAAAGGAGTTGATTTGAATGCGAAAAAAAGAAGGGCATGTTCAAGAACCTTCAATAATTCTTGATTAGTTTTCTTGTTACGAAATTAATTATGTTTACCGTTGCAATAGCAATAATACTTGCCATAAAGCCCATTAAATATTTTTCTGCGTTATATGGGTCCGTCATAAACTCATAAAATGCAAATAGCGACACAAAAATACCATAAACGGTATTTAATACTATTATTGCCGTCGACCATATACGGTCGAAAATTCTTTTCGTTTTAGACATTTTTTTTCTCCTCATTTTTTATGAAGATTCTTTTACATGTCCTCCTTTCCTACTATAACCCTAGTTGATGCTGCGATATAAAATAAAGAGCCTTGCAATGAAGGCTCACACATAGTTGTTAATATTGTGTCCAAGTATTCCACATGTCCCATTGTGCTTTCTTTACATTTCTTGGAGTCATTGACATCCATATTTCACCATATTGTGGCATATCTTTGAACCTATAAATACGATCAGTTCCAGTATCTAAATAATACCAGTCTTCACGTCCAGGTTCACGATCTTCCCAAAATTTTGCATATTTTTCATTGAATGTCCTCCAAATCCAGCAGTCTTTTGTGGTTCTGGTCTTTTCACAAAATTCTTCTTTTGAAATATCAACTATTATTCTTTTCGACATTACTATCACTCCTTTCATTAAAAGCATTGATCACAATGCGAAAAATATAAGTCCTTGTTCTGACAAATAGGGAAGGGCTCTGTCAATCTCATAGCCCTTAACTGCCCTTTATATCTCATCAGACGGGCTTCATCCTCTCTCTCTCCGTCTGCTATTAAGGGCATTGTTTTAATTGCGACTATTTTTATTGTCAAATCCCTTCATAATTTCAGAAATTCTTTTACAATCATTGTATACTAAATATACACCTATTGGTAAGGTAAATTCCCATGTAAAGCCAATAATTCCCATACAGAAAATTGCCTCTCCAGCGCTTCGGAATTCGTTATGTTCAGTGCATCTTTCCAAAACATCTTTTCCGAATTTATGCTTCAAAAAAGCATTTTCAATCATGGATATTACTGGCGTAAGAATCAAACCAATTATCCAATTCCATAATACTATCATTCCTAAATTAAAACTCATTTCTTTCACTCCTTTCTAAATATAGCATTGTTATAAATGCGAGAAAAAATCCAGCACTTGGCTGGAATGAAATTAATCAATAATATTCTTTTTACCAATAATAGGATCGCGATCTATAACTTTTTGCCATTCTTCATTAAATTTGTCAATTTCTTTTTTAAATTCTTCAAGTGTTTTTCCATGATAATTTTTATTACTTAAATCTTTTGTATATTGAACTGCTTTTCGATTATAAAATTCAAGTTCGCTTTCATTAGACTGTTTTTCTATTAAAATATCATCGCTTTCTTTAATATCATTGCTTTTAAAATTAACAAATCTAAAATCAAAATTTGCCATTATAATGATTCACCCCTTTCTAAATATATCATTGTTATAAATGCGAAAAAGAAAGAGCCTTGTGTAGGCTCCTTCTTAAAAATATCAGAACAGATCTTCAGTTTCTGTCCGATCCAGAATTTCATAGTGGAACCGACCCTTACCACTATTTCTCCACTGACCGAATCCACGAAGTCTACCATAATTTAAAGCTTCAATAATGGCTTTCTCATCGCCAGGATTTAAAAGCTGAATTGTAAATATCATTGAACTTCCAACAGGAATAGATTCGGAACTTGCAAGAGCAACGCGTTCACCCTGAGGCGTACTTGCTCTAAGAGGTCTCTGGCAAATTCCAATTTCACCGTCATTGAGGTCAATCGGGATCTGCCTCGGAAAAATAAATACAAGTCCGTCAATTTCTTGTTTGTAGTTCTTAATAGCAGCACACTTAGTTTTCGGAATCTTTCGAAGCGTCTTGAAAATATCCTTAAAGTAACCTTTCCACTGATAGTCCCAGACGATAGGTTCACCTTTGGAATTCTTTGAGAATATAGTAACAGCTTTTTCGAAAGTTTCCTCAGCAGTTTCATCAGGAACAACAGAGGATACTTCTTCTTCGACCTTTTCAGAATTTTCAGCATTTTCCGCAATATACTTTCTGTGAATATCCGGATTGGAATTAGCAGTCCCCAGGACTTCCTCATCAAAAGTGACTTTTACCTTCAGTTCAACCATTTTTACATCTCTCCTTTTAAATATCATTTAGTAATTGTTAACGGTTTCTTTTCCATGCCTAGCTCAACTGTTCCTTCGCCTTGCTCATCTTAGCATTTCCTTCGCCATACGTTTCACGGCAATTCGGTTCCTGGCCTTTCCATCGCCTTACCATTCTATTCCTAAACGTGGCTCCGCTCCTTTTTTCCGACGCGGTGCGTATCTATGCTATTCAATACTTTTCCTTGGCGCTTCTATGCCATTCAATTCCGAGGCGTATCTATGCTATTCCTTGACAGCGCTATACTATTCTGTTCCCTTGCAATACGTTGCGATACATGGCAGTACTCTTCCCTTCCATCGCTTAGCAAAGTAACGCTTTTCCTTTGCATTTCATGGCACTTCCTTCGCTTGTCATAGTAATGCTTTTCCTTTGCATTTCATGGCACTTCCTTCGCTTGTCAGAGTAATGCTTTTCCATTACGTAGCTTTTCCGGGCTCTTCCTTCGCTCAGCAGAGTAATGCTTTTCCTTCGCCCAGCAGAGTAACGCTCTTCCATCGCGATGCGGTGCACTTCAATTCCAAGGCGTTTCTAAGCTTTACCTATGCATAACTTGGCTGTTCTTTTCTCCTCCAATGCAAGGCTGAGCAATGCTAATCTTTTCCTTCGCACGGCGGTTCTTATCCTTTGCGTAGCTCATCTGTGCTCATCTTTTCCTATGCATAACCAATCGTTGCTGTGCTTTTCTTTTCCTTTGCATCGCAAGTCGCGTCTCTTCCATCGCCTCGCATTACCTTACTCTGCTATTCCTTCGCTTTACTGAACAAGAGAATAGGTCTGAATCCTCTTAATCAAAGAATCCAGACCATTCTCTGTCAAAGTAATAAACTCAAATATCTTTTCGGACCATCCAGCAATGATATCTGTTTTATTACCAATAAATTGCTGAGTTCCATAGCCCTGAAGATCGATGGCATGAACCCAGAAATCCGGATTTACAGTTCTACGATAAGCATCGGCAAGGGTCTGAACAGTTTCAGAATGACCGTACCATGTCGGATTTCCAGATATCTGATAATTACATTCATTATCAGAAATATAGATAATCCGATCGGCTTCAATCCTGTTCTTCAGAATATGCTCCATAGGCAGATACATATCTGTACCACCACCGCAACAGGATTCGCGCATCGCAGTAGAAATAAGACCTCCGCACTTAGAAACAATCAGTTCCTTAAGAGCATCGTCAAACGAATAGACGATCGCGTTTTCGCAAATACGATTAGCAATCAATCCAAGCAACATGGCAATATCTTTACACTGAACTCCGGAATTCCTGCTAAGACTACAACTCATAGATCCGGAAGTGTCAATCGCGATGACTGTCCTTCCAGGAATCTTCGGAAGATTCTCAACAGAAATATCCGCGGCCTTTTCCAGAGCTTCGCAAGCATCAATCTTCCACCAAGAATCGTAAGGAATCTCGCGATATGCGGAAAGATAACGGAAGGGCAGTTGCCTATTCTTCCGAACTGCTTCCGGATCAGAAAGCTTATCAAAAACCTGTGAAATATTATCCGGTTTGGCATTCATAATATTCCGCAGATTTCTGAGGAGGGCCATATAACCAACTCGACCAGAGGAAATAAGTTCTTCCCAGGTTTCTTTATTGTTGCCTTTAGCAGACAATTCAGTTTCCCAGGTATATGCAGGCTTAATTTTTCCTTCGAGCAGATCTTTCCAAAACTTGGATTGCTCTTCATTCTTAGGAGCAGGACGGCACAGGCACAAAATATCCCGCATCTTTACAGAATGACCTTCACCCTTATACTTAGCAAGAGTATAAGCATCAAACGTCTGGAAAATATCCCGCAGAGCTTTACGCAAACTATTCGGAATCGGCTTACCGAAAGTATCCAAATAAAATGCGAGAAGTTCAGTGGCATCATCACCACGCATGACAATGCTCTTTACAGTACGCTTGACAAAAGGCTTTCCTTGAGGAATATTGGCCAAATATCCGGTAATGACATGAGAAACGGTCCGCATATTGAATTCGCGACGGGCAAATATAGCCAGATTGGATACAAATTGGGGATCATCAATAATACCAGATTTGATACAGTTAACAAGTTCGTCAGAGTTATCGCCATAGAACTTCTTTTCATTAAAGAAAGAAGTAAGGACCATGGTTACCAGTTTGGTTTTCCAATCCATACGATAAGCGTCATGACCTTCACGATTAACAGTCTTCATAGAGTTCTTAGTAGCAGTGTTGAATTTGGACATAGCAGTACCTTCCTTTCTTTTTTAAGCATACTTTTTTGGATACACATGAAAAAAATATATAAAGCAGACAAATTCATAAAAGGATCAAAAATAACCGCAACTTTCGAAGTAACCTTTTATTACAGTACTGCTTTATAACAAAGAAAATAACCGGATAAAATCGAAAAGAGTTTTTTTATCATTTTCTCCACGGACGAGAGGTGAAAATGTTGTAGGATTTGAACCCATCTAATACTTTCCGAAGTAACTCTTTTCTACAATACCGGTTAAGTGCTCTCTTGGGGACTCGAACCCCAACGATCATTACGATCAGCGGATTTTAAGTCCGCATTGTCTACCATTCCAACAAGAGAGCAAAATATAAATCAGACGGATAATATCGAACAGAGAAATAGCGCTCTGCCAACTGAGCTATTAACCAAATGGTTAATTAGGACTCGAACCTAAGACCTCTCGTTTATTAGACGAAGTATCTCTGTTCTACAATACCGTCTGAAATAGTGAACAAAAATAAGATGAGCGGACAAAAACGATAATGGTTTAGGTTAAATTTAAATAGGAACATTAGGAGGTAGTTCTTTCATTTAATTCGAAGTAACCATCATCTGCAGTTCCGCTCAAATATGAAAGGAGAGAAAACAAACAGGAGAAGTAGGAATTAATTCGATAACTGACATTAATCATCAATTTTCGAAGTAACAGTTATCTACAATATCCTACCTCTCCATATAAGGCGTTGTAATTTTTGCGAATTTTTTTGAAATAAAGAATTGATGACTTGGTCCAAGCCTCCTGGTTCTTGGTGTCAAGTCATCGAGATTCCCATTATATCTACTCCATTCATTTATAGCTTTGTAATTTTTGCGAATTATTCTAAGAAAATATAGGAGCCTCGATTGAGACTTCTATATTAGTTTATTCTCTTTTTATTCCACCATGGTTAATTTCCATTCCATATTTATCGAGCAGTTCCTTGACGTTCATTTCATTAAAACATTTTTTAACATCAAGATTATACTTTTTTGCATCAATACAAGTTTGCAAATATTCTAAAGATCTATCAATTTCCTCCTTTTTTCCATTTCTACTCATAACAAGCTTTACAAGCTTCATTGCTCGTCCTGTTACAATAGCATGAATTCTAGGATTTTTCTCTTTAATATCCTCTTCTGTCTTGTATTTGTTTATAAGTTCATCTCGTTTTTCCTTATTATAATATTTCTCATTAAGCTCAATCAATACGTTAGCGGTTGTTAAATTCACTTTTCCATAAATCATAGTTCAATCCTCCAATAATATTGATTAGGACTCTCGTCCCTATAAATATCATTGAAAAAAATGCGATTATTTCTTGGTATGGACGTTTTCAGGTAAAGGAACATTATATTCTTTATAAGTTTTCTTTTCAAATTCACCCCAGTCATCAATTACTTTCGCTTCTTTAGCCATCTTTCTAAGCTTGGCATCTGTGGCGGCTTTCTTTTTAACACTATAACGCTTTCTATTGGTGAGCTTAAATTTTCCTGCCAAAATATCATCGCGCATCATCATAATTAGAGGCTTTGTACCCGTACCGATACCTGGAATCATGGTAATTTCCTCATCACTGAGCTTTGAAACGAGTTTAACAAATTCTTTATTATTCTTTTCCATATCTTTTTCAAGAATCCAATGTTGATGATAAAAATATTTGTACAAATATCCATAAACCTTTGCCACAAATCCATTTCGATATGGATTAATTGTACTGCCATACATTTTTATCATTACCGCACACGCTTCAGGGACATCAACATGAGGATTTTCAATAGCTTCTTCTTTAGTTTTCCTTCGAATTTTATTTTTTGGATTATAAACATAAGCGCTCTGATAAATTGGCTCAATAATATCGTAAGTTTCCTCGGACATCATTGGCACATAAATTGTTGTGTTTCCGGATGTGCTATCAAATCGAATGTTGTGATTAACGCGTCGACTCCATAAAACTTTACAAATATCCTGAATTTGTTTGTCTACATCATAAAACTGATCTTGAAATCTGTACTGAACACTACATTTACAACGACCTTCAATAAAACCAGAACCAAAATATCCCATGTTAAACCTCCTTATTAAAATAAAAAGCGAGAGCATTGCGCTCTCAACTTTTTTATTCTTTGATATCCTCTTCGTTTATATCATCAAGCATTACTATTTTCAGAAAATCCTTAACCTTCATATTCTTAATTTCTTCGTCTGCATCAGAAAGTAATTCGTCAAAATCCTGTTTAACTTTTTCTGCAAATTCTCCCAGCGGAACATCAAATAGTTCCTCGAAAAAATCTTCAGCTTCTTTATCTGAATTAATATCAGTAATTACTTTTCCAAACAGTGTATTTGCAACTCTCAAATCATTATTAGTCATTACAATTTTCCTCCAATCATATTTTGTGCCTTTCGGCTATAATAGGAGGTGTTTTGAATGCGATAAAAAAAAATAAGGGAGGCCTTTCCGGTAGCCTCAACCTTTGATGCATCGTGACGTCTTCTATCTCTTCTATTAAGAGGATTGAATTTTTTGCGAAAAAAAAAAAGGGTAAGTTTTACTTACCCATAAACAGTTTATCAACATCTTCAATAGATTTTAGTATTTTATCTTCCGGAACTTCACCAAGCTTAGCTAGCTCGATAGATGCTTTAAATGCTTCTTTTGGATCTTTTGAAAATGCTTTTTTAACTGTTTCCTCAAATTTGTACATTTCTAAATATTCCTTCTCTGTCGAGAAGTATGCCTTTCTTTTATCCGGCATAATTCCACAATAGGAATAGCCGGTATAATAACCCTTTGGCATACTTTCACCTCCTTTATAATTAGCCATGGCTAACTTGCGAGGTAAAAAAAAAAAGAATAGCACTTGTTCGTTTTGTGCTATTCAGTGGACGCTAAAATTACCAGTTTCTTCTTTTCGGATTTAATTCATATTGGTCAATTAAATCGTATCGACCCATTTCCTCAAGCCTATCATGAGCAGTCTTTTTATCTGCCTCATACTGCTCCTGAGTTTTGTAAAATGGGCATGCTTTACGTTTAATTGATTCTGTTAAAATTGAGCACATCGTTCCGCATTTATTTGCAAAACAATCTGGTTTTAAACATCTCACTGTTAAGTTTGCCATAAAATATCATCCTTTCTTTTATGTGCTATTCTTTCATTAAAGCAATTGTTATAATTGCGAAAATATCATTTTCGTTTATCAGTAATCATTGCCATCTGCAATTTCTTTTTCTTTTCATCGATCATTGTTTTTTCTACCATATCAATAGTTTGCTGTTGACTTCTCATACCAGTAACATTCAGAAAGAACTCACTGCCAAAAAATGTTTCATATTCCTTTTCTTCAGTTGTTTTTGGATGATCGTTAATCCCAAACAAAGTCATTTTATGAGCTTTTTTGTATTCGTCGATAGCATCTTTACAAATCCCCAAATATAAATTCTTCATCCCCTCAGCATTATAAAGAGTCCTCTGTTCCTCATTCTCGAAAAATATCTCGAGATCGTTCTTATCGATTTCTGCAATTTTTTCAGGATCGCCGCTTTTAAGAATCTCTCTAATTTTACCAGTTGTCATCGGAATCATATATTAACCCTCCTTAAAAAAATATAGGAGCTGTGTTTACGCTCCTACTTAAAGAGTTGTTTAGATTGCGAAATAAAAAATCCCTCGCTTGAGGGACGTGCAATTTATTATAGTAATAATTCAGCTATAACTTTTTTTGGATCTGCTTCAATCCATTTATATCTACGTGTTTTTGGATTCCACATATTTCCGTATATAACATGATATTTACCATCTTCTTTAGTATAATATGCAACTTGACATATTTTTCTTGGTCTAGTAGATTTGTTAGGGCCATCGAAATTTCGAGCTATCGGGCTCTCTATATCAATACTCCAGCATTGTACTTCGTCCAATTTTGTGCATCTTTTTACACTGCTATACCAGTTCCAATGGTCACTCACACGAAAACTTTTATCTGGTTTTCCATAATAACTTATTTGATTTTCTGTTCCGATTTCTACCAAATAATAGCTGTTATCTTTATTACAACTATGCACTGAAATATAATTTCTTTTCAAATGAAATGCTAATTCATCGAAAAAACTTTTGCATCTCTGAAATTCTTCATTATCACAATTCTCTTTTTCAAAATATTTTTTGTCTAGGGAATTTTGATTCTGCTTAAGTTTTTCTTTAAAAGCTTTCATCTTTTTGGTTATTTTTAACCACCTCCTTATTAAAGGAGTTGATAAAAGTGCGAAAATATAAAGGCCTTGCATCAACAACCCGCCACCTTTCAAAGCGGCTTGTCAATCCATAGCCTTCATAGAATGGTTCGTCAACGAGACCCCCGTAGGTTCCTCTCTTAGCGCTGCGCAGCGCATCGAGACGAGCCATAGGGACCATCGTCTTCTCCTATTAAAGGGCTAGTTGATGCTGCGAAAACAAATACAACAAAAATACAGTTGATAGCTTCCTTTCTTATAATCTTTTAAACAAAAAAATATAGCCCTAGTTCGGTTGACCCCCACGATGTCAACGTGGTGCTCTAACCAACTGAGCTATAATCCCAAGCGGTTAACGTTGAGAGTATAACACAATATAAATTGGTTTGCAAGCACCTTTAAATGAATTGATTAATCAGATTTATTGAATCTTTATGTTTCATGATACCTTCGTGACGTCTTGGAGCATATATTCTTTCGACCATTCTGGTGTCAGCATGACCCATTAAATCAGCAACTTGTGGAGATGTTAATCCTAATTCCTTAAGCTGAGTTCCAAAAGTTGCTCGCCAGTCATGATTATCATAACCAATAATGGACAAATGATCAAAAGCACGTCTATACAGTCTGCGAAGAGAAGAAGGGGAGATTGGCTCATCAGAATTTCGTCCGTGAATAATATAACCAGATTCTTTTGATAATGGCTTTAAAATATCCATTAAAGGATCCGGAATAATAAAATCACGAGTTGAATATTTTGTCTTAGTTTTATTTCCGATTATTGCTTTCTTATTATTCGGATAAGTGACAGTTCTTCGAATACTGCCATACGCCTCATCTAAATATAAATGCTCCCAACCTAATCCGACAATTTCTTCTCTACGCATGCCTGTATAGGTTAATAGCCCCATGTAAAGACGTTCTTGCTCATTCTCAAGAGCTGGAATTGCTTTCTTGATCCTCATAACTTCATTATCTGGCAAAGCAACATGATGAAGCGACTCTGAACCATTATTGAAAAGCAAGGTTTTCTTGATTGGGTTATCAAATATAAGTTTCATATCGATTGCTATTCGAAATAATCGACCAAGAAGACCTCCAACTCTGGAAATTGTATCATAAACAAGATTCTTTACATTAGCCATCCAATCATAAAAGCTCTGAATATCTAGAACCGTAATAGAATCCATTTGCTTACTTCCAAGATTTGGAATGATGTAACGGTCCAAATATGATTCATAATTTGCTTTAGTTGTTGGGGCTAATTTATTGATAAAGTTTCTTTTATAAACATCATTAATAAAATCTGTAAAAATATAATTGCTTAGCATTACTTTTTTACCTTTGCCAGCAACTGTATTTTGCTGTATTTCGTTTTCAAGGTTCACATCTGAAGTATAAATATAAGAAACTTGTTTGTCAATCATTCAATTCCTCCGATAAAAAAGAACCCCTTAGGTTTTGGGGCTCTCAGAAGATTTCTTTAGCTCATATTCCACTCTTGATTTAATGAGCTCTTCGTTCTCTTTCTCTTTAATTCTTTTTCTTCTTTGATATTGCGATAAAGCAGGAGTTATTTCATCCCTTTTTCCAGGGCCAATAAATGATTCTTCTCCTTCGAATTCATCAAATATGGGTCCTACAATATAACTAAGGGCATTAATTCTTCCTGCCTCATAGCCTTGCTTTTTTCCTTCTTCAAAAATTTCATTAAACCATTTATCGAAATCTTCTTTTGTTTCCAGCACAGCAAATGGTTTTTTACTTTTTTCCATTCTGCATCACCTCATAAAGAAACGTGATTTAAATGCGAAAATAAGGCTACCTTGTTACAGATAGCCATCCATCTCTTCATACATTTTTGCTATTTTTCTTGCTGTGTCATTCAGTTCATTCTGAATATCTAAAGCAGATTTCATTCTTTTAAAGTCCCTTGTTTCTACAGAAATGCTTAATTCCATTTGAGCCGTGTTCAACTTTTCAATTACAATTTCCAAGCATTCTCTGTATGCTTTCTGTCGGTCATTTATTTTGTACTGCCTGTCTTCTTTAACTTTTTCTTCACAATTTTCAATTTCAAATAATCTTTCTTTCAAATGTTATCACCTCATAAAGAGGTATGGTTCTATTGCGATTTATTTGATCAAATATCTTCTTCATATTGGTCAAGTTCTTGAAATATCTTTTGCACAGCAATGTACATTTTATCTAACTGTCTGGCAATCCAATCTACCACCGTTTCTTCTTGACCAAATTCTTTATGTTCCCAGTCTTCACCTAATCCAGATTCATAAAGAAATGCATGTACTAATTCATGACGGATCGCTTTCTTTATAATATACGGTAAATTACCAACAGAAATATTAGCATTTGGCATGCCAGTATCCTTATAATTAGAAACAAATAATTCTTTTGTTGAATAATCACAAAAACCCGAACAATTTAAATCTTTAAACCTAGGATCCTTACTTTCTGGGCAAATATGTAGAACATAAGCAGTTCCTAAAATATCAATTGGAATCTCACAATTTTTAAATGTTTTCATTTTGATTGCTTTGCTCCTTATTAGTATTTGCAATGATCGTTCCTTTTGGCATTTTCTTTTCTAATTCGTCTATTTCTTCTTTTCGAAAACTAGAATAAGTGGTCTTTATAGTTATGCTCTCTCCAGATACTGTTGATGGCATGTTACGCACCCAAGTTTGAGTTATTTTCATGTTACGCTCCTTTGTCGAAGTAGTTCACCTATTTGCTTATCCGCAAGAAACTTACGGTATTTTCTTTTTCCGCATTTACTGCACCGTAAACAAAACACGCCTACTTCATACCCACTATAATCAAAGTATGTGTATTCCGGTTTCTCTGATGTTCTTACGAATTCGTGTTGGCATTTCAATCGTTTCACCTCGTAATCCAATGCGGACATTATCTTCTCCCTGTCCATCGCAATACGCTCCTTTGTCGAAGTCAGTCTTCTCGTTCTCCGTCAGCGCAGAACCAATCAAATGGTTTCAATGTAATTCCGTTTGCCTGTCCGCAATCTCCATATCCTTTGTGCGTTTCTGATTCATGCCACCATTTGCAATCCTTACACCGGACTATTTCAACATCGCCATTTTTGCTTTCAAGATAGCCATTCGAATATAAAATTGGCGTGTCTGTATACTTGCAATCATCGCAAACACTTTCAAATGCATCGTGTGACCAAAACGTTCTTCCGCAAATGCCACAATTCAAGTGATACAATGTGCTGTTTCCGTCATAGTCCATGTCCTTCGCAATCCTCCCCTTTAACGAACTACTCTAATCCTTGCTTCTATCTCCGCATAATCAAAAATCGGTTCATGCGGTTCTTCTATTGTGTAATAGCTGATATATCCCTCTTCCATCAGTTTGTCTGCCATCTGATTTGCCATATCACGCTTAATGTATTCGGTATATTCGGTTGTGTTTTGAGGAATCATCCTCTTATCAACAAGATGCCTTATTGCCAACGTGTCGAAATTGCTATGCTCAATATGGACAGGAACAGGGATTTTTAGTGCTTGTTCAAGCATCATCCTTCTCTTTATTTCCCTATAAAGCCTGTTCTGCATCTGCTTGTACGTTTTCTTTTTCATAGTTCGTTAAACTCCCTTATTAAAATTACCATCCTTTTACATAAATAACGGAATCACCATTATTTAACCAAAACCGTATACCGCCTGGAACGGTAGGATATTTTTGTCCTTCATATTCTATTATTTTTACAATATCATCAATATACATATCACCAGCAGGACGATAATCAGCAATGTCTTGTTCTCGAAGATTTAAAATAACTTCTTTGCCTTTCTTTGCAAGATCGCCAATTGTTTTTATTGATTTATCCATTTTAATACTCCTTTTTATAAATATGCTTCCATCCAGTCTTTAAAAGAAATCTGTTCAATAAATGGCAATTGTTCAAAATCATCACTACGAGATAGGTTGTAATGTTGAAGTAATTCAGTATTTGTTAATTGAATAATACTCTGATTATCAAACTCTGTAATTTCTTTAAATTTCTCATAAATCGGGTGAAAAACATTTAAAGCTTTTATAAATTCGACTTTATTGTTATAAATCATCCGATTCTGAGAGTAAAAATATAAGTGATATAAACCATTTATAAATTTAATACTAAATACACCAAGAAAATATTGATCATCTTTGTACGTATCTAGATAATCAATAACAATAGCTTGGGTTCCTTTAATGTAATCAGATAGGCTTTTTATAAAATAATCATCATCACACAATGAATCATTTCTACGATTCCATACATATACAGGTTCCTCAATACGATTTATATCTTCTCTTTCTACAGTTAAGGCGCATGATACTTTCGTAGATAAATTAATGTCTTCACAATATTCAACATCATCATACCCAAGCTTGTACTTATCCCAAAATTCTCGTTCATAAAACTTTCCATGCGTCCAACCTTTATACCATTTTGTAATTGTTCGTTCGCCAGTAGAAGAAGACTCTATATAAAAATCTGTTGCTAAATATCTTTTTATATTATTATCTTCTATATGCTGTTTAATTCGATCAAATGCATGATCTAAAAAATAATCATCTTGATCTGCAAAGCAAAGCCATTTTCCATTAGCAGCATCAGCTCCATTTTGTCGACCGTTTCTTGGAAACCCATAATGCTTATCATTGCATATTTTTCTTATTTGTAATCCTTGTATTCTCATCATGGCCAAAATATCATCAAAAGATTCCGTTGAAACATCATCTGATACAATAACCTCAATGTCTTTTGTGCAATTGTTTTTATTAATACTGGCTAAAAGTTTTATTAAAAATCTTCTTGGATTATAAGTTGGAATAATTACTGAAAAAAATGGAGTGTTTGTCATAAATATACTCCTATTCAGATAATTTATTTAACCATTCGTCAAAAGAAGGCCTATTCTTTTTATCCTCTTCAGAAATACCACAATCTTTATCAGAGGCTTCAATCATTTTGCTAATTTTGGATTGATCTACTGTTGCGTATTCATTTTTATTATCTTTATAAAACTTTGCTGCCATTTTGATTAAATTTGATGGATCTCCCTGGCAATCACTCTTACTAAGCATTGAGTAAACATCCGTTAATGTTCTTGCAACCATTGAATTTGAAGATGGATGTTTACGCTTGCGATACTCATTTAAAACATAAAGGTTTCGTTTAAATTGACCTTCTGTGTTGTAAAGCCATTTTGATTTGTCCATTGTAATACTATTTTTACGTCTACACCAAGCATAAAGAGGCTCATTACTATTAATAGTTCCGGTTCTACGTTCGCCAATCTCTAAACGAATAAGGGTATTAAATGCGCTATCCTCACTCATATAAAGATCTTCACAAAATCTAATATTATGTTCTCTAAGAAAAGAAAGACGATAATAACGATTATGAATAAATACAGGATTATAATCTGTGGATTTGGATAAATAATTTTCATTATGCATGTAGAATGATCCCCACATCAAATCAAAATTGTCAGCTTCTTTTGATTTAAGAACATGAAAAATCATCATTAAAGAAAATATAGATGTATAACAGTCATCGCAATCGCAAAAACAAATCCATTCAGAATCTGCTAAATCAATACCCATATTTCGGCAAGCAGAAACACCTTTATGCGGCGAAACAGTCACTTGCTGAATATTAAGTTTTGAGCCATAAATATATCGCCAATCAAAAGTATTAGATGCTTCAGTACCATCGTGAACCACAATAATTTTAAAATCTTCAAAATCAATACCTTTTTGGTTTTCTAAAATATCAAAAAATGGTTTGCAAATATTCCACGATTCGTTGTAATGTGGAACCACTATAGTTAAAAACATTTAACAGATCTCCTTTACTTTATTTTTGTAGGCACATAATTCCACCAATCTTTAAATTTTCTTATAAATGTATGCCATTTATTATTCTGTTTAACTAATACATCCCACGTTTGTTTATCAACAATACCAGTAACTGGAAGTTTATTTTTTCTTTGAAAATTCATAACCGCTGTTTTTGTTCCAATTGTATAGCTACCATTAATTTTAATTTTTGATCCCCAACCTTGAAGCATTTTTTGAATTTTTTCAACATAAGCACCTTGATCACCATACTCAAATCCATAAGTTATCATTTGTTGAATCTCCTTTAATAAAAAAAAATATAGGAGCGTTGTTTATACTCCTATATAAGGCATTGCTTCATTTGCGATTTAATACTCCAATGTCAAATTATGATCTCGAATATATTTTTGTACATCAGATTCTCTCCATAGACCATCCACACGGTCGTTTGCATCGGTTAAATATACTCCTGAACATGGACACCTCATAGATTTCATTCTCTTATATTCATCAAATCTATAGAAGTTTCCACTTTTCATATCGTAATATGCCGATCCTGTTTCTAATGCAATATCAAACGCTGATATACTTCCTGATAACATTGTTGACATTTTTATTAATACCTCCTTTATTTTAGGAGGTGCTTCATTTGCGAAAAATAAGAAAAAAGAAAGGCCTAGATCAAAATATGATCCAAGCCATAACTTTAATTTACTTTATGTTTCTTTTTTAACTGTCTCCATGTCTTCTTATCAACTACCGGTGTTGGATCAAGGCTATGCTTCTTTTTAAATGCTAATAGAGCACTTCTCATTGCCACTGTAAATTCATATGTCGGCTTAAGAGTAGACCCATGTTTTGCTAATAATTTTGAAGCTTCCATAACTTTTGGTCCTCGATCAAATAACTTCAATTCTGGATAACCGATCAACAAACACATAATACTCTTGCTCCTTTACTTTAAATATTTAAATTTCTAACAGATAAAATAATCAGCACTATTAAAATAACAAACCAATACCACGGAATCATAATATGCTCCTTATTCTTTTTAAATATAAGTAGTCTGCCTGGGACTCGAACCCAGCATCTTCGGCTTATAAGGCCGCTGCTCTAACCGACTGAGCTAGCAGACAGTATAAAAATGCCTCAAGGAGATGCACGTAAGAAAACAGGAGCGGTTCCCTTCTTTCTTATTTTAGATTTCCTTGAGGCACGGAATATTTGAAATGAATAATTGCACTGTAGGATCCCCACCGATACCTGCATGCCCGCCAAAAGAGTTTGGAATTTATTCGAGGGACGAAGCGATTACAACAAACTCAATCGGACTACTCCGAAATATGCAGCTATTCATTCCAACTAATCTGCTTTACGTCCGTTGCGCGTTCTCGACGAAAAATATTTTGTCTTTAATGTAAAGCAGATTACTCCACAGTAATAGTGGCAGAAGTACCGCTAAAGGATGCTTCAATAGTACCCTCTGCAGTAATCGATGCAGACGTACCGGAAAACACAAACGAATCCGCGTAACTAACAGTAACACCAGTAGCAACTTCAGTCAGCGTAGACGTCGGCAGAGTAACAGCAGTAGGTACATTAGCAGTAAAGCTGCCATCGGTCCAGCTGATCGTCAGATTCTCAGTTGCGGGTTCCGGAGTAAAAGTAAGAGTCGGCATCGTAGCAGACGCTGCCGTACCAGCAGTTACACTACCAGCAGCATCTAATTCATTAATGGAAACAGTGCTAATATCGACTGTGATTTCCGGAGCAGTAATAGTACCTTCAGGAGTATAGCTAACCGCAGAACCGCTAAACGTCGCGGAAACATTACCTTCAGGAGTATACGTTCCGGTAGCTTCATCTTTAACCGCTAATGCGCCAAGCATGCTCACATCGCCAAGCTCATGCCATGCACCATCAGCATCCGCCCAGATGAATTCCTTATTACCATAAACGGCAATGTCGCCATTAATAGCAAGTTTGTCATCGCCAGAAATGGTAATCGTCTGACTGTTAGAACCATCAGTCAGAGCAGTAGAAGTAACACCCATAAAATGAGTGCCGCCAGAGACAGCTTCACGAGCGACCTTATCCTTCAGCTCGAGAACGTTGCCATCAGGCATAGTGAACTGGGAAATAGTGTACTTTGCCATAGTAAGGTTCCCCCTCTAAAAAATATTAATACCCAAAGAACGTAAGGTTTTCTTCGCCTTCGTTCACAGTGTATCCCTGAATTCCAGGAGCACCAGCTCCATCGTTTCCGGTATTTGTTACATGCGCGCCTTCACCATCAACATCGTATTCAAACTCATGATAAACATCACCATCTGCGTCTCCGTCTCCAGAAACATCAGATGCTCGAATGATATTAGGCCGCTTAATAACCGGAATAATCACCTGAAATAATGTTTCAGAATCTTCAGATGCTACTTTACTGGATGTTAAGCCATCAACGACTAAATTTTCTTTGTCGTTTACACTATTCGCATCAGTAATATGGTAATTAACATTACCGTCAGAACCACTTGTCGCCTTTGTGGCATACAGCCATGCATACACATAATCCCCGGTCGACAAATATACATCTGGAATGCCAACAGAATTGTCATGCATTTTACATGCCATAGCAATTCCGCCTTCTGGTTGATTTGAAAAATGAACTTCTCTTGACGAAGACGCCTCTATACCTTCGAATGACAGTCGCTGCCCCTTATCGTGCTGAAACAGCGATTTGGTATAAACTTTGGTGCTTCCGTCACTAAAATTGGCAACGACCATAATTCTAACTCCTTACCAGCGACGAGGTTCGTCGTAATATGGAATAGTATGCATATGGTTCATCGCCTCAGAATATCCACGATCATAACCATCCGCATAACTATTACCGCTCATACGACTAACATATCTGCCGTTCGCTGCGCGTCCGTGATACCCGGAATTTCCATTTTGATTAATTTCATTAGACATGCCAGGACCCTGATAATCATCAAGGCCTTCCATCTCGGAAACTTTAAGCATGTTCTTTTTCAGGTGATAAATTTTGTCAAGTTTCTCTAAGTCCTGAACAGACATAGAATTATTTTTCTGAATCTGCTCCGCAATCTGTTCGGCTTCTTTACAGAGTTGCTTTTTAATGACATTATGAATTTCATACTCTGTCATGTTAGGCACCTCCTTAAGCTAAACGGGTCACTTCAACGTTGAGGTTACGAAGATTCAACGGAAGTGCAGGAGTAGTTGCAGGAGTTTCAGATACAGATGCGTTCTCTACAGATATCGTATAGCAACAACCTTTTGGAACATCGATGATCGCAAAACCATTTACATTCCAATAAGCTTCTGCTACTGTTGGCGTTGCTGTTGCAATACTTGTGGGAACAACTTCACCACCAATTGCTAAAGCAAGCTGGATTTCACCAGGAGTACTCCCTTCAGGAACGGCAATGTTACCATCAAAAGCAACACGATATCTTGCAAAATTTGCACAAGGATTATTCACAATACCACGAAGTGTTAAAATGCCACTTCCAGCCCTATGAATAACATATCCTTTATTACAGCCAATTGCAGTATTCAGAAGCGCAGACGCCCCTGGCTGAATAAGCTGAATGTCATTGTAAATATACTCAGCCATTGCTAAATCCTCCAATCAATATCGCTTAATGATAAGCGAACAAATATGATTTAATTAGGCAGCGCCACAACACCAATTCTGGGCACAGTTACATCCATTAGGATTCTGAACAATATAAGCAGGACGCGGAACCGGAGCAAGATACTGCTCCAATGCAGCAGTCTGAGCTTCATTATTAGCCAGAATCTGAGCTGTCTGAGCACCCTGAGACGCAGCAAGCTGAGCCATCTGAAGCTGCTGACGCAGATTAGCAATCTGTTCATTCTTAGCATCAATCTTATCCTGACACATCTGGTCAAGAATTTTCTGAGTAGAATCAGCAAGAGCCTGACGATTATTACAAGCTTCTGCAGCAATCGTGTACTTAAGATCCGCAGTAGCTGCTCTGTTTTCACAACAACAATTCTGCATACTAGACTGAAGAGCAAAATTCTGATTCATATCCGCCATCTGACGAGCCGCAGCGGCTGTTTCTGCATTCTGGAAACCAGCAGAAATAGAATTCTGAATACCAGATAAGCCATTCATAACGGCACTCTGATCAAAACCACGCTGTACTTCGGAACCAACACCATTGTTGCCGTTTCCGCCAAATCCGAAACCATTTCCCCAACCACCGAAGATTAATAGAATAATGATCCACCAGCTCCAACCTCCGCCGAAACCGCCATCACCATAACCATTCATAGCAGGCGCAACAGGCATATAAGTGCTAATTCCATTACCATTTTCCATAATGATCATCCCTCCAAAAGGAATTATGGAAACGTCTGCAAAATAAAAATCTGTGTCATAACCACATAGATTTTCATTAAGCAAAAATAAAATTTAAAAAAAAAAATCAGATCGGTTCTCAAAATTTCCTTCTTTCAACAAGTCCCGCGAAAACCTGTATCTTTAATCATTTCGGATTATTAGCGATGAAATTTGAGATCTGATCTGATTGCATCTTACGAGTTCTATCTTTTAATGATAGCGGAGATTAGATGCAACTCCAAATAATTTCCATTTTGATTAATTTTTACATACTTACAAAACGAGATGAGAAAGTTGCCCAAGGCGAAGTTGCTATATACGTATTATACAAAGATGAAGGAACATAAATACTACCAAAGACTCCATTTGTGGATCCAGTATAACCAGCTATAGGAGTCGAACTAAAAGCATTAGAGCCTGCAAGCGATACAATAGAAGAAGCCATTAAATATACTGATAATAAATGAAAACATTTATTAAACGCATTTAAACCAATAGCATTGCAACTTGGAAAGCTAACAATTGAAAGACTAGAGCAATTCAAGAATGCATAATTAGATATATCAATACATAATGGAATATTTACAGTTGTTAAATTATAACATGAATTAAACGCTGATGCATTAATATATTCACAAATTGGAAAATCAACACTAACAAGGTTGCTGCAATTATTAAATGCGCTAGCTCTAATTGTTTTTAATGACGGCAAATACAAATTTGTAAGCCCCTTACAATAACCAAAACCCATATTCTCAATAGTTTTACATGATGGTAAACTTACACTAGCTAGTTTCGAACAACTTGCAAATGCATATGTTCCAATTTGTGAACAAGAAGGCAAATATATAGAAATAAGATTATCACATCCAGCAAATCCACTAGGTGCAACATGTTTACAAACTGGAAAACTAATATCGAATAAACTCGTACAGCTTACAAACGCCGACATTCCAATTGATATGCATTTTGGAAAATTTGCGGATTGTAACTTTATACAATTTGCAAATGCATTTGTTCCTATGCTTTCGCATTCTGGGAAATAAATTGAAGTAAGTTCCTTGCAGTTCGAAAACGCATAAATATAAATACTTTTACAATTCGGAAAATTAATAGAGACTAAATTTTGGCAATCCATAAATGCTGAACTGTAAATTTCACTGCAATTTGAAAAATCAGCAACAGATAAATTAAAGCATTTTTCAAATGCATTACCATAAATAATACTACAATTCGGAATTGATACATCGGATAGCATTGTGCATCTATAAAAAGCTGAAGATCCAATTACCGAACAATCAGGGAGATTGATTGTTCTCATAGCCGTACAATATGCGAAAGCACCGCCTCTTAGACTATAAACATTACTAGCTTGAAAATCATACCCAGCGCCACTCTCTATAAATTGCGCAACAGTCAAACCAGAAGCACCGCCTCCGGTTTGAATGTTACCAATTGCTGTGATAAATCCATCTGGATACGAAAGTAAACTAGAAGTCCCACCTTTTGTACGGATGGCGTTTGCAATAGAAGTAAGTTCTGAAGTATTCGTTAAATATTCAGACATCAGAAACTCACCCCCGATGCGGCAGGAATTTCCGCAGCCGCCCAAGCGCCATTAACTACCCGAAGAACTTTACCATTGTCCGTAGAAGTTACAGAAGGAACGGCAGCAGGAATTTCAGATACCGACCATTCTCCATTAGCAACACGAAGAACTTTTCCATTATCCGTAGCAGTTACGGAAGGAACAGAAGAAAATTCAGAATAAGCGCTACCATTCCATCTGTAAGTTTTATTTGTTGAAGTATCTACATATATTTTTCCAGACTCACCAGTTTGTGGAAAATTATTTGTTCCAGAATATTCCTGAACATCATGTGATGCTACACCAGGGGCCAATATTAACCTGCTCATACGCTGTATCAGCCTCCTAACTATATTTTGTTTCCATTTTGATTTATTCGAGCAATTTCTCTACATGCTTTAACCAATTATCAATAGTGATTGCTTCCATTCGCATTCCTTCCATTACAGAACGACTACGAACCTGATTGCTAATCGCCATTTTGTCATTGATAGGCATATTTTCCCACATATCTTTATGCTTTTTAAAGTATTCTGCAAATCTTAATTCGGTGCTGTTCCTATATTCCTGATTTTCCTGATCAATCCATTCAGGTTTATTCATTGTATAATAGGCATCAAAGATCATGAAAACGGTATAGAACATCGCTTTATCCGAAATAGCTCTGGATAAGAACTCATCAACCAATGCGTCATTACTAGCAAGCATATTTCTATAAGTTTTCAAAATATACTTCGGATCATGACGACAAACGGACTCGTCACGCCATTTCCAAAGATAAAATGGAACAGGACAATACTTAACATTCTGACTAAGATTCTGGCATAAAATATTAAAGTAACTATCTTCATGAATTGTAAGATTATCATTAAATCTAATCTTTTTATCCAAAAGATATTTTCTGCTATGAATCTTGCCATGAACAAATGTGCTGTCCATTTCATGATTAATATAAACTACTTCTTTAGTCTCAGGATGCCGAGATTCTTCTACAAAATTTGATACTAAACTGTCAAACCCGATGTTCATTTCTCTAAATATGATCCATAATCCGCAAACACTATAAAACATATCATCAGCATCGCAGAACATAACATAATCTGCAGTAGCATGATCTAAACAAGCATTACGTGTTGCTGATACTCCACGATGAGGCTCTTTATAGTAATCAACTTTAAAAGGATAACTATTCAAAAAATCATCAGATAAGAAAATATCGGAGCCATCGTTACAAATAATGACTCCGAGTTCTTCCATTGGCACATTTTGCTGAATAGCAATACTGTCAAGTAACGGTTTAAGAACCTCATCAGTTTCATGATACTGAGGAATAAGAAATTGAAGTTTCATTAAATTTTGCTCCTTTTAATGAAAAATATAAATTACATACTAACAAAACGAGAAGAATAAATCGACCAATTTGTAGCTGTTATATATGTATCGTAAAGAGAGGACGGAACATAAATTGATCCATGTACCCCATTTGTATAATCCGTATAATTACTTATAGGAGTCTCGAAAAATGTGTTAGAATAATTTAATGATACTATAGATGATCCTGTCAAATATAATGAAAGAAGATTATGGCAGTCATAAAACGCATAACTTCCAATCTCTATGCAATTTGGAAAACTTGCTGTTGTAAGACTTGAGCACCGTTCAAATGCCGAATAACTTATAATTTTACAATTTGGAAAGCTTATATCAATAAGATTTGTACATCTAAGAAATCCTCGATTATCAATTATTGAACAATTTGAAAAATGCGCAGAAATAAGATTACTACACCGAGCAAATGCCAAAACTTTAATACTTAAACAATTTGGAAAATCAACAGTTGTAAGATTAGCACAGTCAGCAAAAGCACTGCTGCCAATTTCTGAACAGCTTGTTGAAAAGTCTATAGTTGTAAGATTATTACATCCAGCAAAAGCGCTATTTCCGATTACTGTGCAATTTGGAAAACTTGCTGTTGTAAGACCAGTGCAACCACTAAAAGCAGCGTTACCAATTTCTGTACAATTTGGAAATATAGCCTCTGAAATAGCAGAACAAAGATCAAATGCTCCATTTCCTATAATTTCACATTCTGGGAAATATATATTGCTAAGCGTTCTACAATTAAGAAATGCACTCGAACCAATTGCTGTACAACTCGGAAAACTTGCAGATAAAAGACCCTTACACTGTCCAAATCCCATTTCTCCAATAATTGAGCATTTTGGAAAACTAATAATAGAAAGATTAGAGCAATAAAAAAATGTATAACTATCAATCGATGTACAATTTGGAAAATTCGCAATTGCAAGACTATAACAAGACTGAAATGCTCCATAATATATTGTTTCACAATTTGGAAAGCTTGCAATACTAAAAGCCAGGCAGTAATAAAATGCATTACTTCCAATTGTTATACAATTTGGAAAATCTATAGTAGAAAGACTTTTACAATATGCAAAAGCGCCTTGACCAATAGTACTTATGCTTCCTGTAAAACTTGTTATTGTTTTACGATTTTCAATAAATACGTTAAGATCCCCATTTCCATCGCCCGCAGAAATATCCTCAATTGCACTGATAAATCCAGCAGGATAAGTAAGAGGACTCGAAGTACCACCTTTTACACGAATGGCATCAGCAATAGAAGTTAAATCTGATGTGTTCACTAAATATTTGCTCATCAGAAACTCACCATCCTTTTATACACTTACAATTCGAAGCGAAAATGCAGACCAACCACTAGCAACTATATAATCATTATAAAGCGATGAAGGAACATAAATGGTTCCTAAATTAGAATTAAATGGCGTTCCAGCAAATACAGTCCAACTAAAAAGATATGGAACAGATGAACCCATAAGATATAACGATGATAAAGATGAACACCAATGAAAAGCATACGATTCAATGCTTGCACAATTTGGAAAACTTGCCATTGTAATATTTGAGCAACTAGTAAATGCATAAGATTTTATTATTGAACATTCTGGAAAATCTGCAACTGTAATATTATAACATCCAGTAAATGCAGATATTCCAATGATTGAACATTCTGGAAAACTAATAATAGAAAGATCAGAGCAATACATAAATGCCATATCACTAATTATTGTACAACTTGCAAAATCGGCAGTTGTAAGACTATAGCAATTATAAAATGCATGGTCACTCATATATGAACATTTTGGGAAATTAACGGATAAAAGTTTAGAACAATTAGAAAATGCATAAGAACCTATTTTTTCACAATTTGAGAAATCTATGCTTATAAGATTGCTGCAACCAGTAAATGCATGACCACTAATTTCTATACAATTTGAAAAATTGGCAGTTGTAAGATTATAACAATAACCAAATGCTCCATAATATATTTTTTCACAATTTGGAAAACTTACAGAAGTAATATTACGGCAACGAGTAAATGCCGTACCGCTTATTTCAACACATTTCGGAAAATTTAATGTTGTAAGATTACTGCAATTAGAAAACGCCCCACCTTTAATATATAAACATTCTGGAAAATAAACAGATGTAAGTCCAGAGCAAAAATCAAATGCTGATACTCCAATTTCTGTACAATTCGGAAAGCTTATTGTTGCAAGGCCATAACAATCTGCAAACGCATTGCTTTCAATCGTTACACAATTAGGAAAATCTATAGCAGAAAGATTTTCACAATATGCAAAAGCACCTTGACCAATAGTACTTACACTTCTTGTAAAACTTGTTATTGTTCCGTGATTTTCAATAAAAGCATTAAGATCTTCGCTTGCACCGCCAACAGAAATATCCTCAATTGCACTTATAAACCCAGCAGGATAAGTAAGAGGACTCGAAGTGCCACCTTTTACACGAATGGCATCGGCAATGGAAGTAAGTTCTAATGTATTTGTTAAATATTTAGCCATCAGAAACTCACCCCAGATGCATCCGCAATAGTTTCGGCAGCCCAGGCTCCATTGACAACCATAAGAACCTTACCATTGTCGGTAGAACTAACAACCGGTAAACCAGGATCTACGAAATCTGCATCATACAAACGAACGGTAAGCGGTAAAGTCGCACTAGGAATTTCAGAAATGGTAAACTGAATTCCACCAGAAACTTTAGTAGCGCTAAAGTCTACTAAAGAAACATTTCTTATACCATTCCGATAATAAACATCAAAGAACGTATGTGTATTTATAGAACTATTACTCCATGTATACGCATAACCAGAACTAGCACTTGCCCAGTCAGTTGTCAAAATATCAACATCATGCTCGGAAATAGCAACTTCACTTGCTCCGGAACCAATTAGCACATATGTGCTCGTTCCGGAATTCCATCGATACGTATAATTTGTATCAGTAGCTAAATAAATCTTTCCCGATTCTCCAGTGGCAGGAAAGTTAGAAAGACTTGAATACTCCAGAACATCATCAACATAAGAGGGAAGTTGAGTAGAAGGTACTTTACCACTTGCATCAAGACTGGCAAGACCATTTGCTACACCTTTTTCACTTCCAATATCAGAAGCCGTTAATGCGCTCTGAATTTTAGTTTCTTCTGCTGATGTTATACCCCGAAGCTGGTATGTATTTCCATCTTTACTGAATGTTATGGTTTTAAAGCTATAGTCCGCCATAGCACCATACCCCTCCAATCAATGTAATATAATTCGCTACATTTATACCTCTCTTATAATTGATTTCCATTTTGATTTATTTCTCTAATTCTCTTTCAACTAAAGCACGCCATTTAGTCGGGACATCGTCAATTGTAATTTTTCCAGCACGAATACGTTTTACATAAAAGTTAACCATCGTTTGTTTCCTCCATTTCGATAGAAACAATACCAACCTCATGCTCAAGCGCTTTGATGCGAATATCAAATTGATCGAGAATTCCATTATCTTCACGAAGCCGGTTCATAAAATCAACAAGATCACTTGCTGTACTAAACCATGTACTAATTGTTTCCTGATGCGACTGAAGCTGCTCAAATAAAGCCTCAATATCAATTTCAGAAAAATCTGAAACAAAAGCCGCAAGTTCTTCGATAGCGCCATCCGTGTCTTCAATAGTTGCACGAATTTCTGTTTCTGCATTAGCCGAAATTTGAGTAATATCAAAATTAACAGAAACTGTGCGAGGATCATTTCCAGATACTGTTATGCTACTTATTCCTTTATTAAAGTACTTTGCAATTTCCTGTTCGCCATCATATATAGTAATTGTTGCTTCTTCACCAGGAATAAAAGCAGATTCGATTTCTGAAAAAGTCATATCCGTTTCAAATGACATGACCCCATTATCCCACTGAATATTTTCATATGGGACATTATTAACAATTGCTTTCATTTTGATTTACTCCTTTGCTATCTATTTGATGTTGCTGTTTGCCAGATAGCACTTCCTGATTTATTATACAAAACAAGGTTTCCATCATTTTGTAAGTAAAGTTGATAACCCCTTGTTCCATTGGCATGCGTTTCTAAAGCCACTCCATTTGTAGCTTTTATTGTTGTTGATCCTGTTGATAAAATCGGTACATAATTTGCAAACTTACCATTAAGTACATTACCTTGATATGCACTTAAGCAATCTGATGTACTTGTACTTGTAAGATTATTTTGTACCGGTCGCCATGTATTTGTATTCGGATTGGCAGGCATTGTTACATGGATATCCGTTCCGCAAGCAGTAGCAATTGTAGATTTTGTACCCCACGCAAGAGTTACGTTTTTATCACTACAAGAATAAGTAGTATTTGAGTCAGCTCTCCAAGCAGGAGCACCACTAGAATCTGTTTTCCATACTTTAGAAGCCTGACCAGAACCAGAAGCAACATAACCTTCAGATGAAGAACTATTTGCTTTCCAAGTATTTGTATTCGGATTGGCAGGCATTGTTACATGGATATCCGTTCCGCAAGCAGTAGCAATTGTAGATTTTGTACCCCACGCAAGAGTCGGATTTGCATCTGTACAAGAATAAGTTGTGTTGTTATCTCTTTGAGTAAAAGAGAAAGTTGTTCCATCACAACGAGTCGCTGTAAATGTAACGCCACTTCTGGAAATGGTTTTAATTGCCTCAGAAGCTTTAGCACCGCCTAATCCAGCAAGGCTATAAGTTGTGTTATTATCCTGCTGAGTAAATGTAAAAGTGCTTCCATCGCAACGAGTAGCAGTAAATGTGGTTCCACTTCTTGTTATTGTTTTGACAGCTTCAGAAGCTTTAGCGCCACCTAATCCAGCAAGACTATAAGTTGTATTATTATCCTGCTGAGTAAATGTAAATGTATTACCATCACAACGAGTAGCAGTAAATGTAGTTCCGCTTCTTGTAATAGTTTTAATTGCTTCGGAAGCTTTAGCGCCGCCTAATCCAGAAAGGCTATAAGTTGTGTTACTATCTTGCTGATCAAATTCGAACGTTGTTCCATCAGCTCTTGTGGCAGTAAAATTTGTGCCATCTCTCGTTATATTTGAAATGGCCGCGCTCTTATCTGCTTTACCTGCAATATCCGTTTCATGTTCGGAAATAGCTCCAGAAAGAGTTTGCGCAGTTGTCGGAAGAACTCTAGAACCTGTAAAACTATTTACTTCATCAAGTTCTAATCTGGCAACACCATGTAAACGGAAACATGTTCCTGTAAAAGTCACAAATCTTGTTTCGTCTTCATCCCAGGCACCAGACTCAATATTATAAGAATCCCGATCTGTAAAAAATGGATAAGAACCAAGACTATTAATGTTTAATGTAAGCCCAACAGGATTCTGATCACCATCACCAGAATATAATTGCGCATCAAGAAAATGAATCACATAAATATCGCCAGCTACCAATGAAGTTAACCCTGTAATTACCGCTGTTTTATCTCGTACTTCACTTTCTGATGTATTAAAATCACCAGTTCCACTTGACCCATACCAAAGAGAACGACTGACTCGATCAAGTTTTGCTTTATCAGTCGAAGTCATTGGCGCTAATATCAATTTGCTCATGCTTTGTCAATCTCCTAATTTTTCTTAGGAAACTGAACAAGATATCCAATTTCCATTTTGATAGTAATAAGGTTTTATTTCAATAAATTGGCCATTAGTATAACGATAGGGAATGCATTCAACAAATTGGCCATTTATATAAACATTTAAAGTTCGATGAAGGGAAATTACAATTGTAGCAGTTGGCCCATCTTTACTTAAACCACCAGCTTTAGCAACTATCATATAAGTATGAGAACCTTCAGTGACATCTTCTACAGTGGCAATATTATTTGTAAATGTTGCCACTTGAGTAGAACCTTCATATAAATAATAAGTTACTAATTCGCCTCTAGTATGAGTAGCAGAACCATTGTTAACTGCATTCACAATATTTTCTTGAGAACTTAATACGAGTGAGGAATTGCCTGCCCAGTTAATAGCTGGCTCAACAACGGTAATAGATGCTGAAACACCATCTTTTGTAAGCCCGCCTGCTAAAGCAACCGTTTTATAAGTATGAGAGCCTGCGGTAGGGGTAAGTGTTAAAACATTTCCACTAAAAGTCCCTAATTCAGAAGTTCCCTCATATAATTTATAAGTAACGGTTTCACCTCTACTATGTGTTGCGGTACCACCTTTAGTAACTGTAATTTGCCTTGAAGTAGTAGCTTGAGTAACCGTTAATGTCGCATTAGACCATGTAATATCCGGTTCAATAACAGAAATAGTTGCTGAAGTACCGTCTTTGGTAAGCCCACCAGCTTCTGCTACTGTTTTATAAGTATGAGAACCTGCTGTAGGAGTAAATGTTAAAATATTATTACTTCCAAATATTCCTATAGCTGTAGTTCCCTCATATAATTTATAAGTAACAGTTATACCTCTACTATGAGTTGCTGTACCACCTTTAGTGGCCGTAATTTGTCTTGAAGTTGTCGCTTGCGAAAGGGTCAATGATGCATTAGACCATGTAATAGCTGGTTCAACAACGGTGATAGTTGCTGATTTACCATCTTTTGTAAGTCCTCCGGCTTCAGCTACTACCTTATATGTATGTGAACCAGCTGAAGGCGTAAATGTACAAGTATTTCCACTAAAAGTCCCTACAATAGCGGTTCCTTCAAATAATCTATAAGTAACTGTTGCACCTAGATTATGCGTTGCTGTGCCACCTTTAGTAGCTACAACTTGTCTTGATGTTGTGGCCTGAGAAAGCGTTAATGAAGCATTAGACCAGGTAATAGCAGGTTCAACAACATTAATAGTTGCGGATTTACCATCTTTGTTAACATTATCTCCCGTAATGGCTACTACTTTATAAGTATGAGAACCTACGGTAGGAGTAAATGTTACTGTGTTATTACTATCAAAAGTTCCTATAACACTGGTTCCTTCAAATAATCTATATGCTTTTATATCTGCTAATAAATTATGAGAAGCTGTACCACCCATTGTAGCTGTAACTTGCTTTGATGTTACCGATTGAGTAAGTGATAAAGTTGAATTAGACCATGTAATAGTTGGTGTTATTGTTTTTTGAACTCCGGAAATATACTCATATCCATCTGGCCCATAAAATTCAGCATATAAAGCAATTTTTAGAGGTTCTCCAAAAGTATCCGGAGTATAACTATAATCGGTAATTGTTTTTGATGTAAAGGAAACAGAATTAGTTCCAGTTGCTATTATACTGCCACCTGCATAAAATGGACGAGTCTGACTGCTATCAGGATCTGTATTAACCTTTCCAACTCTAACAATAATTTCTTCATCGCTATAATCCGTTCCAGCAGTCTGCCTTACCGTTCCACTAACTGTTACTTTTAAATTTTTATAATATCCTATGTTAGACCAAATTCCGGTATTTGGAGTTGGAATAGTTATACTTACATTAGACCATGATAAATGTGCCATCTATTACACCTTCTTTTTTAACCAAATCATTCCTTCGGAAGGACTGGAAGGTGCCGTACTTTCAGAGTACACTATTTTGATTCCATCCAACTTAGTTTTATCTGCAGAACTCATAAGCCCATCTGTAGATTGCGTAGCATTTCCAGGATTCGGTTGCGCTCCTGCTGTTATACCATCTAACTTAGTTTTATCTTCTGAACTCATAAGCCCATCTGTAGACTGTGTGACAGTTCCAGGATTTGGCTCAGCACCTGCAGTCACACCATCCAATTTCGTTTTATCTTGTGAAGACATTAAGCCATCCGCAGACTGTGTGGCATTACTATATGAACATATTTCTGTATAAGTACTACCACTCCACCGATAACTTTTATTTGTCGTAGTGTCGACATAAATTTTTCCGGATTCTCCGGTTTGCGGAAAATTAGTTGTCCCCGAATATTCTTCGACATCATCAACATAACTCGGAAGTTGCGAAGAAGGTACTTTGCCACTTGCATCTAATTCCGCAACACCACTATTTGCTCCCTTTTCTGCAGAACTAATATAACTCGGTAACTGTGAATCCGGAACTTTACCAGCCGAATTTAATTCTGCCAAACCATTATTTGCTCCCTTTAAAGAAACATCAAGTTTACCACTAATATCCTGATGCTCCGTTAATGCGTTCTGGATTTTTAAAGCTTGCTCCTCTGTTAAACCCCTTATTGTATAAGTATTTCCACTTTTAGAAAATGTTATAACCCCAGGAATATAATTGGCCATATATAATCACCTCGATCTTAATAAACTCCTAATCAAAGAGAAAACCCGATCGAAGGAAAGGAGCAAAACTTCGACCGGGCGGTCTCACTTCAAATGCCTGTAAGACGAGGCTAGCTATTAAACAAGATTTGTTAATGCTTTCCAGGTTTGCGGACCAACAATACCGTCAACTGTCAATCCATGTCTTCTCTGAAAAGCTTTCACTGCACTCTGAGTCCCTGGTCCAAATATTCCATCGATCTCTAAATTGGAACCATCTTTCGCTAAAAGACGCTGGCATTGTGTTACAACTTCTCCGCGATCTCCTCTACGAATTGTCGGATATACTGGTTTCTTTGTCGATGTGGATGAGGTCGTTGTCTTAGGAACCTGAACAACTGTCTCAACTGGCTTATTATCAATTTTTCCAACGCCAGGAATAAAGTCAAAACTCATTCCTTTAGCAAGACCCCAATAAGTCCACTTCTTAAGAGAAAGTTTGCTCTTAACCACCCCGGATTTAGTTCCCTGAGCTTCAACAACCCAAGTATCATCAACAACAATTCCAATATGTCCATGAGATTTAGCAGTGCCAGTATATACCCAAGCACCAACAGGAAGCTTCATTCCCTTATCGAACTTGCCTTTATACTGACAATCATAATTCCAACTACTATTACTACCATGATGGAAACTTAAACCAAGTTTTACACCACAATATTTTGTTAACCCACTGCAATCCCAAACTAGATGCCCAATCCATTTAGAACCAACTTTAGCACCAAGTTCAAGATCTGAATATTTGGATGGATTACTATTATACTTTTTCTCAAGTGCTGCTTGATCAGCCGCAGTCCAAAGTTTATTCATTGTCCCCCAAATATAACCCGCAGCAGGCTTGATATCAAGGACTTTAAGAGCCTCTGCTGCATATTGCTTACCTGTTACCATATCCTGCCGCCTCCTTGCTGAAATGGATTACTCTGTTGAGCTATCTGCTGAACTTGCTGATTACTAAGTCCAAGCTTCTGCTGAATATATGGTCCAACTCGATTCGGATCATTTAAAATATCATCTGGAATATCTGGAAAGCGCTGCTTAACAAAAGCCATCGGATTAATCAACGCTTGCAACATATTTTGCATTCTATTCTGCTGATTTACCTGCGGCATCTGCTGCATCTGCTGCATCGGAGGAGAACCAGTGATTCTGTCATACCAACCCATTACCGATTGCCCCTTCCATTTGAAGAACTGTTTCCATTTTGATTTCCAGAAGTATGATTCTGATTACTCATAGCCTGAGCAGTAAACATAGATCTAAGATCTGCTTTTAAAGATTCTAAATCTTCTTTTGTTACATACTTTGACATATCCGGAAACTCGATTGATTGCGCTCCAGATACATTCTGATGTTCTTCAGAACCACTTACATTCGAAGGTAAATTCTGAGCTTCATCTTCGAATATAACTTTAGCTTTTCTGATAGGATTCATTCTGCCATAGCCATCAGTCGACTTGAAATAAACATGAATACCATCAAAATCCCATAACGGAATAACTGTATTTGGAGGTAATGCAGATTGGGGCTGCCATGCCTTCGCGCCAATTTCGCCATCAACTTGAATCATAAATTGCTGATTATTAACTGGCAACGCGAAAGACTGCTGAGGATAAGAATTTATCGGTTGCCAGCTTGGAACATTATAATAATTTGGATAATAATTATACGCAGGCATAAAAAACAGCCCCTTTCGTTTATTGCCTTATTCTCCAGAAAAACGTACAAATTTCATTTCCAGAATCCCAGCTGTCATAGTAATTTCCATTAATCACAGCAACGGCATGATATCCGGTCCCAATAATATACGTTCCGTCTGGATATATTTTTGTAAATTCGTTAATCGTTGTGCATCTTGGGCAAATATGTGGCAAAATAAACGGCTCAAAACCAAGCATAAAAAGATAGTGTCCCCAAACATTGTCGTCTGAGGACACGCTATAATCTTTATTAGCTACCTCATGGAGTTCGTTTGAAACCTCAAGCCATGACTTATTTAATGCAATACATATTGCCCGAATAACACAATCGGGTACCTGTTTCTTTTCAGGATTCGGATTCGCATAAATCCACATCCGCATCCACCGCTTCCGGATCCTTTAAGAAAGAATTGTTTTCCCGGCACTTGTCATATACTTTCATGATAAATGCGAAATCTTCCTTATAGACCGCATTTTTAACTCTATGCTTCTTAACTAATGCCTCATATTGGGCATTTTCTCGAATAATATTGTCAAATTCTTTTTTGGTATGCTTACGTTTGTTCAAACACGAGTTTGCAAAATCCAAAACATGTGCTCTAATTTGTCGAATCGTCTGCATATCATTTGACTTCTTAATCGCAGCAAGTTCTTTTTTCATGATTTCGCAATTCGTATTTGTACCATTCTTTATCTCGCAAATACTATTATTTGTCCGCACTTCAAAAGCATCTAAGTCCGTACGAAGATCTGTAATTTTAGAATTATAATCTTCCATCAATTCTTTAACTTTATCAGATCTATCTTGCTTTATTTTTCGGAATTCATTAGTTGTATCAATCTTTAAATTTGCAACGTCATTTCTGACATCCTTCGTCAATTTACCACCAATCCAACCAATGAACTTTCCAAGCGGATCAATTTCGATTTTTGAAATTTTAAATAAACCAGACAAGATTGCCAGGAATATTAGCACCGAAAGACTTACGTGGCTTGCTACGAATTGTCCAACGGCCTTTGTAATCTCTGACATGCATTACTCATCCTTATCTGTTTCGTCGTTCCACGGCTCTTCATAATTCAGAGCACGATTGCTATCTCCAAATCCAGCTGTCGTCGGGTCAACTACAACACCAAACAGACCAAGGAATGTTAAAAACTGTCCAACAATATCCATAACAAGATTCTGAGTAACTGAAGGAACAATATCAAACAGCTTTAAAACATTAAATATAAAACCAACAAGTAAACTAATAAACGAGGTTAACCAAACTTTGTTCTTAAAACGAACCTTCCAGTTAATTTTAGTCATAGGAAATCAACCTCCTGTTTCCATTTTGATTGTTAATAGAATGAAATTTCCAATGTATTATTCTCTGAATTGTAATCAAAGAATGTTCCAGCATCACCAGTTTCACCCTTCATTGGTTCAGTCGTATACGTTGTACCATCAGTGAAATGTATGATCAAACGATAGTTCTCAGTATTCTGCTCAACATAATCTATGCCCTTACCAGTTTCTCCTGTAGCTCCCTGAGGTCCACGAACAGATTCTGATGTTGTATATGAAGTATTATCTGAGAAATTAATAGTTATTGTGTAATCGGGATTCAAAACAACCGATGCAATGCTAACTCCAGTATCACCTTTAGCACCACGAATAGAAGAACTAGTATAAGAAGTTCCATCTGTAAAATTCAGGGTTAAGGTATAATCCGCATTTAAAACAGCAGAAGAAATACCATTGCCAGTTAAACCGGTGGGACCCTGAATACCCTGAGCACCTGATAAATCAGTAACAAAACTATAACCATTGGTCGTTTTGACATACATTTCCGCATTATGCGGATCATTAACATTAGATGCAATGATAACAAATTGCCCAGTTTCAACATCTGTGCCAGAATACGAATTCATTTCCTCAACAGAATTAAACGTTCTTCTGATCACAAACGGATCACCGGGTCTTAAACCAAATATAATGTGCTTATGTCCATTAACCTCAGAAATGGTTGCGGTAGGGGTAGAAAATGGAGGAAGATCCTGAGCTTCTACCGTCATCCCATTAATTTTGGCTTCTCGATTTAATTCAGCATCTACACGATCGCTTTCATTTTGAACACGTTCTTGTTCATTTTGAACACGTTGTTCTTCAGCTTGATAACGCTCGTCTTCATTTGAAACACGCTGTTCCTCTGCTCCAGATCGACCTTCTTCTGCTGAAATACGATCTAATTCATTTTGAACACGTTCGCTTTCATTTAAAACACGCTGTCCTTCAGCACTTACTCTACTTCTCTCTGCTGCTACACGAGCTGCTTCATTCTCATCTACAATTAATTGCTTCTGATCAAGCAACTCAATGTATTCAAGTAATTCCTGAACATCCGGAATATGATGATAAACATCAATAATCGAATTTGTCTCGGTTATCTTAACATAACAATTAAGAGTTGCAACAACGATTTTTGTTCCCCATGTAACTACATTCGTAGATGTCGACTGAACTTCTGCACCAGGAGGCGGCTCTTCATTATCACCTAAAGTTACCCAGTTCTTAATCTCGACAGTTTCAACTTCAACACCAACTGGAGGCTCGATTCCATCTTCTAAAATAACAGTTACATAATTGACAGTTTCTTCAATTTCTGCACCAGCGGGAGCTTCTTCTCCATCTTCAAGTTTAACCCATTCAGATGATTGTGTTTCTTCAACAACTGCTCCATCAGGAACTTCTTCACCATCTTCTAAAATAACCCATTCTCCGGTTTCACTATTGTAATACCGCCTGTCAATAATAATATTAAGATACTTTCTTGTGGTTTCAATTTTCTGATATTTTCTTACTGTGGTAACAACAGCATACTGCCTTGTAACAACAGTTTTTGATTCAGGATCTCTAAATATACGAATAGCAATCGACAGATTACCGGAAACCTGATATGCAGCTTCCGGAATAACTACCTGAATAGAATGATATTCATCGCCATCCTCCTGAATAACATTACCATCGACTTCGAGAGTAAAGCCATCAGATCTAATGAAATACCCAACAATTTTAGTATCTTGTGCAATATCTATTCTATCTATCCCGTCATACAGTTCAACTAAAATCTGGTTAGCGGCATTATCACCCGTCATCATAATACCATCAATCATCTGGGTAGTCTGCAAAACGCCATCCAAATTCGTTTGAACTTTAGTTGTAAATATCTGTTGCATGCGTTTTACTCACCGCCTTCGGAACTTCCAAAAATATTCTCCTCTTCCTTATCGATTTTAGGACCTGTTAATCTAACAGCATAGTTATCTTCAGTAATATCAAGTGTTTTGAATTCGTCAAAGCCGGTATAAGTAATCCGCTTTGCAACAGAGTCTGTTCCGAATTCAAATATAATCATGTTGTACTTATCGATATCGGAGAAGTACTGAAATACACTGAGGAGAGGAATATCCTTATTGATATAGCACCAGAGTGTCTTTTCATAGTAACCGCATTCGCAGTTGTTCAGAACCGTTCCGTCCGCCAAAATAAGTCTCTTATAAAATTCATTCTCCTCAGGCATTTCAGTAAATCTCCTTTCAAAAATATAAACTTTAGATTACTTAAATAAATTTGATAAACTTAGAAAGATTCCCAATATCTTCTCCGGAAATCTTGATAGAATCTGCTTCGAGCTGATCAAAAGATAACTCGAAAGGCTCAAACTTAATTTCATTTTCCAGTTCAGCTAATTCTTTCAGCTTGTCATCAATCTGATCTGAATCCCGTTTAGCTTTTTCACGCTGTTCAGGATCGTTGGTCAACTTAATTCCACCAAGCTGAGGATCGAAATCTGGATATTCAGAAAATATCTTGTTTTCTTCCTGAATCTGGAACTGGAAAATAGGCTGAAGTTCGGTATAAAGATCGTAAATATTCTTTGCAATTTTTCCGGATGAAAACTTTTGCTTATTAAGATTTAAAACTGTCTTATAAGCTTTAATTGCTTCACTCTGACTAATTTTCATTTTGATTTGCTCCTTTTTATTTAATTATAAAATTATGCAACTACTTGGAAATAAATACTTTGGCGAGTATTTCCACATTTTACAACTACTTCCATATAATAACCTAAAGTAATACTTCCTTTAGAAATTGTTCCTCCAGATTTACCTCCAGATGAATATGCGGCTCCAGCAGTATATAATTTTGTATCAACACTTATGGAATGTGACGTTGATTCACCACTTCCACCACCACCGCCTTCGATTATATCTGCGTATTCGTTGTAACACTCTTCGTAACCATATTCTCTACCAGCTTGCCAACGATCTGCAGGAACACCCCAAACGCCAAGCTCCGTACCAGCCCATGTTAAAGCAATATTAAGTCCAGAAGTAAATGAGCCTTGATTTGGAGTACTATCTGTATAAACAAGCCATGGCGTATAAACTCTTTGGGTAAGCGATGATATAACTGAACCATTATTTTTAACAGTAACGTCTCTATATGAACTAGCCCATAATCTTCCATTAGAACCAGTGGTTACGACATTTCCTATAGATGTCGTTAATTTTGATAATGCATTACTAGAGCCATCTTCATAACCTGCAGTCCATTGATTATGAGCTTTTCTAGCCACGGTTACAGCTGTTCCATTAACACTTGTTTTAATATCTATTGTGTTCTTATCATATTCGGATAAATAATATGAACGTTGTAATGGCTCAGAAGTACCAACTGTTGCAGATGGATATTTAATCGCAATCGAAGTATTTGATGTATTTTCCGTTGTAGGTAAATTTACTTTACTAGTTGCTACGGTCCATCCACCAGAATATCTTCCATGCGTAAATCTAGCAACTGTAACCCAAGTGGAACCAGTAGTATTAATTTGAAGATCAACTTTATCTATATTATCGCTTCCAGACGTGTTGACCATTTTATAATTCCATACTGATTGGGTATCATAATCTTGAGCTGGATTTTTAACAGTATAAGAATTTGAAGTCGCAGTAGCTCTTGGAACTGAAGTTTTACCATAAGCTTTTGCCCAACCAGTTTCCTTACCTGATGTTTCTCCAGCAGTCCATTGATTATGAGCTTTTCTAGCCACGGTTACAGCTGTTCCATTGACACTTGTTTTAATATCCATTGTGTTCTTATCATATTCGGATAAATAATATGATACTTGAGAAGGTGTTGTGCCTCCAACAGTCGCAGATGGATATTTGATTGCAATCGAAGTATTTGATGTATTTGCAGTTTGCGGTAAATTATCAGTAACTATTTTACGAGCAGCATTCCATGCACTTGTATATTTATTATGTGGGAAACGAGCAACAGTAATTGACGATGTGCCTACTGGTGTTCTTAAATCGACATTATCATTATCGTAATTCATCATCGTATAAGCACGGGATAAATCATTACCTTCACCAGTAGCCATTGGAGTTGCTGAAGGATATATAATTGAAATACCAGTGCGACTAGTATTCGTTGTTGTTGGAAAATTATTTACAACAACATTTCTTGCAGCATTCCAACCTTCAGATTTACCTGTACCTTCACCAGAACTGTATGCGGTAGTGTAAAAAGCTTCAATATCTTTTCTGCCAACTAACGTATTACCAAGCATTAAATTTACACAATGCTTCCTATTATCTGAACCAGACGTGGTATAGTAATATGTCGTTGGATCACTAATCGTAAAATCAGCAGCTTTTAATTGAGTATTTTCTGAATTTACAGCCTTAATGGTTACTGTCGATCTTGTATTACTCCCAGGAATATCATTTAAAGTATCCGCTGTAATTGCAGAAATCAAGCTTGACACTAATATTGTATGATATAATTTACATTCCGCTTCTCCAGTATCGACAACGATACCACCAGTTGTTGGAGGAGTATATGTGTCAAAATATATCGTATATTGAGCTCCAGACCAAGCAGTATTTTTAAGTTGAAAACTTTTGACCCATGTTTGATTTTGCGGTGTTGCTGTAACGGTTAACGTTTTGCCACTCCAGCTACCGCTAAACGCTGAAATGGCTCGGCTAAAAGTTTGTGGAGTATACTGCGATGTTTTGGTGATTTCAGAACCGGTCATATCATAAAGTTTTAATGTATAAATATTATCTGACAATGTAATTTTAGCAGACCATACGGCGGAACTCATTGCCACATTTAATATTTCCATTCCAGTTGCCGTTTCACGATGCAAATAAATATCGCCATTATTGCAGCGTATATTTTTACCAGACACATCACCAGTTGACTTTAAACTTTGAACTGTTACTATATCCAGATGCGCTATATGCGAAGATAAATTTTGAGTAGTAATGTAATCAGATTCAATTGTTTGTAAACGTGCTTTGACACCATTAATATCTACTGTATAAATAGATTCTGCAACAAGTGCATTTCTTTTATAATGCCCACCAGATGTTTCTATTATCACACCAGCAGCTTTTAAAGCTTCAAGAACTGTAAAATCTGTGTCAACATCGCCAATAACTGTTCTATCAGAATTAATATATGTTACCCTAGTTCCATCTGGATTTTGTACAGTTTGCACTCCACCTTGTAAAGCTAAATTGTTCGTATCCCAAAAACCATCGCCAGTTAAAAGCACGTGCGTTCCAGCAGCAACGTCAGCCATTGTTGCATCTTTATCCCAAACATAACAATGCAAAGTTTCATCATATTTGGCAATATAACTTGCTTGACCAACCGAGCCAACTCGAATCGCCTTTTTTGCTCTAGGATCTTCAGAATCTTCTACAATAAATTCTATGGAATTCAGAAATGTTCCATTAAAATTTTGTGCAACATTAGTAGCCCATTTGGTTCTTCTACTACCAATCTGAACAACATCACCATCAACGCTAGCGACTACTATTTCACCATTAGCCCATTTTTCAATTTCTTGACCAAATTTGTAAATATGAATTTCGCCATCTTCGCCAGCATATCCTTCTTTTATCATTGAGCCACGAAAATCTTTACTTTCGTCTGTATACCATTTAAGTTCTCGAATAGATGTTTCTACAACGTTACCTTCTTTATCAACTTCCCAATAACGCCAATTACCATCTTCGTCAAGAACTGAAGCAACACTACGACCGTTTTTTGTATTAACAATATGAAAACCTGCAGGAAGATCGCCTTTATAGTCTGGCTTAAACATTTCTTTAGTTACAAGTTTTCCACCTTCACCAGCAACGACAGTTGTTTGAACGCCATTTTCATCAGTATATGTTAAATTAGGCATTGTAACGCCACTCATATTTGACAAATCATAACCATATTCCTCTTGAACATACTGAATAATATTGCAATTTACAATTAATTCGTGTGTTAAAATACCATGTAAAGTAATTAGCTCTCGATTCCAAGAATGATATTCTCTACTTCTGCGATACTCTTTTTCAGCATATTGTTTAGCTTGTTTTTTAGTAGCATCAGGATAACCAGCCATGCTTTGATCAATCTGAAAAAGAATTTGATCTAATTCATGCTGATCAAAATCTTTTCCTTCTCCATTTGGTGTAAATTTCCATAAGGTGAACTGACCAACACCAATAGAATATTCTACATCATAAAAATAATTACGATGGTAATTTGTTCCAGTATATGGACCTTTTTCGTAACTCACGTAATTAGATTGCCATGGAAAACGATCTGAAGATGCACTTGGATTATAAACATCAGAATCTATAGTTCTACCATCAGCTTTATGTTTATAGCATATTTTATGATGAGCAAGCCAATCTGTTACTTTATCAAGCCATTCTACAGTTTTTGTAGACCCGCCTCCACTTGATTCTACTTTCGGACTAGAAGAAGCTGTTTGAGCTTTCTTTCCTTGCTTAGTAACACCATATGATTTTGTAAGGATGTTCGCAGGAATACCAAATGTATACTGATTATTTTCTGGGTTATAAAGATCATAACTTATACTGAGACAAGTTCGAACTAGTTCTTTTTTTTCAATTTTACCGTTTTCTTTAATAACAGGGTAAATAATTCGAACTCTATCTCCAACAGATATTTTTGATACTTTTTTATCACCAATTTGGTGCATGTCAACGGCTTTTATTGTAAATTTAGTAACTTCGCCTTGATAATTATTCTTAATCCATTCTTGGCATTTGTTGTAAAGTTCCTGTGCGGTTTCTGCATCATCGAAAACAACAGTTTTAACAATCCGACCATATTTCTTTATGGCATTGGCATAATCGTCATGCGTATGATAACCAGAATTTAATTCCCATGCACTATAACGACCACCATTTTCTTTACAAATACTCGGTACTGTCATTTCTCTACCATCTATATAAAAATGCTTAGGACCAGTGGATTTTTTAGTTCCATCAGCACTTTCATAAGATGTTGTCTTCGAATTTCCAATCGGAATAACTACGGTAAAAATATTATCAATTTCCGTAGATGTACTAATATCAATAACATTTTTTCCAACTTCTATTGTTTGTGTATTTTCACTCTTGTTAAAATAATGGTTCATCCAATCCAGATAATGACCATCATCAACATAAGTATTATTCGCACCTTTATGGCCATTACAATGTACTCTTAAATATCCACCATAATGGCTTCGAAGATCTTCTACGGCAGCTTTTGTATCTGTCCAATTATCTTCTCCAAATTTACGCTCAGCATTATCAATTCTCTGATCAAAAGAAATATTAGAAGAATAATCTCCAGGTACTTCACCTAAAGAAATAGTACGTTTAGAATCCGCAACCATAGAATTATGATTATTGATAAGTCTTGAAAGATACGAATACACACTTATTTTAGTTCTAGACTCCTCTTTTATGCCCTCAATAGAAGTATCATTAAGAAATGCCAAAGGACCTTCTAAGCGAAGTTTACGTGTTCCATAAAAGCCGTTTTCAATCGAAAGAACGCGCCCATAAAATATAGTTTCACCATCATAAACAACACGCATAAACGTTTTCATTTGATGGAAGGAATCATAAAATTTAGTTCCGCCTTCTATATCAAAATTAAACGATTCTGCGCTACCCATTTCTGCTTTAACAATAGGAGAAATAAGTTTTAAATCTCCAGGCTTTTCAGCAGGAATGGTTTGAACAAGCGTTTCTGTGGAAACCAGTTTTCCGTTTGCATCGTTATAATCTTTAATATAAATGTCAAACATTATAAACCGGCCTCCTTACCATCTCTATAACGTTTATATGGTTCTAATTGATATTCAATTACTACTCTTGAAAACTGTGCATCGGCTCGCCATTCTTTAAAAAATACTCGACCATAATAATAATATTCAGGATCGTCTTCTAAAGTGACTTTCATTTTACGTCCATTTAAAAAATCTGCTATAACATCTTTTCTTGCAACCCAATTGCCCAAAGATTCTGCAGCCTTATGAGGAAATGTTGACTTATCATTTGGCTTTTTTGGATTGTTCTTTTTACCATAATCTAAATAATTACCAACATTATTAACAACGATAAATTCTAAAGAACCTTTGCGATCAGAATAAGTTGGTTCTCCAACCAAATAATCCGTAAGATCTAACGATCCATTTCTTCCAGGAATCTCCACATATTTATAAATTGGAGTAGGCTGAACAATAACTGGGCGAGAAGAAGGAATGAGATACCAGTCTGTCCACGTGTTCCTTGTAACTTTACCGTCATTAAATATTACTGAATGATATAAAGCAGCTTGAGAAATTTGTGAAGCCATACTGGTATCTCCTCCTTTTCTTTAAGTTATCAAACGCGCAGCATAGAACCCTTCTGTTCCAAGCCACCGATCCATTGTCGGTCCAATAACTTTTGTAAATTCTTCGCCATTAATAATAAATTGCATATTCGATAAAGAAGTATTAAACTGATCAGCAGTTTCTTTAAGCTGACTAATATAAAGAGCAATCGTATTAAGATAATCAAGTTTATTAGAAATATCATCAAGTTTAGGAAGATCCAAATTATTATTAAACGTTAATTCGGGATTAACAAGCATACCAGTTTCATCCATTGTAAAGCCAAGCATCTGATGCATTTTTGCAATCTGATCTTTAAAATTCTGATCTTCTAAATTTAATACAGGTGTAATCATTGGCGCCGTAAAATCAGTATTAACATCTTCCCACTTAAACGATGCAAGTTCATTAAGTGATTCGGACAATGCAGTCATGGAATTATTATCATCAAATGATAAAATACCAAGGGCATTTCTAAATTGCTCAGCAAAAGTGTAAAAGTCATCGGATAAAATAGAAGACCAAGAATATTCTTTTAAACAATCAAACGCATCAATAATAGCAAATATCGGTTGTGTATCACGACCAGTTGCTGGATCTGCAATACCTAAATTCATACTAAAATTCTTTGCAAAACTATAAAAGTCATCTGTTAAAATATCAGACCAAGGATATTCTTTCAACTTATCTAAAGCAGAAATAATAGGAGCTACTATATCAAAATCCCCATTAGAAGCTAATGACATAATATTTTCTAAAGCTGTTTGATATATAAATTTTCCAGAAGAATCCGAACCAGAAAATGAATTTATAACCTCTGATAATTTCCATAAAATATCAACTGTATCATAAATATCACTATCTTTTGTTATTACAGATCCTATTGAATTTATTCTACCAATAAAACCACTTTTTCCATCTTTTCCAATAAGTGCATCTGCTAAATAATCAAACTTTTCTGGAGCCGATTCAAAATATGTCAATGCTCCTAAAATAGAATCTTTTAATGTTTCTAAAAATGTACCGATCGTAGTCGCATACTCTAAATTTATAATATCTCCACTTTCAGTAATTTTAACATTTTGCAAAAATTCATTTATTTGAGTTCCTAATTTTGGAAGTACAGATCCTACCGATTCTATTTTAGATCTATCAAAAGCTGTAAACGACATCCAATTGGCTAATGATAATAGTTGTCTTGAAAAACTTACAATTTCAGTAATCGTTTGTTCAATCATTCCGTATCGATTTTTAAAATCGGAAGATTCAACATCCATAATATCTTCACCAAATAACACATCTTTTACATTCTTTATTGATCTAAAAACAGGAACCATATAAACTGCAAAAGTATTTAATGTTTTTCCAAATGCTCCAAGACTTGTGTCACCAAAGAAGAATTGCTTCCATTCCGAACCTTGCGTACCAGTAAATTTATTAGTTCCAATGATTTCTGCTAATTTATCTAATAATTCAAAAAAGTGATTCATAGCCGTTATAGATTCGTCATCAATCCCTGTTATAGAATCAGAAAAAACAGATAATGAATCCGCCATAAATCTTGTTACAATACCAATTTGGCTAATATCCGCCAATCTAGATCCAGTTTGAATAGAAACATCATCTTCTATTTGACATAATCTATATATACCTTTTAATAAATTTAGATATACGTTATAAAATTCATCACTAATAATAACTTCCGACATTGTTTTTAATTTTTCTTTTATTTCTTCAATGCTCCCCGCATTTGAAATGGCATTTAATGCATTTCCAAGTTCTCTGAAAACAACAGACATCATATAAATTAAAGACATTTTATTATCTAAATTATGTAACAATGTATGTCGATTAGTTCCAGTTTCCTCGCTTGTTTCTTCTCCCCAACGTATTAAAGAATCATTTACTTGCTCCCAAAAAACGTTGTCTTGCTCTTCCGAAACCATACCAGTAAAAGAAGCAATTAATGTTCCAACTTTTCCAAGAACTTCTATAGCGGAATCAATATTTGTATTTAATCCAGCTAAATTATCTATTGACGGGGCCATGACATCAACCAATACATCAAATGACTGGCCAATTTTAATTGCACTATCTGTCAATTTTCCGGTAATACTTTCGATTCCAACTCCAACTGCGCTTGACCCAAATAATATATTCAATGGGCCACTTAATACATCAAAAGCTTTTCCAATAATTCCAACCCCGCCAGTAGCTCCATTACCAGCTTTTTTAAATTCAGTTATAGTTTCCGCTATGTCAGATCCTAAATCCATTGCTTTCAATAAAATTAAAACGCCAGCTAAATTTTCTAAAAACTTTTCAATATGAGTAAACATTTCTTTAACACGATTAAACTTTGTTTGATCCGTTTGCGTTGCTAAATATACCATATAGCCAACAATTGCGACTATTCCACCAAATGCTATTTTTAATGCTGTAGTTCCAAGCGCCTCAATTTCATCTGAAAGGCTAAGCATATCACGTAACGCATATAATACAACAGATGCCGCAACTAGTAATGCAACCGTTTTACCAGTTTCACTACCAAATACATTACCTATCGTAGAAAATAAATTCCCAAATCCATTTACTATCGTGTCAACTCCTGGAAGACCACTTTTTGATGATTTATCTACTTTATTATCTAATTTTGTATCTTGCTTTTGTATATCACTACTTTTTTCTTCTGTTATTTGTAATTCGTCAATTAATTTTTGTAATCTACGTTGCTCTGCAACAGCATCATCATATTCTCTTTTATGATCCTTATCTCCAGCGTATGCTATTGCTATTTCTTTATTCTTAATTAATTCAGCAGTAAGTTCTTGTATTTTTTTATCATTTTCTTTAAGTTCTTCAGCTTTTTTAATATCTTCTTCAGAAATGCTGTCTGCAAATGCCCCAACTATAAAACCAAAACCTGAAATCGATCCATTCGAATCTGACATTATAGATTTTATTTCGTCTACACTGACACCATACTGGTCAGCCATTGCTTCATAATAATCTACAACTAAATTCGAATTCGTTTTAATCAGTTCGTCTTTTCTTTCTTCAAATTTCTTTTTATATTCTTCAGCATCTCCAAATGCACCAGCATTAATTAAAGAATCATAATAATTCTGATCAAATTTTGGAATCACGGAATCAATTAATATTTTTTCAGCATCATTTTTATCATTTCCACCAATATTAAATAAATTTGAAATTAATGATGGGAAACTTATTTTAATTTCATCAATTGCGCTTGTAATAAAACTTGGTATAACTTCTACAATGATCCTCTTTATTGATTCGCCTATCTTCTGAATAGCTGTCCATATTGGATTTTCAATTTCTTTTCCAGTATCATCAGTATATTTTAATTTTTCTTTTATCGCTGTAAATACAGATATATTATCATTATGCGCATCATTCATAAAATTTGTTATATCGTTAAATCTATCTCCAACCCAATCTAAAGCGCTTTGTAAACCTGATAAAATAATTGGGCCAATTTCTTTCATAAATTCTTTAGCAGCATTCCAACCTTTAGCTATATTGTCTGGTAAATCAGTAATAAATCCACGTATCCAATCGCGAACCCTTACAAAAAAGTTAGCTAAAGATGTATATAAAGGATTATTATATTCCATTGCCGTATCTTTATACATCTTTGCGGCGTAACCAGAAGGATCTATAGCCATTAGCCTTTCAATTTCTTTTTCGTCAATAACATGCGCCGAACCAAATAAAGTATCTCTGATAATAGACCCAATATCTTTAGCCGTTGACCAAAGGTTCCTAATTTTATCAGGTAATGACGTAATTTGATCTCTAATCCAATTGACAATTCCATTGAAAAATGACTCTATAGCTTTGTATAAAGGATTATTAGATTCACCTTCTGTATAATCGGTTGTGCTATTTTTATACAGTTCGGCCATTCTTTCACGAATTTCTTGAGACCATTTTTCGCTCGCATTGTTCGTTCCAAATAATATACTATTATAAGTAGCTTCATCAAATAATGGCTTTCCTGTATTGTGAAATATAACATTTTTAATTATTGTTGCTATATCACCAATCGTTCCAATAGCAGATTTAATCTTATCAGGAATTTCTTTTAGTTTAATTCCAACTTTTTTAGCAAATGATTCAATAAATGTCCCAATACTATTATATAATGTATCATCTTGATTTTCTTTTTTAGATTCATATTGCCCAGTAATTATATCCCAAATAACCAAACCTATTGTTTTAGTAACTGTCCAACTTTCTGCTATAAGACTCGGCAATTTATTAATAGATTCACGAACCCAATCTCTAATTTTCTCAAAAAATAAAGAAATGGAATTTATAATTGGATTACCAAAGTCTTTAACAGAATTCTTATATGCTTCAGCCGCAGCAGTTCCATGACCATCGGCACCCAGCATTTTATTATACATATTTTTATCAAATACTGGTTTACCAGTTCCAAATATAACTTCGCCAATGGTTTTTGAAATATCGACTACGGAACCCCAAGCAATTCTAATTTTATTAGGCAATGCATTCGCTTCTGAAACTACCCATTTAACAATTCCATCAAAGAACGATTCGATAGATTTGTATAAAGGATTATTAGAATTACCATTTGTATAATCGGTAGTACTATTTTTATATAATTCAGCCATTCTTTCACGAGTTTCTTGAGACCAATTTTCACTCGCGAAATTTTTACCAAACAAAATATTATTGTATGTAACTTGATCAAATAATGGCTTTCCTGTATTACCAAATATAACATTTTTAATCATCTTGCCAATATCTACAGCCGTATCCCAAGCACCTTTTAACTTTGAAGGAAGCTCTTTAAATTTAGTGGCAATCTGAATTGCAAATTCGCCAACAAATTCTTCAATTTTATTAAAAATAGGATTGCCATAATCTTTAGGATCGTCTGGATCGTATTGACCAGTGATAACATCCCAAACAATAGTTGCTACTGTAACTAGTGAATTCCATGCATCTTCTATCTGACCTGGAATGGCTGTTATTTTTTCGCCAAAATAATCTACAAGATGCTTAAAGAAATCTTCTATATTAGCAGCAATTGGATTATCATCACGCCACTGTTGATATAAAGCAAATTTCTTATAATCTTCCGCATCAGAAAAAGCTCCTCCGCGAATTAAGTCATCATAATAAGATTGATACTCTGATTTTAATTTAGACGTGTCTTTAGGATTTCCAGTTATCCATCCAATAATAGAGTCCCATATAGTACCGCTTTGCTTTTCTATATTTTCCCATACGGTTAATAAAGTATCTGGAATTGAACTTAACCATTCACCAACAGATTTGATAAATGCGCTAATCGCAGATCCAATTGGCGTTGATTCATTTTTAGTCCCATCTTCACCTTTAAAGAAATTTGCTATACTTTCAGGTAAACTAACAAACCAATCACGAACTTTTGGCCAAACTTCTTCTGCTTTTTTACGAATTCCGTCAATAGCATTAGCAACTTTTGTTTGAATCCAATCTTTATTATTTTCCCAATCAAGATTCCCAGTAAACGCGCTAATAATGCCATTTAAAATATTTTTTCCAATATCTTTAATTGTCTCTAAAACGCCATTTAAATTTATACCAGAAAATGGTTCCTGAAGTTCATTTTCAATATCTGTAGAAGTTACAGGTTCACCATTTTCTTTTCCAAATATAGCACCAACAACAGTCTTAACAAAATTAAACACATTTCCAATTCCTTGCCCAATATAAGTAGGAAGATTCTTAACGAATTCGGAAAGTGGTTTAATTAAGTTATCATCCACCCATTGCACAAATGGCTTTTTAACCCACGTTTTATTTCCTTTTGAATCTTTATAAAAGCCTGTATAAAGTAAGTTTTTAAAAAACTCACTAATTATATTTGGAATTTTCTTAAGTTTTCCGGGAATAGATTTTATAAAATTTCTAACATCAAGAACCGCCTGGTCAAGCCATCTCTTTAACGGCGTTCTTGTATCCTGATATTCATAAAATCCCTTAACATTTTTCTTAGCCGTTTTCTTTTCATAAAATAACCCAGAAAAGAATTCTCCAATAATTGAAGGAATTTTAGCTATTTCCCCAGGAATAGAAGAAATAAACTCCGTGACATCCTTTATAGCTTGATCTAACCATTGTTTAAGTGCATTCGGAACTTTATTATACAAAGGCTGCAACTTACCATCTTTATAATAAGAAGTAGCGCCGTCTGTCGTATAGAAAATTCCTTCTAAAAATTTACCAATCAAAGAGGGGAGACTCTTTATAAAATTCGGAATATCTATAGTTATAAAATTTGCTACCGTATTATAGGCAGTTTCGAGCCACTGAAGTAATGGCTTTTTAATCCAAGTTTTTTCACCTTTTGAATCAATATAAAAACCTTCATAAAATAGATCTAAAATACCTTCTTTTATTCCAGAAAATATCTTGCCAAGTCTACTTGGTATACTTCTAATAAATTCTCCAATATTCTTTATAGCATTATCAATCCAACCCTTAACAGTTTCGACAAATTCATTCGTCTTAAAGAAATCTTGAATATTAGCGAATATTCCGCCTTCTTTAAGTTTGTTTTCTTTATCTAATCCTAAGAAAATCCTTAAATCCTTAAATATAGAATCGAAAAACTCGCCAATAGATTTAATAGCACTTTTACAAACCTCGCCAAAATTTTCAATTTCTTTAGTGATACCATCAAGAACTCCAGCTTTGCGATCTTGCTGAGAAGATCCAATTCCTAAAAGTTCTAATAATAAACCAAAAGCATCAGCAAAAAACTGAATATTACCAACTACAGTTCCCGCACCAATATCAATGGCAAAACTTATTATATCTGTAAGTATATCTATTATTTTTCCTAAAGGTTCATCTAAAGGCTGAACAACTTTCAATATATTATTAAAAGTATCTTCAATTGCTCTAAATACTGTCAAGCCTTCCTGTGATGCCTTCGGATTAAATAAACTAAAAAATTTCTGAGTTAACCGATCTAAAGCTTGCCAAAGATGATCAAAGGTAGTTTTAAGACTTAAATAAATATTACCAATAAATTCTAAACCCATACCAACTGCAGTTGCAGCACCAGTAAAAACATTACTAAAATTATTGATAATATTCGTAATTCTCTGAAGCCTAGAAACACCTGTAGTATCAGCTTCAGTGAACCATTTTTTAACACCTTCAAAGAAATCTTTTATATTTCTCCCAACAATAGATAATCTCTGACCAAGCTCTTTTGCCATATCTTCAAATGGAGAATGATCAGCAGCCTCATCCTGAATAGATTGTTTATATTGTTCGGCAGCTTCCGGATCTCTCTGATTTAAAGCCATATATTTATGCTCATCAAAATGCTTATTAAAATAATCTTCTTCGTCAGTGATTAAACCAAGTTTCTTAAATATATTTCCTGCAAGATCATCCATATATTCAAGAACACTTAGCATATCCTCACGGCCACCATTATTTCTCCAACTTTCAAGAACTGCATTACGAAATTCACCAATAGCATAAATTCCTTCTGCAAATTGGCTTTCCGTTAATTTAGTAAAAAATGCAGAAGCTTCATCAAGTTTACCAAATATAAGTTCAAATGATGTTGCCCAGCCTCTTGAAATAGCGTCCTTTAAAGTATTCAGAACATCTGTAAAGCTTCTAGCTTCCTGACCTGCTCTAAACGCCTGATAAGCAAAAGCACTTAAATGATGAGCATTTTCAAAATCTGTAAGCTCTTTATCTAATTCAGCAATGGACTTACGATATTCTTCCATTGCCTTTTTACGTTCGTCACCTTTTAAATCTTTAACAGCTGCGTCATATTCTAATTGCTTAGTCTTTTTACGTTCTGCAATCTCTTTTTTCTTTTCTTCTAATGATGCCTTATTAGTTTCATCAAAATAATCCTGAAGCCTTTTGGTAACTTCTTTATCAAAATCTTTTTCTGCAACAATACCTTTTTCAATTTCTTTTCTTAAATCAGCTTTAATTTGCTCTTCTTTTTTCTTTATCTTATTAACTTCAGCAATACCAATGTCCTCAAAATAATAAGTATTACCGAAAACCTCTTCCATTACCTTTTTATTAAACCAGCCTGAAGCAAGTTTAGTTCCCATATTTTCAGCAGTAATTCCTTTTGCTGCTGCACCAGAAACTCTTCCACCTACTCCACCATCTGCTTTAACTGCTTTAGAAACAACTTCATAAGTACCTTTTGCATTTTTCTTTAAAGTACCAACTTTTTCCGCAGCATCCAAAATTGCTTGGTTAAATTTCTCACCAACCATCGGAAGTGACTCAAAACTAATCCAGTCCGCCTGAGTCATCTTTCCTTTGGAATAGGCCTGCTGCAAATTCAAATATGCCCTAGCAGCCTGCTGAGCATTAACACCCATTGACGCAGCCGCGTTAGATAAACCTTCAACCATTCGACGAGCTGTATCTAGCGACGCACCAGCTGTTTTGAACTTAGACATCGTTGAAACAAGTTCATCTAACGAATACGAAGTTTGATCTGCATACATACCTAACCGTTCAATTGATTCATACGCCGCATTTTCCGAAACACCAGCAGCGGTTAAAGTTCGAACAGAAGTTAGAATATCAGTATATCTTTGCATACCTCTGCTTATTTGCGCAGTGGACATACTCGAAACTAAGCTTTCAAAACTATTCTTAAGCTTAAAAAACACGCCAACAATTTCATCAGCAATTCCACCAAGAAATTTCTGCTTAAGCATTCCTGCGAAAGAAGTAAACCGATTTTGTAGTTTTTCTAAAGAATCGGATGCTTTACTAGTAGACTCAGAAATCTTATCGCCAAGATCCGCAACTGATTTTCCTGTATCCTTAAGATTCAAAGACTTTTTAAGCTCATCAAGTTTTTTAACAGTCTTATCTACACCTTTTTCGAATTGCTTTGAATCAAATCGCGCTTCTACAACTCGAGTGTCAACGGTTTCTACCGCCATTTCGATTTACCTCCTCCCATGCTTCATCGGCAATTCTATGAAAAACTTTATCAATTGCCGGATTGATATAATCCCGGCCCTGAACATATCCGCCATTTCCTGTGGCATGACCATATTGAAGAAGAATGGCAATTGGAGCCCAGCCATTTCCTAAATTCGAATTTCGCCAAGTTATCTTCAAATTGCCATTTTGATCTTCATCAATTGTATAATACCAGGATTCAGATGTTTTGCCGGTGTCCTTGGGAGTGGCTTCTTTTAATGCTTCTACTCCAAGTCTGCCATATTTATTCAGAATAGTCCTGATAATTGGTTTAAATCCAATAGACTTAGCAAGAAAACCTTCAAGTTTTGTAAAATCACCTTTATGAATAAATCGTATCGGAGATTTATCAGCCATTACCTAGGAGTTCTCCTAGCAGCATTCAATGCCCGATTTTGTGCAAATATTGCATTCATATCCATTGCCTGATTCGTAGTACCACCTTTAATTCCACAAACTCTGATTAATGTAAGCAATCTATTAAGATGCCATTTTTCAGCAGCCCATGGAATTCCATAATAAATCATAAGATAATAAAGAACCTCAGAGGTATAAATTTCTTTCTTTCCACCCCTCTGAGGTCTTCTATCATAAATTTTAGTAGCGGTATGTGAATCCCCAATATATTCAAGTATTTCTTTATACTGATCGTAATCAATATGTTCAATAACTTTCATATCTGGATTTCGATCAATGGACATAAAGTAAATATAACTGGTGATTTCTTCTTTTGTATGATCTTCTTCGCTAAGAAAAGGTTTCTTCCATTTTGATTCCCATTTAGAGAGCGAGATGAGAGAATGCTCTAAATGTAATTCAGTTTCCGGTAACATTAAAAAAGAGCCATCAGACTCATCAAACAACTCTTTCTCCGGAATTATAATTGTAAGCACTCTTTCACCTCATTTATTTAATTATTCAGCAAATGCACGGGGGCATCTGCATTATTTTCATTCTTAGGTTTCTCGTCTTTCTTCTCAAACTTAACAGGTTCTTTTTCTTCTTTAACTTCTTCCTTAACTTCTGCTTCACGTTCTTTACGAGCCTGAGCAGCAGCCGCAGCAACATCTTCAGGAACTATTCCATTAATAAATACTGCTGCTGCATCAGCATCTGTAATCAATTCCATATACAAATTCGAATATGCTTCTGTCTGAGAGAAAGCTTCAGAAAGTTCTTTACTCTTGATAAACCGACGACCATCAGCAGATTTTTCACCATAAGATTTAAGAATAATGGTTTTAAAAGCCTCCATAATCTTCGGAATATCCTGTTTATCAATAATCAGCTGAATAAGATTCTGCATACCACCAACGGTGCCAAGTTCCATTTCCATTAATTCAGCTTTACTCATATAGAAATAAAAATTCTCGGCTCTTTCTTTTCCGTCATAATCGACGTATTTAATTAACTTCTTTAACATAAATACCCTGCTCCTTTAATTTCGAATAAAATGAAAAAAAATCAAAAATACCGTATGGCTGAAGGTACGCATAAATGCCCGGAATGACCATACGGATTTAATAAGTCCATTCTACCAGCCCTACCCCCTCTGGTAGTTGCGCTGATCAGACGCTCCATCGTTGCAGTACGCTGTACATGACGAGGTCGGTTCGATGCATATTTGCAAAGCCTCCTCCTAATAGATAAGTCATGCCTGAAGCTGTCATCCGCCCTTATTAATAATCAAAAATTACGAATTACCACCAGAAGTAGTAGCCTTCAGCAGATTAATAATCTGATCAGGAGTCTGCATTGCGGCATCAGTATTATCACTACCGTAAAGTTTCTCCAAAAGTGAAGTCATTTTTGCTTCCGGAACTTTGGTGCTATCAATAACAATCGTAGAAACCGCCTTATAGCCAGTCACATTCGTCGGCGTAGAAGTAGCACTCCAACTGAAAGTAATAGCATCGGGATTCTCATTAATCGTCGCATAGCTACGACTAGACGGGGAAGCAGTACTGTTATAAATAACATGGATCTTAAAGCCCTTATCCATTCCAGGATGAGTGTCGTCACCAATTTTGGTCTTATAAACAAGACCAAATGCCTTACGACCCTGCTGTCCAAGATAAACGCCAGGAGCCGCTTCAGCACTTCCGTCGCACTCGCCCCACTCATCCGGGTAATCAAACGCGGAAATCGTAAAGTCAAACTTCTCGGCAGAACGCAGAGTAGCGTATTTAATATCATCCGCATACAGATCGGTAGCATCCGCACCACTAGGATTTTCGTCGATACCGGTAACGCCACTCCAGGCAATACCTTTATCATAAGTACCAGCAGAAGTCATCGGGAATAAAGCAACCTGACTTACACCAGATTCAAACTCTCGAGTAGCGTCTTTATCCCATACAAGTTTCTTAGAGTCTGCCATTGTAACATACCTCCATCAATTGTAGATCGTATAGTAATAATGATAAAGATTGTCATTTACAATAACTCTATCGAAAGCGCAGTATTGCAAATCGTCAATCTTATCTCGCATAGGATCGTCAGGATCCTTCGTAATATAGTTCAGTGTATATCTATACAACCGCCTATATATTTTGTCATCGGCGTGAACATCATTTGCTGTTGCAAGACTATATACAATACATGGATAATTGATCTTAGTTCCTGTAGGAGGCTGAAAATACACATTCCTACTGCCAAGTAATTGTTCCAGCTTCAAGTGCAACTGTATTCGCCTGCTCTGGCTCATGATACTCACCCCCGATCGTTAAGATAAGTCGAGGATATTGGACTTCAACATTTGTGATTTTCCAATTTATTCCTTGCCATCTTACAAATTTCATCGCGCCAATATTTGCTTTGACAAAACTATCAGCAACGATACTGATTCGGTTATTGATGACCAGATTATCATTTAAAGTTCCTGATTGTTCCCAACGACGGCTGTTAGAAAGAACATCGCCATAATATTTACGTTTAGTTATCTTTTCCACCCAAATACCTGGACGATTATCATGATCTTCTTCTTCCGTTCGAAGAAAACCAATCTCTCCATAAAATCTGGCCATCAAATCACCTCCTCAATTTCCATTTTGATTATCCTTCCGAATAAGCAGGAGTTAATGTTCCACCAGTCACGAAAACCTGCGGAATTTCCTCATTACTAAGCACCTGGATAGAATGATCAACACCAGTAATAATACCGCCATCAACTGTAAGCTTCATGCCGGCCTTACCGGGATAATTTGCAGCTTCATCATAAATAATAGCCGCACAACCCAGCATGACACTATTCCTATCAGCAATCTTACCATCGGGTACTTCAACACCCTGCTTATCGGTCTTGGTTGCAGTAATCTTACCGCCATGAATCTGAACATCGCCACCACGCATACACAGACCAGTGCCACCATTAGCAATAATTTCACCATCGTTCATGATAAATGTATCGCTATTGGCAATATAAACACCAATCGCTTCATAACCGCTAGACTTAATACTGGCGTCAATTTTACCACCGTTCATAGTAATCGTATTACCGCCACGTCCATTCGTACCATTGGTACCAATGCCCATGTTATCATTGGTTTCAACTAAACCGCCATTCATCTCTAACGTTGCATTACCAGCAATGTTCAACCCGCATTCATCACAAATAATATGACCATCATTAAAAATAATTGTTCCACCATTATTAGCAATAAATGCTTCTTTCTGACTTATATAAGTGCCACCATTAACTGTTAATTGACCGCCATTAGTAACATTGGCAATCCATTTCTTATTTTGAATTGTGCCATTACCGCTAAGCGTAAGCTTTGCGCCATTCACTGCGAATAGGGCAGAGGAGAGCGTACCTTCAATGGTATGACCAGCCAATTCAATAACTGTACCCTGAGTAACAGGAATTGAAGCGGTCAATGCAATATCGCCGCTTAAGCTCACTGTTCCACCAGACTGTAAATCTTCAAGAAACTTGTCTTTCGGATCTACTACAGGTTCAGGTTCAACCGGAGGTACCGGTTCCTCATCCCCCTCCTCAGGGGGTGTTAAGGGTTTACTTCTTCCTCGATAACGATCGCGCTGTAGGGCTTCACCAGAGCACCGCTGCAACGGGTTTCAATCAGGTATTTCTGCTGGTTGTAATCGATATCGAAGTCTTCGAACATATTGACAGAGCCACCCTTATCAGCGCCAACATTATAGTCGCTCAGATTAACAATAATCGCAGCAGGCTTGTAATCCTTATTGGCAGTAGTATCATGGCGAGTCGTAGAAGCATCAGCCATAACCGGCACAGTAATAATCTCACGAACGCCCAGAACATTAGCAGCCGTCTCCTTGGTGGGATACAGGAAATGTCCAATGCCATCTTCCAGCAGAAGCAGCTCGCTCAGCCAATCTTCAGTCACGAAAGCAACCGCATTGCCAGAACCCTTATAATCCTTCCAAGCTTTCCGAACGGTCTTAATGAAGGTCTTCGCTTTGGCTTCGCCAGCAACTTCCTTCAGTTCCTTACGAACAACATACAGATCATCATCCCGGAAGATGCTACGAACATGAGACTCGGAAATCTTATCATCACTGGAAGTAGCCCGACCATCACCAATCAGGATAGCACGAGCAATTTCCTCATCCAGCATCATCCGCATTTCGCTCTTCAGCCAGGCAACAACGTCGAAGTCAGTAATATCAACGACATCGTCACGATCCAGCTTCTGCTTTTTGTAAATGGTCTGCGGATCAGTCGTTCTCTTCAGCAAAGTGAAGACTTCTTCCAGTTTCCGATTACCTTTGACGTAACCCTTCGCCCGAGCTTCATCAGCAGTAATATCAGCAAACGTAGTCTTAATACGGCTAAAGGGAGTGTGGCGGGTACCCTGCATAACTTTACTTACCCACCCCATGTCCCGCTGAATAAAAGACGGGGGATTGTTCAGTTCACGAGCATCCGGGAACAGCCAATCGATCTGTTCAATACCATAATCCTGAGCATGAGCCAGCACAGAAGCTTTCAGACTGCCAAGACGATCTTTAGCAGCATCCGCAAAAATCTCCTGAATCTCGGAATGGCTTAACGTGTTCTGCGCATCATTAACCTCAACAGCACTACCATCAAAAACATTGTATTTCATGGGATCATAACCTCCAAAATCAGAATGAGCGACTGCTAAATTGCCTTCGCTTTCATAATCTTCATCGTATTCTTCATCTTCGTCTTCGAAGTCTTCAGGATCTTCATATTCTTCTTCATCCTCTTCGTCTTCGAAGTCTTCTTCGTCATAGATGCCTTCTTCATCATCGACGTCTTCATCTTCGTAATCGTCTTCGTCAACTACATCTTCTTCATCTTCGTAGTCTTCGTCCTCGATTTCTTCTTCATCATCTTCGCCGACTACTTCATTAAGGGCATCAATCTGTCCCTGTTCATAAAGAGCCTGAACAACAGCCAGCTGCTCTTCATCCATACCGTCCAATACTGCCTGGACATCGAGCGTATCATTTTTCATGTCGTCATCCTCCGTGTCATCTTCCTCCAACTCTGAATGGCATAAGATTTTCTGTGGTTTTGTATAAATAAATGCCTCTTCATCATCGGTGTTATAAGAACCATCGCTATGCGCAAAATTCAGATTCTCAATCCGAGCACCTTTATTGGCACCGCTCATGACAATACTGACTTCTTTAATGGAACCGTGAACAACATCGTTTCCATGCTGCACAAGCTGATTTGCATAAATCGAAAACTGTTTAAGATCACCATTTTCGATTGCATTCTTCGTTGCCTGCGCCTTCGGATTTTTATTGAACCAACAATAGCAATAGACGCCCTCATCACGATTCTCCAGCAGAGCATGACCAAGAACATTTTCAGGGTCAGTATGGCAATGCTGATAAACCATGGGGACTTCTTCACCGTCATTGTCAATGAAGGCATTAGGACGAATCACCCGGCCATCAGTGCATTTGATGTTACACATCGTTGCCCAACCGGAAATGTCATAAGGTCTATCCATTGACATCGTTATGTGTCCTCCAATTTCTATTTTGATTTATCCAGTCTTCTGTTCTTCTGGTTCTCCAGGTGGAGCTTCTTCCTCTTCATCCTCAAGATTGCCAGTCTTATACCTTTCAGCAAGCTCAACGACCTCGGCATCGGTAAGCTCACTTAGATCCTTTTCTGTAAGACCCGCATCAAGGAGGACTTTTTTCGCTTCCTCGAGCTCTTCAGGATCTACAGGTTCTTCTGGCTGTTCTCCACTATCTTCTGATTGCGGCATATTAGGATTCCGAAGTTTGTCTGCAGCAGGATCATCAGCAGGCGGTAAACCAAGCTTAGAACGCATTTCATTAGCGGTCATAATTTCATTACGGATCATCTTATCACCAAGATCAGCAATCTTATCGATTGTTGCAAGCTTAAAGTGATCCTGGAAGTACATAATAGACTGTCCTTGCGTTCTACCTGTCTTTGTCAGGAATTTCCTCTTCATTTCATTGCAAAGTGCCGAAAGAATAGGCTCAATAATTCGATTGTTATAATTAAGCATGGCTTTTTCATCAGCAGTACCGTTCATGATCTCCGCTGTTAAACCAAGCTGTGCATATAACTGATCTGTTAAATCCCTGATTTGTTCAAGAAGATTATTTTCAACCGGACGATTCAACTGTGTAATCTTTTCGGTAGCATCAATATAAGCGATGCCATACTGTGAATCCACTAATTGTTCTTCAATCTTCTTCTTTCTCTTTTCGGCTTCTGCCATCCGCATTTCAGTTTTAATAGAATAGGGAAGCTGGAAAATCAAATCGAGTTTATTAGCTCCGCTCTTCTCGTCCAACATATCCTTTAAAATAAGCTTTCTAAGAAGCCTTTGAAGAGTGGAACTTGGCTCATTCATTACAGCATAAAAAGGATTCTCGATAATCGAAACCATCGATTTCGGAAGAGTAACTTCCTCCTTTATTCCTTTTTCTTCGTTATACAAAAGTATTCTAACAGCTTCAGGATACCACTGTGTAACTTTACCTGTACGAATGGACAATACATCATACCCGCCACTTAATTTTGGATTGATATCCGTATCGACGGGAACCAAAGCGACACAGCCTTCATCAAACATGCTCAGTACAGCATCCTGAATCAGTTGCCTTCCGGTTTGATCGATATTTGCGCTTAACGTAAGGCATTCATTAAGACCAGACTTCATAACTTCTTTGAATCTCTGTGATTCATCAAGTTTGACATGCTGAATCTTCACCTGAGAAACATCCACCGCAATGCGATTATAAATTGCAGTAACAATAGATCTTTCTTTGCCCCGAGTTAAACGAGAACGATCCGGTCGCATAGAACTTGCGTATCCACCTATTACAGAACGGCCAGGTTTATTATAAACCGCTCCTATATCTTCAGTAGGATCTCTGTTATTTCGAAAGGCATTCCAGGCGTGCTGGAGCCTTTGCATGATTGAGGCCATAGCATCACCTCATATGTTTTCATTTTGATTTTAATTAAGCATTATCCACGACGACGCTTACGTTTCTGAGCTCCACCGTTCGCATACTGCGTACCAGCGAAGGCTTTATTCATTTCTTTACGGAATTCAGCAGCTTTCCTACCAGCACGTTTTGTCGTAGCAGCACGATAAGCATTATATGCAGCACCACCAGCTAAACCAGCACCGGCAGCCGCTGCACCAAGACGAACAAGACCACTATTAGAAATACGGCCATGGCCATACTTTTCAAGTGTATCAGCAGTTCTATTACCTATAGTTCTTACTGTACTTTGACCTTTAATACCGGCATTGCCCATTCTCCTTGCTACTTCACCACTAATATTCCTAGAAGCAGTAGCAACATCATGGGACTGCTTGCCCCAATTTGCAACACGTCCGGCAACACCACTAGCATTATGCTTGCCAAGACCAGAAACAGCCTTACCTGCAGCAGTCATACGACCACCACCACGAATACCTCTACGCTGCATAGCGCCACCAACACGCTGCATTAAACCACCAGCACCCTTAGCACCCTGAGAAAATGCGGTACCAGCAGCGCCGATAGCGTTAGAAATCCCAGCAGTACCAGTAGCAGCAACCGCTCCCATACCAGCAGCGCCAGCACCCATTAAAGCAGCACGCTTCGCATATTTCTTACCAGAAGCTGCCCGTTTTTCTAATTTAGCTAATTTCTTAGAAGCCTTAGCATACTGACGAGCAAGTCTCCTAGAACTTCCACTAGCAACCGCTTTCCGAACTCCCCACTTCATACCTTTAATGCCATAATGAGCAAGATAATCAGAAGTCGGAGTTGTAGGAGCTCCATAATATTCGTTATTCATTGTATTCTCCTCCATCAACCATAATTACGTCTTCTACGACGCGCTTTTTCATAATGACCTTCATAATCAGTTCCAGCAAAAACATCATCCATAGCTTCTTTAAATCGCTCTGCTTTTTCTCTATATGCATCTGCATTTCTAGCACGATAAGCATGCTGAGCAGATTTAGCAGCAAAACCAGCAGTTGCACCCAAAGCACCAAGACGGAACAAAGTATTATTGGAAATTTTTTTGTCCAAAATGGCTTTCTTTTCCAAAGTGCCATTTTTACCAATAACTGGCCTATTTAACAAAAATCTAGTTTCACCTTTACCAAGATTTTCAATTGCTCCTGCAGCTTTTCCAGCACCAGTTTCTATGCCTTTTAAACCTTTAGAAAGCAAATCTTCTTTTAATCTTTTTGTTCTTAATGTTTTAGCTCCTGCGGCGCCATATTTAAAAACTTTAGAAGCTAATCCAGTTCCGCCAATAGCTAATGCGCCGGTTCCAGCAGCAGCAGTTCCATATGCAATAGCTTTTGCTTTCGAACGACCAGCATGATTACCAATATTCTGAAGCTTAGCTAATTTTTTCGCTGCCTTACGATAATGCCTTGCTAATGCTCTAGCGTTTCCTGTAGCAAGAGCCCTTCGTACGCCCCACCGCATACCTTTTACGCCATAATGCTCCAGGTGATCCGTGGAGCGTTCAACTGCATAATAATTCATTTGATCACCTGTATCCTAATTTATTACGGCCATTCACCAAGGGGTTTAGATAAATTTCTATCAGCATCTGTACAATAAAATACTGCATGATCAGATCCGAACACATCATATGCAATTTCCTGAAAAAGCATAGATTTATTACCATTAATATCGTCTAACTGATCATTAAAAAACTGAACAACCTTCTTTTCGAAAACAATATAAGTTAAATGGCCGAGAGGATTGTCATAAGAAGCCGTAAAAGATACCGCAGGATTACCACGGAAAGCTTTATTAAATAAATCCTCTTTTGTCATTTCCTCAACATTCGGAGGAATAACGCTAATAGCTATAGAAACATTTCCAAAATCTTTTTTAGCAGGAATTAATTTTTCAAGAGCCATGGCCTTATCAGAATCTGCAACGTAAAGCTTTACAGTATTATTTGTTTCGTCATACTTTACTTTCACTTCGAGATCTTCTGAAAAAAGCGCTTCAAGCTCATGAACAAAAGTAATCCATGGAGCTGATAATTTCATATCTTCCATTTTGATTTCCTTTCTTAAAACTATTTACAACTTATTTCTAGTTCTTCGATCGACAAGGCCTCGATACTGAACAGCATAATTATGACCATTCACATCCCAACCTTTTCCAATCTTTTTCTTTGGATCATTAATTCCCCAATAAATAATCTCTTGATCATCAGGGTGAGCAAATCCCTTAACTAAAGGTTTTATGCGATCTTTATTAGTATTATGAAGCTCAAAAATTTTCATACTTTTTTTCTGCTTAATCATTCGCTGTACATTATTTCGAGTAGCTTTAGACCCTTCGTCTAAAATAACAGCAAGCCCTTTTGTAGACTTATTCGTCATGACTATATCTTTCTTTGCAAGCCATTCGGGGCTCATCGGCTCATGATCTTTATCATTAATCATATTTGCCTTCCATTTAGGATTTGCTAAATAACGAACGCTAGTTCCAGGACTATAAACTTCTACATTTTTATAATGCTTTTTCTTTAAATAATCCTGAGTTTGACGATCTATTCCAGGGGCATCGCCAACAACTATTTTATCTCCAGATTTTATTGAAGATTTCAAAACTTTTCGAACGTTTTTTGGTAATTTGCGTCTATAATATGGCGAATTTTTATCTTGCGTTCTAGAACTTCCAGATACAAACAGAATTTGACCAGAAGATTGTTTCTTACGAATACCCCACTTCATACCTTTTATACCATAATGCACAAAAAAATCAGAGAGATTATTTATGCCATAATATTCAGACATAATAATCACCTCTTCTTTTTCTTCTTTTGTATATTAGGAAAATTAGAATATTCGGTTCCTTTAAAAGTATCAAGCATATGATTGCGCCAATCATCACGTTTTACTACAGCTTTAACATGGCCTTTTGATGTCTGTCTATATACTGATGCAATACCTTTTCCAATATTATATCCTGTATAACCAAGAGCAGCAACACTAGCAATTTTAGCAGCATTCCCAATTCCATTACGGACATTTGCTTTTTTTGTTCCACTTTTAAACTTAGAGCTAACACCACTTACTGTAGATTTGTTAAATGTTTGTGTTGGAACATTATCCCACATTGTATATTTTTCTTTAATTACTTTTTCTGGAATAATTGTCTCTCTAATTATTTTTTCAGGAATAATTTTCTCGTTTATAACATTTTCGTGAATGGTAATTGGTTTTTTAATAGCATCCTTCTTAAACAACTTTTTAGAACCAATATTAATACCTAATCCAGCACCAACAACTCCTGCACCTATTGCAGCACGTTTTATTGCTTTTGACATTTCTTTCTTTTGCTGTTTAATATCAGATTTCTTATTTAACTTATCGAGCTTTCTTCTTGCCTTTGAATACTGTCTTGCTAATGCTTTAGCATTCCCTGTAGCAAGAGCTCTTCGTACACCCCATTTCATACCTTTTACGCCATAATGCGCCAGGTAATCATCGGTAGGCGTTGTTACTCCATAATACTCACTCATATCAATCGAACGCCTCTCGATTAATCTTGTAAGCAACTAATGCGTCCATCATAGCTGCTACAGAGTCGATCTTTTGATCGTTACGTTTCTTGTAAAGTTTTCGGTTACCATTTGTATCAACTAAAGTTATACAATTACCCATTGTGTAGGTAATCATTTGCTGATCAAATATAAGAGCACGTTCTTCAGCAAGTTTCTTTATCTCTCCTAAAGGAACGCTCTCAGTCTTTGCACCCTGTATAACTTTAACTATGCCAAATGGACCATTTTCGTTTGCCCACCGAGCAATAAAATCTTTAGCATTATAAACGTCATAACCAACACAACGAACATCATATTTAGATTCCTCGATAAATCTATCGAGATCGTCATAGACATCCATCATATCAAGTATTGTTCCATCTAATACCTGAAGACTATGCTCGGATATGAATTCATCATACTTATTTCTGGTCGACTGTGGCAAATTGGCATAAGTTGCTGCTGAAATATAGCAACGCGTCTTAACACCAAAACTACCATCACCAATCGGGAATAAGAATGTGAAAGCACAAAAGTCATCGCCACGTGAAAGATCAATGCCCATAGAACAAGGCATTTGCCAAAAGTCACGATGATTGTGGGGGAGGGTTTCGTTATAAGTAAAGAAATACGTATAACCCTCGAGCGGAATTCCAAATCGTTTTGCCAGTATATCATTCCTAGCGGACGGGGCTTTCTCTGCTCTTTCTACATCAAGCTGATAAGCCTCATAGCTAACCGTTTTGCCGAGATTCGGGTTAGCTTTAAGCCACATATTCGGATTTCCAACTTCTTTAACATCATCTAACTTATAATAGAAGATGCTAACATGAGGATTATAATACTCGCCCTTAAGAATACTGAGTAATTCCATTTTGATATCATCACCACTAGCATTTCGAACAGTACCTTCTGACGAAGTTGCTAAAATAAAGTAATCATCAAGTTTGGAAGCACCCTGTTCAATAGCTCCTATGACGTCTTCGCGAATATCTCCCGACAGCCATTCGTCAATCGTAGCCACCTTAGGACGAAGGCCCTGAAGTTTATCGATTGTCATTGGACGAGGTTCGATAATAGAGCCATTAATAAAATTTTGTATTCCCAATTTCGTGGAAGCTAATTTCACGCGGTTTGCTTTTGATCCTGTCGTGTTTTGTAAACTTCCCTCAGTAAGGAATTTAAACAAAGGGCCACGAGCTCGAACAATTGCTGTACGAATCGGGCCCAAAGTTTCATCTGATTGTCTAATCGTTGGTGCGGTAACAATCTGATCAGTTGTTTCTGGATAGATATTCAGAAAGAACGACTGAATGCAACTGGCATAAATCGATTTAGCCGCGCCTCGACCAACAATTAGAAACTGTTTTGTAATTAAGCGCTTCTTAACCGTGCGAGTTTCATAATGAACGCTATGACCGTCAGGACTCACGACGGGAACACTTTTTTCAACAAAATAATACCATCCAAATACTTCCTCAGCCCAAAGTTTGAATGAATCGAGAAGTGTTAAATCGGAACCATCTGTTAAACACATCTCTGCTTCACAAAAATCTATAAAACACTCAACTGGCTGAGGATCATAATAAACCCCAGGATTATCTATAAGTTCTTGAATCCGGTACATTTCCATTGAAATTTCTTTACATACCGGAATTTCACCGCGTACAACCAGATCACGAAACTGTGCAAAATACTTTGGCGTGGCTGTATTGCTAAGATACAGCATTAACCTTTATGCCGCCTCTTTGGTTTTTTAGGTTTAACATATTCACGTTCTACTGCCAACTGATTTAAAAATTGGTTAAGCATGCTAGGATGAGAACGATTAGAAGCTCTATCCATTGCTCTATAACGATCAGGAGCTTTATCCATTATTCTTATAGCTTCAACCGTTTCTTTTCTAGCTTCACGTGCTTCTCTTTGTCTTCTTAATTCATCTTTTTTAACCTGTTCATCATGCTCTTGTCTCTGTTTTTCTGCTTTAGCTTCAGCTTCGGCACGTGCTCTTTCTCTAGCTGCCTCAGCTTCTATACGCTGCCTTTCAGCTTCGGCTCGATCATGATCTTGCTTATAAATTTCACCCAAACCTGCAGCAGCTTTATCCTTACCAATAGAACCATCCGCATTATATTTCATATATCCTGTAAATTTACCATCTTTATTATATTGTGGAAGAACAGCAAAACCGTATTTATACATCTGCTCACCAATACGCTTAACTTTTTCCTCATCTTCAGAAAGACGTTCTTGGCGTTCACGTTCATTGCGAATTTTATTATGCGTTTCATCAGTAAGAAACTTTTGTTCGGCACGAGCATCTTCAAGTTTATTCTTACGTTCTGTACGAATAGTGTCATGTTTTTCATCCATAAGGAATTTGCGTTCAGCATTCGCATCTTCAAGTTTACCCTGATTTTCATTTTGAATCCTCTTAGCTTCCTGAAGACGCTGCGCCGCTTTTCTCGAAGTCTGCCATGGAACACCACGTTCGGATGCTTTAACACCAGCTTTAAGCTGTTCGTTATAGACATCCTGTTTAAAATCTCCACGCATTTCAGAACGAGTCTTCTTATTCTTAATGCGATTAGCTGTCTTTTCACGTTCTGCTTTAAGCTCAGACGCATTATCCATCTTCTTACGATTTGCAAGATTCTTGATACCATACTGAACACTGGCACGGCCAACTTCTTCCATACCAGCAGAAATACCTTTAGTAATACCCTGAAGATAACCTTCACGACGCGCTGCTTTCTTCTGCTGCCGCCATGAAGGAGCTTCTGTGCTACCCAGTCTTCTAGTTTGGGCTTCAAGAGCAAGACGTTCCTGAACACGACCAATCTGATCTTCAGATAACTTTCCATATTTAAGCATTCCTGTACGAGCTTCCTGCATATACTTCGGCATATGCTTTTCAGCTCGAACCGCTTTAGATAATGCTTTAAGATCATTATCTGCCTGAACATCCGCTTGACGTTCACGCAAAGATTCCATCTTGCGTTCACGGTCAATCTGCTTTCTATATTTATCCTCTTTATCTAAGGATGATAAAGCCTTTGATAAATTATTTCTAGCTTGCGCTTTCTGAACAGCTTTTTCATACCTCGAATCCTGCTGTTTACGAATATTATAAGCAATTTGGCCAGGTGCTTTTTTAATTGTACTTCCAATTGCAGCGATATTATTCTTTGCACTATTTATAGCGGCTGCTCGTTTGGCATCTTTTACCGGTTTATTGGCAAAATAATTATCGATTTTAGAGTCAAGCTTTACCATTTTTTTATCAAATTTGTCTTGACTCTTTTGAACTCTTTGCTGATACCTCGCATCTTGCTTTTTTCTAAGATCATACGAAATTTGAGCAACAGACTTCTGAGCCGCTTTTCCAACACTCTTTAAACTGCTGGAAGTTTTACTCATTAAAGACTTTAGTTTTCTAGATGCTCTATGATATCCAGGGCTTTTAGGTTTATCACCAAAGATATGCTGGCCCCACTTCATGCCTTTTACGCCATAGTGGTACAGCTCTCTCGGGTCATCCGTTACGGCATAATACTTCATGGTTCACCAGCTTCCTCGGAAACTAGATCATCTTCTGACGAATTCGTTTCCTCTTCATTTTTATCTTGTGGATACTCTTCCCAAGCTTTTTCAGCCTGAATGTTTAAACGCCATTCAAGTTCGTGAATTTGATTATTAATAGCATCTGAAACAATTGACGATGCCGGTGGATCAAACATCATTCGAACTTTTAAGCATACATACTGCTTCACAACCTCGAGCAGCGTTTTATCTGTGGAGAAATCTGTCCATACTGTATCAGCATCCCATACTGAGAATCCTTCATCTGGACCAATACCAAGTTGATGCAAAGTCATAAATTGAGCATTAATATATGTCCCAATCTGAACATCGAACCCCATCTCTTCAGGTTCAATATTCAGCATTTGTTTAACACTCATTAGAATGCTATTGTTATTAACGAGGGCCATGAACAAATCCCTCCTTTCTTTCAAATTTTAGGCAAAGACGCAAAGCCTTGTTCTCAATGCTAGAGAACGCAGAACAACACTTGCATCTTATGAAAGTGGTTTAAATGATTTTTAAATCAGTTTAACTTCCATGGACACGTGTCATTCGGCGTTCTCTCAGTAGGCAACTTTGGTAATAAACTTGCGTCTCCAAAATGTATTGCATCATGCGTTCGCTTACTTACACAAATTAAAAATTCTGGATTTAGTATTTCATCCGGAACATTTGAAAGATCTTCTGGTTTAATCGGATTCATATGATGAATAAATATGTTACCATGAAGTTCATAACCTTCTACTCCAAGATCACGACCTTCATCTCGCATAATCACTTTATTCCGAATCTGTTTCCATTCGTATGAATGATAAAACTTCTGATTTAAATAACGATCAAATCCAAAAGTATCTTGACCAACTATTCCTCCAAGGCGTAAATACTCATATCGCTCTTTGAATGTTGATAATTGAATTAAATCTGTATAGCATCTTAACATCATTCTTTTTCCTGAGGAATCATGTATGGATCCTCTTTCCAAAACGCATTAGATCTCTCTTCATCACTTGGCATTTTATTCCAACAACGATAATACAAATTGTAATCCATACATACTTCTTCGTCGCATTCCATCAGCATAAGAAAGCAATTATCTTTAACTCCGACAAAATCAACACCATCAAATCTAAGCGGTCTTATTCTTTCCTTAAGTCGAAGCTCCTCATAAATGGTTTTCCTTTTCTCAGCAGCAGTGAGAATTTCTTGATAATTCATAACATGTGCCATATGAGTTTCTTCCTACTTATTTTGATTTAATACTCGTCTGAAGAATGCGGGGTATACCTACGCATAGCTTCGATAGCTTGAGCGTAAAGGATATCTCTTTCTTTATCTGCTTTAAGAGCTTCGGTCTTAGCTTTTAAAAGTTTAATCTCTTCTTCAAGCTTCTCTTTTTCTTTCCGCTCGCGCATGGAACCTAATTTCAAGTAATGTGTAATCACTTGACTCGATGCAGTTCCATTTCTGAGCTGTTGTTCAGCAAGATCCACTGCATAAGCGATCATTTGGTCCTCTCGACCCTCTGGAGTTATTGCGGGAGTTTGACGATGCAGTGGCTCTTCAGCAACTTTAGTCTTAGTTTTCATAAGACTATCCCTCCTTTGGCTGAGATAACCATTGAATTAAATTAGTTTAATAAGACTTTAGAGGCACTTTCAATAAGTATCCTGGGACTTTTATGTGTATCAATCTTTGGAGGAATTTCAGCACATGAAGAACCAGCCGCCAGAAACTGGGTGACGCTAAATCGTAGATCCCAACCACTAATCTACGACAGAGACGAAAGGAGTGATGTGTCCCAGGATACCTATGGAAAGTGCCTCTAAAGTCCTAAAGGGTTTAAAAAGTTCTGACAAAATGTCCCCCCGGAGATTTTTTAAAGAGGGCGGCGATGTCAGGGGGTGGGGGATTCTGCGGGACCCTCCCCCGGAGTGTCTGATATCTCTTCCACTTCATCTTGACCGAGATAAACAGACGGGGTGGGGTCTAACTTTTCCCCCTCCCGGGATATCATTGTATAAATGTCCAGCCCCAGTTCATCATTTATTCTGATGATCTCTTTGAAAGCTTCAACTCGTTCATGAGCTAATGCTTCATCACTAATATCAGGATCAAGCATACCAACTTCACGAGCAATGTAAGCTTCTGTGTTGTAGTGTTTCATCTTCTCATCAAAGTATTTCCATTCATCATACTCTGTGAAAGGATTGTAAGGATTGTCTTTAGTTGTTAATAGAATATCTGTCTCTTTCACCATGTGAGATCATCACCTCCTTGTCATGCATTTGCATCAACCTTTGATGTACCAAAAGCAAAAGCCCTATGAAACTAATTCATAAGACTTTGCAACTAACTGATTAGCTATCTTTCTTTCCGTCACCATCAAGGTCAAGTGCACGATAAAGAGTAGAGATAGAAACACCAAGACTCATAGCAACTTCGTCAGGTGAATAACCACGATTCAACCTAAGCTTGGCTGTAGCAATCTTAGCAGGCGGAATACCTTTAGGAGAACGAGGAGTTGCACGTTTCTTAAGCTTATCTGTATCACAATTCTTAATGATCTCTTCAAGCTTGTTAGAAGAAATAGCGCCAGCCTGAATAGCTTCCCATTGACGATCAGTAGGATCAATAAGAGTCTTTTTGGCTCCAACACGATATCGTGCTTCTTCAAGACACTGCCCTTTAACTTTCTTAATTTTATCTTTATCATAAGAAAGCTCGGGATTATCTTCTTTCTTCATTTGGAATAACTTATTAGCAAGCATTTGCGCCTTACGTTCACGAGGAGCATTTTCTTTAGCCAAAGCTAAAGCAGCATCAAGTTCTTTAATTTCCTTAAAATAAACTTGCTTGGCTGTAATATCTTGCTTTTGTGGACGAATATGAGAAGCTTCAAGACGAGCTTTATTTGCTAAAGATTTCATCTCGTTCGCATATTCTCCATAAATATTTTCCATTTGGGTACCAGAAGATAAATTCATAGCGTCAGATTCTTCATACATCCACTGACTCTTTATCATTTTTGGAACCTTTTTATAAATAATCTTTCCGTTCTCGTCAAGCACAGGTTCCTTTATTTTTTGTTTAGTCTTTTCGTCAATAAGAGTCTTCCCAGTAATGGGGTCCTTAACTTCTTTTAAAACACGTTTAGCAACTTCTTTATATCCTTTTTCCCCAGGCTTAGGGGTAGTCCATAATTTAGCTCCGGTTTTTGGATCCGTATAAAAAACCCGGGTCTTTCCTGTTTCTGGATCGACTCGGGTCTCGCCGGGTTTACGATATGGAATATCTTTCTCACTTGAGGCTTTAGAAATAAGTGTCGATGCTCCTCCTTGAGATCGCCCTTGATACTTAATATATAATTGCCGAATATTATTATCTTCAGCCGATTGTCGCCAATCCAAATCATGCTTCTCGGCATCAATAATAACCATGGAATGTTTAACTGCTCTAGCCAACTCAGGTTTTGTAGCACCTTTTAAAGTCATGTCAGTAATAAGATTTGATACCAAACCCATCTGCATGCCCTTCTCATGCGGAGTCATCTGTTGATATGGAGAATCAGCAGGACGTTTATAACGTTCATGCATCTCTTCAGCAAATCCATCAAGCTGCTCTAAAGGCCCATGAGTTCTCACATAACCTTTATCGTTTGGAATAACCAAAACAGTATCGCCATCAAAATCCGCGCCAGATAACTGCTGCGCAACCTTAGGATTTATACCAACAGCATCACGCTTTACAGTTGGATCATTACCACCAATAACCCGTTGACCATCAGGAAAACGATTGTTAACAGTCAATTCAGGAATTTCAAAACGTCCTGTATGAGGAAATCGAATTAGGCAAACCTTTTCTCCATCATGAAAATTTGGTGCATAAATCTCATCCTCTTTAATATTAGTAAATGGAATAAGCAACTGCATTGCCTGCCTAGGTAAAGCAGCCGCCTTTAAATGTACAGCAGCGGAATCACAATTATCCGCAAAGCTTTCTAATAAATTCTTACGAACTACTGGATTATTTATTGTCTTAAGCTCTTCGAATTCATCATTACGCATACGAGCATCTAAAGATAACTGACGCTTAGCAAGAGGAACTGTTTGCTTCGCCAAAAATTGACTTGACAAATTTCTATTCCAATCATCCCAAGTGCCTTGCTCATTAACAATATTCAATGCGGATAAATGCGTCTGACCATCCTTACCTGTGTAATGTGCTTGGAAATAACGAAGGGGATGCTTTGATTCTCCTTCATCATCCTGATTAATACTAGCACCAAATGGATTATTAGTAATGGGATCTTTTTTCATCGGTTTTAATACCGTTTTATCTTTTGAACCCATCATTGGATAATCGTTTGGCTTACTCGTGTTAACCAGAATATCTACACCTTTAGGAAAATCTTTTGGATCACCATAAACAGCAACCCCTTTAGCAAAATGAGTTCCATTACCTTCGCCTACGGCTATACGAACCTGAGCATATGAATTGCGCCCAAGATTTAAATCCTCGCAGCCAGGTCTGATCTCAATAAGACCATCCTTCTTATCACCGCCATCTTTAGGATAAATAATCTTAACACGTTTCTCATTAACCGCAACAGGGGTTTCAAGTTTATGAGGATTATCATAGTCGCCATGCTCATAATGAAAACCAGGATAATCAATCTCAGCATTTTTTCTAGCCTTCTCAACCTCAGCCCAAGGCGTTCCCCTTGGTACTAATATCTTCATCATTGTAGATTTGCCAGTACCCATCTGAGGTTGCTCATGATACTGAATTTCATATCCTTCTTCAAGCATTAAAGCAACTGCATGGCGAAGTTTATCTTTAGAAATATTACCCATTTGAACTTCGCATCCATGCCCAACATCCACATATTTCTGTTCGCCAACAGCTTTCTTTAAATCCTCGGCAACATTCCTAGTAGAATTTGTCTTGATCTTATCAACATTTTTTAAAACATTTCGAACAGTACTCTCTGGAATTTGAAGTTGCCTTGAAATTGCCATCTTCGAATAACCTTTGTCGCGAAGTTTAAAAATCATAGAATCGCGGCCCCTAGAAATATTCTCACTGGCAATATCAATCTTCGCACGAAGTTGAGAAGTATTCATCTTCATGCTCTTGGCAATTTCCTTTTGACTCCATCCTCTTTGTTTCAGACTCGCGACATGCGCCTTAAAATCCATGTCGCCTTGATAAGGATTCTCACCAGAACCCCAAGGATATCTTCCAGAATGTCTAGGCGTTCCATAATGATATAACTCTTTCTTACGTTGCTTTTTCTCGCCAACGACTTCTGATTCCTCAGTTGGAATATCGGTTTGCAGTACCTTTTGTTCCTTCTGGTTGGGTTTTACCTGGCGTTTCATGGGCTATTCCTCCATCTTCATTTTTTCGATCTTATCGTCAAAGCGAATGATCGTATCCATGATTCTAGCAATATCGTTACCATCGGGTATACAAATCTGAATTGCATCGTTCTGATAAATCCGTAACTCGCAATCGAATTGATCAGGTTTCATGTGGTATTCCAGGCAAAATAAGGCAGCGTAGATTTGGAGCTGCTCCATATGAGTAGGGGAGACTCCTGTCTTTAAATCATGAATCCGCAGAAATCTCTTTCGCTCATCGTAGGAAATAGCATCAGCAGTTCCAAAACAATTGCGTGAGTAATATAAAGGTTGTTCGGGAGTAAGACGAAAATGCAATGCATCATTAACATACATATTAAGTGTTTTGTTAACTGGAGGTAGATCTATTTTTAGTTTAATACACTGGCAAGCAAAATCATGCAGTTCCGTTCCACGCTGAACAGCAAGGCTGCTCAAATATGCTTGTACCAATTTTTCTTCATCGTAATTAATCCAATGGTACTTGCTTGCGCCTAGAAATGCGTGCTGGCCGATTAAATCCGAGTGATGAATAAAGTTCATTCAGTACCTCTTCCTTATTCTCAGGACTGATGAACCTCGCGAATGACATAGCGTTCAAGAGATTCACATAATATCGTTGATTCGGTTCAAGCTTACTTGGATCGTTCAAATATGCAGAATCTCGTTTGCATTCGAGTGCACCCCAACGCTTTTTATACAAAATAAGAAGATCAGGGAAACCCTGAGGAATATTAGAACCATCGTTTTTAATAACTATGCAGGCCGGGAGTTCACTACGGATTTCCCTAATAAGCTCTGCCTGAAATTGATTCTCATTTTTCATCTCAAGGCCCCTTTTAATCTTCTTATTCCATAAAAATTATGGACATTATTAAAGAGGAGAAAAAAAGTATGACTAGGCCGTGTATGCGATGTCACACCGGCACAAAAAAAACATCCTTTGCGAGACAAAATTTTCACATCTTGTCCTTCTCCTCTATTATAGGCCTTGTTTTTTTTGCGATTTTTCAAAAGCATTGAAAATGCTAGTTTCTAGCCACTCAAAATTACACAAATCATCATCAGTAGCTAAAATAACCTTTCCATCTTCATCACGCATCGCATACTTCTTATTACAAGTGCATTTACAAGGCCCTTTGTAAATTTTCCAACAACCATCCTTTGAACATCCAACTGCTTTTGAAGGATCGCAGATATAAACCTTCTTTCGATCAACTTTGTCACTCTTAGAAAATAAGCGCTTAAAAGCCTGCAAAATCCTTTTCATTAAAATTCCTCTTTCTGTTCAAAGCTCTTGTAATCGCTGTGTCAATTTTTGATCTGCTGCTAAGGTGAAAATAATAGAGATCTGAAAATGGAGTATTAATCCTATCAATTCTTCCTGCAGCCTGGGTCATCAGTTTATAACTATAACTTTGTGAATAGAAAATAATTGTATCAGTAGTAATACAATTCCATCCTTCCGCGCCGGCACTATACTGAACTAAATATGCCCAACTCGCGCCATTCGGAAGTTTCTCATGTTTATGACCATTCCACTCTGCTATTTTTGTTGGGAGCTTTCTAAGTGTCTCAAGTTCATAATCAAAATTATAAAAAATTATGATCTTAGGATTTGCGTCAAGCAACTGACAAACTTTTTCAAAGCGACTTGGATCCTCATTCGTTATTTTTCGTAAAACACGACAAAGTTCGCCAGCGTCATCAATTGGTTCATTAGTATATGGATTCCATCGGTTCTTAATAACCGCACGACTTTTCTCCATGTCATACGGTAAATATATGGTCTCGTGATGCTGGTGAGTCTCCTTTTTCTTAACCATATGAACAAGAACCTGATTACGATACTTAAGCAATGGTCCTTCATTGTAATATCCCTGAATTACAGGATATTTGCTCCATCGCTTCCAAATCGCATGATGATTTGTAAAATCGCTTCTCGAAGAGAAAAATCCATTAGCAATAAAAACCGGGCAATACTCAATCCAAGTATCACCCGGCGTTGCCGTTAATAAAATCCAATGATTAAACTTAGCAATCTTCAAAAATGCTTTAACCCACTTACCACTTCCAACAACTCGCTGCTCATCAAAAATAAAGAAGGCATTCTTAACATCGGAATACTTAGAAATATTATTCCAACTATCAACGACCATCTTAATTCCGATACCTTTACCATCTTCAAAAATAGCAAATCGAGCAGCCTCTTTATGCCACTCCCGTTCATCTCTCTTCTTCGCAGTCGTAATAATATAAAGATCAACTTTTTTCATGCAACCAGGACGAAGATTTTTCTCAGGAGTAAGGGAGCCCCCGCACTCCCGTTCAACGAAATATGCGAGGGCTGTAATGCTCTTACCAATTCCAACATCAGCGCATAATATACTTCCGCTTCGCAATCGGTTTACAGCATCCCTTTGATAACTAAATAACTCAATTTTACTCATCGGCATTCACATCCGACTAAATATCATTCTCCTGCAATCGCATAACCAGCGTACTTTCCACCAAAATCATTCACCGGAACAGCAACCGCATACATGGACTTCAAATATCCTTTCTTAGCATCCGGATTCATTACACTACGCCCATGAGTATACGGATGAATAACAATATCTACATTCATCAGTTCACTCTCATCAAGTCTGTGCCATTGTTCCGGAGGAACGAGTGCCATCGTCTTTTCGCCATTAAATTCACTAATCTTATAAATACGAGGCGGATACTCACTATTCTCATTTACAACGATCTCCGTGTAAATAAGAGCATGATCAAACTCGTTCTGAAAATTATCAATATAATCGGCCCAACTTACAGTTCTGGTGAATTCACCTTCAGCAAGCTGATCCCGAACTTCTTTCACCTTAATATTCCAACCAGCATCATTCAGACGTTCTGCATAATCTTTTGTTAAAACAAGACTAAACGTCCGCTTACCACCAGCAGGATTTACTTTTGTCGGCTTACCTGTAAAATTCTTATAAATCATACCGGCCTGCTCAACATTTAAATTCCCATTAACTAAAAGCTCAAATTTGCTATTCTCATTGACATACTTAATGGTATCTACGTAATTCATACTAAAATCTCCTTGCTTTCACCTAAAATAGTGTTTGTAATCTTATATCCCTGTTTACAGGAATAACCGTGTTCGTCATTTGTAAAATCAGGACAATCAGAACAATATGCGTACTTCTCTGTCTTACACGGAAGCATCCATGGGTCTATGTTATCATCTAAAATATGTTCTTCCGGTAATATGACCCCTTCGTCACCTTTAACAAACATTTCAAAGTCAACATACTTACTAACTGTCTCAACTGCTTCATCAACAAGTCCTCTGAAATATCGAATGTCAATATAATCTCTCCAATTATCAAATTTCTGAAGAGTTTCACTTTCCAACCACCGATATCCCTTAGCTCCTGTTGCAAAACCAAATCCTCCATCAGACTCTTTCCGTACTAATAAACCTCCGCCGCACCCAGGCTTCACCGGCATAAATTCGCCAGCCTTACCAACAAATAAATAGTGATGACCTTCGGCAATGATCTCATCAAGTACAGAAATATCTTTCGGGAGATCCTGAAGCTCTGCTTTGATCTTTTCCTTGTCTAAATCAGAAATATCCTCTTTTAATAAATCCTTATTTAACTTTCTGATTCTCGTTTCTATTTTCTTCTTCTCTTTCTCCTCTTGCTCAACATTTTTAAGTTGCTCATTCAAATCTAAATATAAACTCGTTTTAACAGTCTTTGTTTCACAAAAATCCCAGAACTCCATCGGCTCATGGCTAAATAAATGCTTAAATACAAACGGATGCGCAAACTGAGCACCTGTAGCGGTCCATCTTGTTGGCTCAAAATATGGCGTTTCATGCTCTTCTGCTGCTTTCTTTGCCTTTTTACATTCTTTTAACCAATCCTCATCATCTTTTGCCCGTAATGCAATATAAACTGCGTGATTTACAAGACAAATACGTTCATACCGACTCTCAATCTCAAAAGTATAACCATGATCTTTACCAAACTGAATAACAAAATCCTGAAGTTCCTTGCTAGGCTTTACTAATTTGATTGAATCTGTCTTAATATGAATTACATGGCCTCCACGCTTCTGCACTTCAAGTCGAAGTTTCTCCATAAATAATGCTCCGCGCTTCGCAACCCAGTTATCCACATTTCTGGGATCCTTAAAACGATTTTGGAACGATGCTGCAGTCATACCATAAGTCGAATTTAATGCAATCTTCAGAGCATATGCCAGGTCATCAGCATCCTCATCGTTCTCAAGATATGGAGCAAGCCTTCCATTAAATAACTTACGTGCTTTCTCATAATCTTTGTGCTTGATTGCAATTCTCGCCTCATACAAATCCTTATAACCCTGCGTATATGGACCAAAACCGTTCTCAACAATAATACTAGTCGGATGCATACTGGCTACATCAAATGTTATGACATCATAATATCCACCAGGTTCTGCATAAACACGACCACCTTCACCAATAAGCTCGTCACCATAATAACTTTTATGATTCTCGAACCGATACTTGGGAAATTCTTTCTTTAAATCAGGATAGTTAAATTCATGCCAAGGTTCACGAACATCGCCAAATATCAACTGTGCAACCAAATTGTTCGTAGAATCATTCACAGTCATTCCGGTTAATGCTGCTAAAATCTTTCGAGCTTTAAAATCCACTTGCCACTTCTTACTCAAGAAATATGCTTCTGTTGCCAGAACATCATTCTCACAATATTGCGCAAGTCGTTCCCAATCACTCTCTGGAATATCAGCACCCCATTCAATTTCCATCTCTTTATGCGGAATATGCATCTCGATCTCAATCTTCTTTAAACCTTTCTTTTCACTAGAAACGTCTAAAGTATCTGTGTAAGAAATATTCTTAGACTCATACATCTTTACACTTTGATCATTATTAATAATGCGACTACTCAATTCACAAATTTGGTGAGGACTATAACCAAGATATAACGCATACAAAATCTTATTATCATAATTAACAACATTATGACCTACTATGCGCATATCAAATAACTTTTCAACCTCACTTGGCTTCGGATTATATAACCGTACACACTTCTTCTGCCTATCATTAGAATTCTTCAAAATAGCTGCCTTTCCATCAGGCTCAAGCTCTTTGTATACGATTAATATAAGATTGTTCGTAACTTCGCAGTCTAAAATAATGATCGGGGCATCTTCCTTGTAGTCAGAAATATACTTTTCTACATTAGATGGATCTTTACGTTCCTTCGGCCAAATAAGATCCCAACTGTAAAACATGTTAATGCATTCTGAAGAATGATTATGGCTACTTGCCGCAAACGAATATAACAAATTCTCAAGATCTGAAATATCATACTTAATGCCTTTCGTTTGTGCATCCTTCAAAACACCATCTATATATTTTATCAATGTTACGGTCTTTGGCTCTTGATCAAACGGACGAATTTCTTTGTTAATTGCTTTGTTAATCGTGTTTCGTAAATGCTGTTCATCTTTAATTCCATCCCAATTAACCATAGTTTTCTTTTCCTCTTTAAAAGGCAGTCCGCTTGAAATATGAGCTATTGGAAGATCATTACAAAAAGATACTCTACGTCGAATCGAAAGATTTGTATCATCCGGAAATGATTTGATCTCTATCTCTGGACCAAACATATTACTAAGATCCTTAACATTACCATGATAATAGAAATATGAATGAATGCCTCCGCCACTATTTGACAATTCAACATATGTTTTTGGCAAAGCAATTTCTGCAGCGGCTTTCAAATTTAGCTCCAGACTTTTTTCTCCATCAGGACCATGCTTGTCAAAATCCATAAATATCAAATTGCCAGGACCTTTAACCCAATGTGTATTAGATGTTTCAAGATCCTTCAATTTAGTCTTACAATTTGCCCACTTATATTTCAATGGATGATCTCGATCACCCGTTTCATATTGAGCTGGACATTCTGCAAATTCCTTGTCAAATATTGATTCAGTTTTATCTAAATGAATCCACTTATAAGAATATCCTTTCTTATCACTCTTCAGAACTTCTTTACTATCTTGTGTAAAAATATCATCTAACTTTTCAGAAAGTTCAGAAGTAGACTCATTAGACTTCTTTCGATTCTCATTTGGAGTAAACTTTTCAAGTATTAATCCTTTAAAAACGCTTCTTCTCTGATCGCCGTGTTTTCCTGTGGGATTTTTGTTAAACTCTTTAAAATAATTCTTAGCTTCATCAACAATTTCATATCGTTTACGCTTAAATTCTATTCCGCTTGTTTCACAATAATCTTTCCATTTATCCCACAAACGACCAGCGCTTATACCTTCAGGATCATTAAACTCCTCGATGTTCTCTTCCATAAAATTGAAAAATGCATCAGTTCGATACATCATCCGTTCTGGAACATAGTCATCATAATAATGCATTCCTCGTTTTGGATCATTATAAACTTGCATACAATGATGAGCTACAGAACCAAGCTGACTGGATATCGTCGCGATCAGTTCTTCGTATTTTCGTATCGGTTTAATTTTTCTTCCGCTTGGCTCAATATCAATAAGCCTTCGAATAATTCCGCTCTTAGCGTCTGTAATCCTAACCGGCTTATTTGTACCAAGCATCATCATGCACATCGGCTTGATCACATACTGAGCTTTATATTTTTCATTCACTTCAAGCTCTTCATGACTAGCAATTTTATTAATTGTAGCATTTGTCTCAATTCGACTTAAATTTGTATCTTCATCGATGGCAACAAGTGGATTCGTCGAAAGAAATTTACAACCAAACTGATCTCCGCTCGAAACAAGATTCTCAGCTTTAAATGTCGCATAATATCCATCAAGCAATTTCATAACCAAATTTAATATTGTACTCTTACCACTTCCTTGTGGTCCATAAAATACTAAGAACTTCTGAATCTTGCTTGCTTCTCCGGACAATATAGCGCCAATAGCCCATTCGATCTTTTCTCGTTCTTCCGGTTCATACAAAACATCAAGTAAATGATCCCACGCTTCGCATGGTTCTTCCGATAACGAATATGGAAGAACTTTCGAAACATAATCTGTTTTCTTATACGGCTGAATTTTACTCGGATCAGATTCTGGATTTTTGAATGTAACTTTTTGATCAAGTACTTTTGCATTATCAGGAAGTGACTTTACATACTGTTCAAATTTAGTCCATTGATTACTGCTAAATGTTCCCATATATTTTGGAGTGTATCTATATGGTTCACCATTAGCTCTTGCTTGTGACCGTAATTCATTTACTGTCTTCTCAATATCAGAATCAATTGCTTCCTGAATAATTATCTTGTCACTTGTCCAAAGTCCAGTTTCTTTATCAAATACAACGTAAAAATCTCCGCCTCGAATCATTAGATCTTTTGAACGCTTGATAATAAACTCTGGATAGACCTCAAAATGATCATTTTTTCGTGTTGGACGTTCCTCAATTTTGTAAAAATCCACGTGTTCATTTTAACCTCCTTTCCTATCATTTTTGCTTGACTTCATTTTTTCACAAATTTTTGAAAACTATTTATATATTTACAAAAGTTCCCCCATAAAAAGTTTTGGAAAAATTTTCGTAAAAGTGAAGTCAAAACCCTGGAAGCCTTGAAAAATAAGGATTCTTTGACTTCATTTTTGTAAAAACACCCCTCAAAAGTGAAGAAAAAACGTAGTATTTACTACGGAAATTTTTGTGTACACACTTATTTTTTCGTTTTTGTGTAGCCAACAATTCCGAAATTTACGTTTTTTCAAAAACAAAAGTGAAGTCAAACATAAAAGTGAAGTCAAAAATGAAGCAAATTTTCACCAATTTTTCACTCAATTTTGAACATCCCATCATCATCTACATGCTCATTTACCCAGGCATTCATTTGATACCATAAGCCGACTTCTTTCTGATTTTTTCCACTATCTTTGTCCCAATTATTGAGTGGAAATAGACCACCGCAACAGCCGCTTTCGAAGTACTCTCGTCTCAAAAATTGCTTAATTCGACCTTTCCAAATATCTCGAATTTCGCTCTCACGGTGGTCAAAATCTTCATCGTCGAACTCATCTAAAGCCAGATTTCTAATTAGAATTCTATAGAAAAATCCTACCATTTTCCATGGTTCTTCCTCATTAAACATCTCATCCAAGTGCACACATAAGCTGAAAATAATCTCCAAAACAGAGACTTTTCCGTGCACACTTTTCCAAATTCTATCGATATCACGAGAGGATTTTCCAGCTAATTTTCCAACTTCCTGTGCATATTTCTCCCGAATCTCCAGAGCATCCTTTGCCCTGATTTCGTCCTCCTTCACAGATTCCAACCAGGTGAAATCTATCTCGAACATCAACCTGCAAAGTTCTCTGGATATCTCGGTAGACATCCATTTCAGCTCTGGATTTGCCTCAGGACTTAGCCAATTAATTTCAGAACCCATCCATTTTATCTTTGATTTTACTTCCGAGTCATCCTCATCAGAACCTAAATAATCCAGCTTCTCAATTAACCAGCCCAGATATGTTTTACACCCCGACAGTTCCTCTAACAACACTTGTGTCGCCATTTATATATGCACTCCCATCAATTAGTCCTTTAGAGGATTTATGGTACCGTGTGACTTCAGCAACAAAGTTTTGTCCAAAGTTCTTAATATAAACTACTTCCGGATCTTCATCTTCGTCTAGCGTACGTTTCTCAAACAGTTCTTTACCATCCGTGACACCAAGATCTTTTATAGGATCTTCAAGTTCTTTGTCATTGCTGTCAGGCTGTAAAAATACATTGTCAACATCATAATAATCAATGCGAATTTGTTCTAAACGAGACTCTTCTTCAAATTCCTGTCTGGAAATGATACGCGGACCCTCCTCCGGATGTGCCCTGTACCTATCCACTTCGTCTAAATACCTTTCCCTTTCTATTTTTTGTTCAATTGGTTCTTCTTCGTCTTCAGCGTCTTCCATCATTTGCTTCACATCTTCATAAGTGACACCTTTAGGATTTGTTTCATCCTCAATGTTAAGATCATAATTATTAACAATTTCAGCTGGAGGAATACCATCATCATATTCTGGATAATAATCTCCCCAGCCAAGTGCTGCCCATACCAATTTGATCTTTTGAGGATTCTTTTCATACTCCCTAAGATTCTCGCGAGCCTGAGTTGTACCTAAAAATCCGTCTTTGCCACAGAAAATCTCAATAGGATACTCTAAAGTCTGCCCATCACTTGTTTGAATCAAATACTTTCGACCGGAAAATTCCATTGGCGATTGAACATTCCTAAAAATGTCCTCAACTTCAGCATCAGAAATAATCCGATCGCTAATTTTATCCTCTTTTTTAACAGGAATGCTACCAGATTCAGCGTAAATATCATCGTTTCTAATGGCCTGAGAAGTCTCTTCTGGTACTTTTTCATCATTTTCTTCTTTTGAAGCCTTCTCAGAGGCGATTTTTTGAGCTTCAATTGCCTTCTGAATTGCTTCCGGATCATTCGAATCCACCTGAATAAGATTTTCGTCCATCCATTTTTGAGTTTCAGCTAAGGTGTCTTCAACTCCACGATTATATGCCGCTTCAATAACCTTATCGCCTTTGTTCTTGGCATCAGAAATGGCTTCAGAATATCCTTTATCATAGCCAACCTGATTGCCATCCATATAAGCACGACGTCTTTCCTTGTTAACACGCTCAGAATATCTCTTACGTTGTACTTTTTTGGATACACAATAACTGGTTGTTCCACAAATAAGACCGCCAGCGGCGAAGCCGATGCCAATACCGACCCAAAGAGACTTGTTAAAAGGCTTTTTTTGCTGATTTTGATTATCCATTGATTAAAAATGCTCCTTTCGTCTTGTTTAAATATGAAGTTTTACCGAATGAATGGATGCTTCTTTTCACAGAAGGGACAATTTTTACGCTTCCAATATTCGTCAGCTATAAAAATGCCACAAATGAGACCTAAAAAACCTCCGAATGCAAAACCAATTAATAGAACAAGCCAACTAGACATGAATATCCTCCGTGTTAAAACTTGCTAAGTCCTCAGATGAACATGTTACGTCATATTTAGGAAATGCGACTTTATCTCCGGTTCCGGTAAGTGTGATTGATGGATTATATACCGTTCTGGTTTTTGTCTTTTTAACAATTTTATGGCACTCCGGGCAAGAACAGACCAAAATATCTGTCGCCGTAGACGAATAACCACTATTAACAATAGTAGCTGACGTCGTTATAGTCTCAGAGCCACAGGTCCATGTCGGCCAGCAAGTACCATAGTCTGTATAATATTCGTCCTCTTCACAGGAAAATCGGCAGCCACACTTCTCACATTTAAATTTTTCATACTTTGGAGGATCTTTATCTTCTTTATAGGTTGAACCATGATTTAAAACTTTCATACTTATACCTCAACTCCAGGAATATCATTAATCGTGTTGCCTTCACCAAGGGATTCAATCAACGGTTCATCATCAATATCAATAATAATCCAACAAGAATCTTTTAAACCATATTTGAAATCTTCATCATCTTCATAATGCAGATTTACTTTAGCACCACGTTCAGGATGAGCAGGATTACCGGGATCCCAGACACGACCAAACATAGCTCCGACCTTAATATCGCCTTTAACTCCATAAAACTCACGTCTCACGTCATTAATTGTGTAATGACCGCCACAAATAAGGAGAGTATTAAGTTTTGAAGTGATTGTATCAAGTTGTTGCATACGAATTGTGTGACTCGGACTCCAAACCTGAGGCGTCGTCTCTTTGGAATATAAGATTCTAAGTGCGTTTTGATTAAGCTGAACTACGAGACCGTTATTTTCTGATGCAGATTCTTTGTTTTCACCGTCATTGGATTGATCGGCATTAAGCAAACCTAATGCTTTTTTATCAGTATGTTTAGTTGTTAAATATCTTCTGTCCGCTTCGACACCATGCTCGGCAATAACATTCTGTCGATAGTTCATAAATGAACCGGCAATAATACCAGCCATTGCAGTCGCATTTTTATAGTTCGTATGCTCAATTCCCCAGCCCTTTGTCACACAATATGCGCTAAGAGCTCCTCCGACAATATCCGGGAGGTAATCCTTTGTTGTCTTGGCAGAGCAATAAATATAAGCTCCGGCAGTCTTAGCAACACGTTTATACCATTTTTCGTTCTTATACTTTTCTTTGACTTCAGAAATATAGTTTCCGTTTCCTTTAAGTTTGTCGTGAATTTTATAAGTCTTTCTGCAGGCATGAGCGCTGGTTAAAAATAAACCCGTAGTGCCTGCTATGGTACAAATCTTGCCGCCATTACGTGTCCATAATAATTTCAGATCACGCCCTACGTATTGGTAAGAATTATACCAATGGGTCTTTGGAATTTGGCTCATAAAAATAAACCTCCTTGTTTTCGTTCTACTATATGAGGTGTTTTCTTTGCGAATAAATAAAACAAATACTGTCTTTCTCATTTTCGGAAGGATGACGGAACGAGCTTTCACTGACGGTCTTAAATTCGCGGTAAGACTTCAGAGGACAGTATTAACCCTGGTGTGGGAAGGTTAATCAAATATCAACTGGCGGCTCAGGGCCAAGTTTCTCTTTAGGAGGTTTCTTTTTAGCTTCAGAAATAAGTCGTTCAATTTTCTTTTTACTTTCAACGACCTCGAGAATATAGTCATGTTTCTCTTTGTCGTCTTTTATATGAATTTTAGAATATGGATACACCCGATCCTGCACAGTTTCAGTATGTTCTGTGATATCCACAATACATTTTTCGTCAACATATGCAGGTCGGCATGTATCATATCCGGTTACAATAATCATTCAACTGAACCCTCCGTAGAAATGGGAGTGGTTACATTTTGCGCTGGGAGAAAAGCCAGTCTGCGAGTTGAAGGACGCCGAGAATCGGTATAGATACCATAAGCAGTAAGACCCAGCAGACCCGCGCAGAAAGCACCTGCAAAAATGGCGAGTTTCTTATTTGACTTCTTATTTTCCTCAGCTTTGCGTTCACGTTCTTTACGAAGCTGCTCTTCACGCTCTCTGCGCTCCTTTCTATTTTCATCTTCAAGCCAACGTCGATATTCAATTTCCGCCATAGCTTCCTCATGAGCGGCCTGAATACGCAACGTCTCGACTTTGCATTCCTCTTCAGTCAGATTACGACTGTCAGGATATGGCTTATGCACATGTGTCTCCTTTTTCTCGTGCACAATAACCGGTTTCTGATTCTGCTCAGATCCGACTTTCACTTCAACCGTCTGATTATGCGGCTGATTGGTATTATCGCCATCTTTGTAAACCTTTTTCTCCTGCGGCTGCTGCTTTCCGTTAGACAGATTTACAGCTAATTTGCTCAGATTACTAACCGTTTCAATACCCTTACCAACAACGTTCATGTCAACCTTACCATTCATAAATAATCAAACCCCTTTCATCTCTTGATAATTTCGTTTGTGATTTTCCTGAACTTCGTGCTCAATTAAAAAGTTTTCATAAGCATGAAAACAATCAGGACAAAATACTTTGATGCCAGATTCTTTTAATTGTGTAAAATGCGGACGAACCATCACTGTATAATATGGCTTATACAATTTAATCTCGTCTTTACAAATATCACATTGTTTTGGAAGTTTCTTTTCTAATTCAGAATCATTCATCCGAAATATCCTCTTCAGCTTGTTCAGCAGTTTCATTAGCAGGTTCCTCGATTGCTGCTTCTTCATTCAAATATACAGGATCTTCACCAGGTGGCAGAATTTCGTCTAATTTATCAGTAACATCTTCCTCAGGATCCGGAACAGTAATGTTCGTGTTAGGACCATCCTTCAGAGCATCCTGCAGATCTTCTAACCGGAAATAGTTGCCGAGCCCCTTCTCACTACAGAGAATACAGAGTCGCCTCCACTTCCGGAAAGTCTGCTGCAGAATATTCTGAATCCCGTCCAGACTCGCCAGTTCATCAGGAGCCATGTCCGCAGCTTTCTCGCCAAGCTTAAAAACAATCTGGCCATACAGTTCCTGCTGAAATGCCTTCAACAGTTTTGTCTTAATACGAATAAGATCAATTTCCTCAACTTTAGAAACGTCTTTAAGCTCCTCGACAATAAATTCATTATAATAATGTTTTACTGAACGAATTGGCAGCATTTCACCTTGAGGCATATTTTTCTTGCTCACTTCTTCTTAGATCCTTTCTTCTTATCTGTCTTTTTCTTTTTAGCTTCCTGATCATAACCGGAATTGACAATTTTATTCAGACTACTGTTGGTTCCGTACATTTTCTTACCCAACGCTGCACAGAAGGCTGTATATTTATTAAACTTTTCACCTTTGGCAAGTTTCACAACAGTCTTCGTGCCATCTCCCCAGAAAACAACAGTAGCAGGATTATTGTAAATGATTCGAATATCACCAAAAATTCGATCAAGTTCGTCATCTACGCCTTCTGCTACAGCTTCATCAAAATCGTTTTTAGAATTACCAAGGCCGTACTTGTAAATAGTCGGCTGAATAAGATCTGAAAATGTTAAATACTTTTTATTTTCCATTTTAGGCGGCATGTTTTTTTCTCCTTTTTCATCATCTCTGCATTTGAGCAAATAATACTTATTTAAAATTTCGATAATCGTTTTTCCATCAACTCCAATAAACGGGTTTCCTGATGGATCTAAAACTTCAACTATATATTTCGTTGAAGGATTTTTTGTCAAATCAACCTCAAAAGAAATAATTCTTCCATATACAGGTGTCATAGGAATTGAATATCCATGATCCACAAAATATATCGGATGAATTACAACTTTTTCGTTAATTTTGAAATAAAGACCATCGTCAAAAATCATCATTTACCTCATAAAAAATCCCAGATTGTAAGTTGCTCATATTTTTCTGTATTAGGCTTCAAAGGTTCCTTAAAAGTAGTTTTTTTCCATTTATGTTCTTTAAGGTTTCCTGTTCGTTCAAGATTTTTATACACCGCGACAATTTGTCTGGTTGGCATTTCCTGGACTCTTATCTTCCAATTTGGGCCAGGATATGCTTGTATTAACGCACTTCTCATTTGATCTATTGTCATGGTCAGTTCCTTTCAACTTAATATGGTGCTCAATCATCCATTTGTCCCATTCAATGACATTCATAAGAAATGCTCCTTCAATAAGCATAGTTTTATGGATACACAGAAATAATGCGCGTTGTTTGAAAGCCTCGAATGTATAGGATGAGTGAACTTCCACAACGCGACTTAAATTATTTAAAGTTCAGAGATATAAGAGGGAGGAGGGTTTGATCAGTCGTCATCATATGAATCTGGGCAAGGACGACATGATGTACGACTATGGTTCTCAATATATACTATTTCAGAACCAGCAGGCATATATTGAATTGCAATATCGATTGCCTTTTTCATATCATCTGCTTTAACTGTCAGATCATAATTAGATTTTGCCCATTTAATCGGTTGATTTTCGTCTTCTTTTTTGAGGTTCTTGTCGTAAAATTCGCCGTGAACAATAAACTTTTTAACCTTCATAAATAAATATTCTCCTTTTTTTTTACTGTGATAAGCTAACAGGTCTAGGCAAACTAATAACATATCCGCTACCATCGGGTTGAGATTTGATTTCTGCTTTAGAAAGATTTTTCCATCCACTGGAACTTGAAGTCCCACCTTCGCATAACTGTGGGACGCTGCTCGCCTCATAATATTGGCGAACTGTAACCATCCCATCACGCTCGATCGTATCCTTCAGTTCTCCCAGAACTTTCCTGGCATCCATTTCCGTGTTAAATGTCAATTCTTTAACTGGAGACATCATCACAGATGCCTGAATCGGACCATTACCAGATCCAGAAGATATACGACTATAAGATGCACGGTCTTTCCAGTTCCCGTCATCTAATATCTTTCCGTTCCAGATCCACCGCTGGAAAGTGTGTTTAATCAATTGTAGAAAATATTCCACAATATCATTAGCCACACGCTTTCCAGTCGGTTCCAAATAACTCTGCCAAACATATTTTCCAGGTTCAGCTACTTCCTCACCAAATGCATATTTGGATAACCGCTGTGCTACAGTCGGTTTCCCATCAGACACTTTGGGAGCAGAATTTACAACCGGATCTTTCGATGGTTGTTGAGTTTGTTGCTGATTAGGTTTGTTGACAAGAACATTAAATTTCTTGCCATTCATAAAAATAGGATGTTCAGCCATTTTATGTGGCCTCCTGTTTATTCATTTTCCTCAGCTGAAGCGTCCTCGCTATCATTTTCGACAGGCTTTTTGGGTTTAACGTCATCAAAAAATCCAGCAGTTTTGTCGATCGTCTTGTCTAAAATATTAGATGCGATCTTACCAAGACCAAGAGAAAGCATAGCCCCTGTACCAGCAGCACAGGTGGCCATAAAACCATTTTGAGTTTGCTTTACGCGTTGAACCGCAGGAATTGTGATTGCAGCGCTACCAATATACATCAGAATACTTCCGATATTTTTAGCGCTTTTTATACGGCGTTCGCGTTTGCTGAGGGATGTAGTAGCTTCGCTCATAAGAATATCTCCTTTCATTTCTAGCACGTGTTGAACTTGTCGAATAACCTTGATTCAAATATCCTGGATAATAATTGTTAATAACAATTGGTTGATGACCAGACTGGGGAAGTCTCATTGGATAATTACCAGGTGGACCTAAACTGTTCTGTTTGGTAATATGATGTACACCGAGAGCGGTTATGCCAATCACCAGACCTATCCGAATAATATCCCCGTATTGGTCCACTTTTTCGTTAATTGACGTTTTAACACCAGCTACTGCACCATCGGCAGCTTTGTTGGCGAACCACTTTGTAAACTTTTCAAACATGAAAAGAAAAAATGGGAAGAGCGTTGTGCTCTTCCTTCTCCTTCCTTAATAAACATTAGGGTCCAGGGAATTATCATCATTTACCTGTTCCGGCGGAATGTAAGCATTTCTTGCTCTACGTTCATCACGTTTTTGCAGCAGATAGCCACCGCCAACGGCTGTTCCAACTCCTGCTCCAAAGCTAATTGCGCATGCACCGATCTCCTTTTTGTGAGATTTGCACCAGCGCCATCCTCTTTTGAATACGTTTGGCTTTTTCTCTTCCGTTTTTTCCTTCGGCTTTTTTGCTGCGGTCTTCTTTTCCTTTTCCGTTTCATTCATTTCCGGGTTTTCCTTCTTTGCTGTTTCACTCATAAAATATCCCTCCTAATTTATTTACCATTTTTCATTATGAGCAACTTTTACTGCTCCACTTATAGCGTTGCAAAATTTGCGAATTAAATCCATCCGTAAAAATGAAGCTCGGCCAAGAGTTTCTCAGCCGAGCCATAGTCCTTTCATCCTAATCCGGATGTTTTGATTAACCGACCCATTCTCATATCTGTCGGTTCTGTATTAAATCCAATGGCTGTTACAGAAACACCAGGACTCCATTCAATCGGTGTTCTATAAAAATCAATCACGTCATCGTCTACTCCGTGTTTCCCGGCGAACCCTTTATTCCAACCGAGGTGCTTCCTTTCAGGAGTTTTAACAATTCGTGCCTGAACATCCGGATTAGTATATCCGATTCGATGCAACCATTCTGTAAAATGCACACCGACCTCTTTATTACTATAATCATTATCAGGATTTCTCGGAGCAAGATCATTCATCATATTCTGCAACTCAGCAACCTGGAGAGAAATATAATCAATATTGCTCCAGAATGGCAACATCGTATATTCATCTACAAACATACTTAATTGCCCATTACCAACTCTTGGTGCATTGTTAAAATCATCAATGGATATAACACCGTTCTGAACTGCCGTCTGAACTTTATCCTTTACAACCTCGTCCTGAATTTGTTTAGCTTTCTTTTCTCCTAAAACTTCTTTAGTTTTCTGGGATAACTTTTCATACGCTTTCTCACTTGCAATAAGCATGGTCGTTCTCTTTGCAAGTTCTGCAGATAAAGTTCGATCAACCTTGAATGTGGAATATCCGCTGATTGCACAAACCGCAACAGGAGCGATCGCGTCTGTCCAACACAGCTTGCTCTTTTCCAAAAACGTTAGGCGTCTGCCTAATTCTTTTTCTCTTCGATCAATTTTTCTCGCTGATCGTGCACCACTTTGTGCTGCTAAAATACCGGTTAGTACAGTTCCGCCGATTCCGATCCCGGTGTAAATATGCGGCTTATTCGCTTCATAAAATTCGCCGAATCTTCCACCAAGATACATGAGACTTTGTTGCGCTTTGCCAACAGCCATGTGTAGCACCAACTCCTTTTAAAAAATATAAGAGACAAAAAGAGGAGGCGTTTGCGCTCCTTGAATATTGATTCCGAATCTCTGTTCGGCTTTAATCAATCAAACGCTCTCCGTCTCTATAATAGGCCTTGTTTCCGTTGCGATTTGGAAATATCACGGTTCAACTTCAATTTCAATATCGTTTCCAATACCACCATCATTTTCATACAGGGTCTCTTCGTACGCGCTTTCAGTCACAAGAGACACACCAAGTGCTCCTGAAAAATATACTTCCGCTTTTTCACATGCATCAGTTAAACTTTCTCCATAAGCACTCACTCGTAAATTTGCAATACCATAGGGTAGGGTATTATTCAGTTTATCTTTCGGTTTCAGAAAAATAGAATAGCTTTTCTTTTCAGTTTCATTCATATTTAATCTCCATCTCTTCCTGTAAATTTAAAATCATCATGAGAATCATCCGCAGCCAAGTTTAAATATCGAAGCATCCTTGAGCAAAGTTCATAGTTTCTGCATCTGATTTCTGTAATCGTACCAACAGATTCATAGCCATCTGTCATTTTTAAAGTATCCGAAGTTAAGTCAATAAACTCACAATTGGAGCATAGTTTTTTGGATACACATTTAACTGGAAGATCAACAATCATAGGCTTTTAATCTCTCCTGAAATATATTTGTTTGCGCAGTTTTTACAATAGTCCCCAAACCAAATGTCAAATATGTTTGGGTCGTCGTTCTTCATTGCTTTGCGCATAGCAATGCTGGAATCTTCTGCTTCTTTTCTGGAAACTTCCTTTTTACATAAGTCACAATAATAAGCATGATTTTTTACCATGATTAACTCCTTAATATTTAGGATCTGGTTCTGGGTCCTTCATTTTCATAGCGACATAATATTCGTCAGCCCATCCAAGATCTTCTCCAGTTTTATAATTTGTCATATGTATTTTTGTAGGTTTCTGATCAGCTGGAATTTGAGGATTATGAAGTGCCTCATAGTATTCCTGAATATGATACATAATACCTGTATCCTGATCGATCCAATTTGCTCCCATACCAATTGCAGTTTTGAAATTGTCGAGTTTACGATATTTTCCGGAACTCATTGGTTCAGCATGTTTATTTCGTCGTATTGTTTTTTGAGGAAATGGATTCATTCAGATATCTCCTTCACAAGTTTCGATTAATATTTTTGAATAAGTAAATTACCAATAAAATAAGCATGCATATCCCAACAATTGCTTGCCAGGGAGATGATACTTGAAAATTAAAACTCAATCAGATCAGACCTCTCTTTAGTCTCTGCTAGACCAGAAATGGCTTCCTTTACAGCAACTGCTGTGCTGCCATCCCAGGAATCCACAATATCCTCTACGGATTTACCAGCCATTCGTTCTAATATAGAAACAATGATCTGCGGAATTTTCGTATAATCAGAAACTGGAATTGCGCGTTCGCCAATTAAATTTGTCCATTCATCAAGTACCCGATTGGTTTCTTCTGTACCACCATCGGCATACCAGCTACTAGACATATTTGAACCTTGTTTCAAACACAAATGAAATATCTCCCATTCACGTGATGTTTGAGTTAAAACCTCATTCATTGTAAGTTCTGAAGCGCCTTCGATCTTATCACCAAAAATATTGGAAAGTTCACGAGATGTAAGAGTCTTAGGATATGCGTCATCACCCATTGTGAATAAGAATCCCTTTTTACCACGCTTTTCAAAATTATCGCAAGATGTATGATTAGCAGCAAAATACCAGACGAGGGGATAGGACTCTAAATCGTTTCCTCCGCCTCCGCGTTCAAAATATAACTGTGTAAGTTGTTCTGCGATTCGAATATCGGATTCGAACTGAGTACACTGGAAAGGCACCTCGTCACAATAACTATCCCCAATAGCATTAAACATAATCTGGGGATCACTGACGGGCTTCCTTTCCAGAATCTCAGTAACAAGAGATCCGAGTTGCTGTGCAACCTCATACAGAATATTGTTCATTGATCCAGTAACATCTAATCCAATAATAATCGGGGTACTATTCGGATGCTCATCAGAATCTCGAGATTCACGTAAAACATTTTTAGGATCAAATTCTGTTTTTAATCCTTTGGAAGTATATATTTCATTCGTACTTTTACCATAAACATTACTACGCGCATACCGTGTCCAATCCTGAGTTGTAAAAGTTCCGCTACCCATTTAAATATCCTCCTTAATCATCCGTAACTTCACAGTTTTCTTTATTAAAATTTTCCTCAGTTTCTTGCTCGTTCATGAATTCGAAATATGTACAGGTACTTAAACAGCAAAATCCAGAGCGCTCATCACAAAAGGCACAGTCTTCACAAATATGAGCAAGTTTGTATACTTCCCGGTCTTGAAAATCCTTATCCCTTACATAAAACGGGCCTCTCATACTACATACCTCGCTTATAAAATATTTTTGACGAATCATAATTAAACTTGGTAAATGATCTAGGGCCATACGCACGTTCTAAAGCATCATCCCATCTCATTTTTTCCTCAATCGGATTATCATTGCTTCCCCGACGTATCCAATCCAGCATCGGTTTTGGAATATCTGGATTAGCTTCTGTAATATGGCGAGCAATTGCTTTTACGCATTCAATATCAGTAAGTTGTGCTGAACGTTTATCAGTTTTTGTTTTGTTAGTCATTACAGAATATACGTCTTTGCTGGTACCAATCATTGGCTCGTCAAGCGGAGTTGCATACCACCAGCCACCATAAATATGGATAGAATGGTTATCAGGATTGATGAATAAATTATTTTCTGTAAAACCATTTAAAACCATAGGGCATCCGCACCATCTAAGAAAACAGCATAAGTCCGTCATTCTGGAAATCATCCAAGCAATATCGCGACCGGTAAGTTCGTCTTTATAGGCTTTTAAAAATAAGTCAAAAGGATACTCATTCGAATTCCGAAATATAACGATTCCAAAGCGACTTCCAAAATATCCAGATGGGGAAGTTTTAAAAGTATGTTCAACTTGAGGAATCAATGGCAAATACAACTTCTTCATGTTTACATCTACAACATGCTCTAGTTGATTATGCATTTGTTTAACTGAATTTAAGTAATTGTCAAAAAATTTTTCTTTTCCTGAATCCAGAATATAAGTAACGTCTTTGTCAGAAGTATACCTACCACCAAGTTCGAATGAGGAAATATCCAGCGCTCTACGGAGCATAACTTTTTGCCCAGAATATGGACTGGACAAGTCTTCAATGTTGGGATGAGTTAGAGCATATTCATAATAATCTTTTAACAGTAAAAATGCATCTTGCCCTTTAGGATCATCGCATACGTCTGGGTGAATAACCTTTGCGTACTTATGAAAAGTTGAACGAATAGTATCTTCTCCCGGAGGAAATATGTCTTTGGCAGTTCTTGCATTAAAAATGATGTTAATCGCTTCTGTTGATGTCATCGTCTTCTCCAAATAACTTTTTAACATTTGTTCTGCATGGACCGTATGACAAATAAAGGTCATCAGAATATGGCATCAAGTCGGACTTTAAAGCTTCATCCATATGCGTAACAGCATATGAAATTTTTGAAAAATAATAAATAGGCTCAATATCGTCTTCACAACGTTTCATAAGATCCGCAACATTTAATTTTCCATACCGAAGTTCACCCTGCCATTCATTAATATGATTGGTAAGATCGGGTTTCGCTCCAGTCATCTCTCTAGGGCATTCGTTAGGAAGTTTGCCAGCACCATGTCTGGTTAAATATGGACGAGTTACATAACAAACTTCCACATCCATAGATCGATCTAAATATGGCACGACATTCTGTATACCAGTATTACTCGGTGTCAAATGAGGAAAATATGCAGAATTGTTCTGATCAAGTAATAACCCTTGAGCACCTTCGAAAACTACGTGATTGAAATGCCTAAATATCTTTTCGTCCACAAAACTAACATGATCCATAAAGAACTTAATGTCCTGATTAAAATGTGCTCGAATATTCTGATTGATTAGCAACGCTTTTTCGTCTTGTTCAAGAGTAACTCCAAATATCTTTTCAACTCTTTCGTTACTATAATAGTCAATATCAATCTGGCAATGTTTCATTCCAAGAACAGTTAAAGTGCTTGCTGAAATATCACTGTCTTTTCGACTTCTAAGTAATGTTTCAAATATACCAATCCCGCAGGATCCATGGCGATCTGTTCCACGTCTTTTTTCAATGAACTGATTTACCATCATATCCTGCGGAAAAGTAATCAAGCACCTCGGGTGGCAATATATCATAGGAATAACCCCGAGTTTCTCAAGCCTTTCATACTCTCTACGAAATAAAATTGGATTAATAATATACTCGGGGCCTAAATAGGTTGCCACATTTGACAAAAATGAACCTGCTCCAAAGTGACTGAAAATATGTCTTCTACCATCTGGAGCAACAACCGTGTGCCCTGCCTGAGCACCACCGTTAAACCGTACATTCAGAACTTTTTCATTCGGAGGAGCTTGACTGCAAAAATAATCAGTCATTAAGCCTTTACCTTCATCTCCGAAATTAGCTCCGATAACTACTTTAACATTTTTCATTTCTTCGCCACCGTTTTTCTGGTTGTGGTTTTCTTTGTTGTTTTAGGTTTGGTTTTGGATTTAGTAGAAGTTTTTTGTTTACTACCATGCTTAAATATAATTTCACAACGATGGCAATGTTTACAACGCAATACATTCTCATAAGTTATTTTTTTAACTTCCGTTGTTCCTTCTTCTGGAGATGCTAATTCATAAAATTCCTTTGTAACAATATCAATTTCCAATTCAGGACAAGTTAAGCAAGCCTCGCTAATTGCATCTACCGGCATATTAATAAGCATAAAAATATTCATCCTTTCAATTTAAATTTTTTGCTATAAACGGAGGTTCAAGTTTTAACGTTCCCCGAACAGATTCGCCATTTTCAACCCATTCCAGACAAAAAATAACACTACCAGGTGGAACATTATATGTTTTTTCATAATTACTACCGCGTTCGACATCCGCTGCCCATAAAATCTTGGATGATTCATCAACTGTCTTATTCAGAATAAGATTAGATATCGCGCTATTCAATTGTCCGATTGTCAAATTTAAATCTTCAGATCTCATAAATCCAAGATCTTGTTTTTTCTGTTCTTTCATTTAAACGACCTCAAATTCTATTGGTTTATCATCTCGCATTCGATTCATTACCTCAGTTACACATTGTATCGAAATATCAAATGCTAATCTTTGATAGTCGTTTAAATCATTTAGTTCCTCTATACCAGACATAGTTGTCATAACATCGCTAAGTTGTTTATAATTTAAACCACAATATGTCTTTTGTTTCATAGTTGTATGACTCGTAAAAATTCCTCCTTATCCTGTAAGTACTTTTGAAAAATCCGGAGATACCCATAAAACACGCTGAGAATTTCCTACATGTGCAACAACTGCATGCCATCCATTATCTGCTGTTGCTACCCATTCATATGCATATTCTCCAGCTTTTCCAGACTTAAATATAATTGCGTAATTCTTTCCATTACCATTTCTGAAATTTACTTTGTCTGCAGTTGTTGTGACATAACGCTTAGGCGTTGAAATATCATTCAGAGCAAACATGTCATAGCACTCCTGTCCAAAAGCTGCTCTTTTTTCTTTAGCTTTATCTGTGATATTACCAGGTTTTTCGTATCGTTCCATAACAATATCTGAAGCTTCTTTAATTGACTTAGCCGTTAATATTGTGTTATAAACAGTTTTATATGTAGCAATTTCCTTATATAGAAAGTTTAGTTGACCAAGTAGATTATCAATATCGAATCCATTATCTCTACAGTACAAAAATAAAGCTTCTTTTCTGCTCCAATATCGCCATTGTACTATTCCGATTGCAATGCCATCTTTTGTAAAATCTTCAGGTGTTATTTTTCCGCTTTTTACGTTTTTTAAATATGTTTCTTTTTGGTCTTTAGTTTTTAGTCCTCCACCAGTTAGACACTTTGGGTCTAATGAACTTTCTGCAAATAAGTTCCCCATAAGACCAGCAACACCATATGGATTTGCGAAAAATGACATCAGAGTATCCCAAATAAGCTTATGCGATTCTTTAATAGCCATTCTTTACTCCTCAACATACATTTCATTGACTTTAGATTCAAGATCAGCAACGCGAACTTTAAGTTCTCGAATATGATCTAAAAGTTGTTCATTTTTTTCTTGCTCATCTTTTTTCATTGCATCTAAACGTTCTGCGAATTGTGCAGAATATTCTGTTCCAAATTCATCAGTCGCAATAACAGTCGGATGTGCACTCTGAATATCAATTGTGTTGTGACCTACTAAGGACCATACACATCGCCTAATAATTTCAGAATCGTCACCAACTTCATTAAGAACATCTAAAATACGCATTAATACAACAAAAATAGCAACCAGTATACCGCAAACAAATAAACCAATTCCAAGATTCATAAATATACCTCCTTAAAAGAATTCATATGGCGCAGGCGGATATGCCCATGCAATTACCGGATACCAAAGTGCTTGATCTTCTATTTTTCCATACTCACCCATCACTTTTGTATAAAACATCATTTCTCCAGAAGATTCTTCTTTTGTAAATACATCGAGCCATGTCTGTCGATTCATAAATGTTTGCACAGTTACAATAATTGGTTCACCTTCTCCAGGAAGATCATCTGGATCAATTCTCAAATCATGCCATTGAACATCGGTTGTTAACAAAGCCATAAATATCACCTCTTTTTAAATATTTTATTTATGGTCTCATCAAATTTTGAAAGCGTATCTTCAAGTGCTTTATCTTCTTTTGTCGCTTTTTTCTGTGGATTAGCAATACGATAGTCTACTGTTTTTCCATCTTTCATTTGAATGGTTACTAACAATGGATACTTTTGATCAAGATTTGTTTCACGATTTATAGAATAAACATTGTTTATTCCGGAATTAATAATGTCCATAAAGCACACAGTTTGCATTTTTTCTGGCATAACGTGATATGCCTCACATTCTTTGCATTCTTCTTCTGAGTCAAATAATTTGTGGCATTTACTACATTCATACTTTGTTACTTGTTTCATCGTGTTTCACTCCTTTTAAAAAATAAAGATTCGGAGCTTTGTTCTTTCGAACTTTGCTCCGTAATAATCATTGAATATAGCCCTTAATCACCTGTGAGCCATTTTTCTTTTCCTCTTCTTTTCTTACTCTTCGTTCGGCTGCTTTCTCTTTAATTTTTTCTGTCATTTTTTCACTTGTTTCTGAAATTTTATTTCCAGCGGTTTCGATTGCATTTTGCATTGTCTCCTTATTGAAAATAGATCGAAACAATACGATCACAAATTTCAATGCGGTCAATGTGGCACATACTCCAAAAAACCACCAGACCAAACTCCAATTCATATATTTTTCCTCCTTTAATTTTCATTAGATCCGCATCCGTTCATTAAAGGAGTTGTTCCACTTGCGGTCATTTTTCTTTCATCAATTGAACAACTTTAACGTTTAATTCTCCAATTTCATCTGGTGTTTTTTGTTGTAATTCTTTCTGAAATGGATACCATAAAGCTTGTCGCATATTTATTCCTTTTTCTTTAGCTATTGTTTTAATCCAAAAATATTCAGCAGGAGTAAGTCGTAAACGTAATTGCTTTGACCGTCTACTTAAATCATCTACAGGATGTCTTCCCATTAAATATCTTTCTCCTTTTCTAATTGTGATTTATATTCCGCGAGTCTCCAATTAGCGGCTCGTACATTAAATCCCATTTGCAAAAGCTGAATAATTTTTCTGGAAATGATGTCCACATCTAATGAGGTGTGAAAATCATACTCTGCCTGCATTACTGCTGGAAAACTGGTTTGAAAATCCCATCTGTTACGCCCACCATTATATTTTTTCCATTTTTCATAATCTTCTTCATTTTCAATTTTAACTTGCAATGTGCAACATCCAAATAATGTATCGCTTTTCGGAATATAATAGGATTCGTTTTCAGTATCCATGTAAACCCTCCTTAAAAATAAAAGGAGCCGCGTTTCCGCGAACTCCATTATCTTTAGTCCTTTTTCATTTCTTCTTTCAGTAAGTCTGCGTATCTTACTGAATTATCCTCCTTCTTTTTTGTTGTCATTTCTTTCAGAGAATCAATCAATTTTGTAACTGCCTCTGAAATGATTTTTCCTGTTTCTGCAGCCGCCTTATTTTTTGCTTGCGTGGTCTTCCGACATTCAAAGAAAATCTTCTGAATCACTGTACAAGCCGTAATAGTTACGGCAAGCGCGGTAACAAGAATAATAATTACCATTTCCCAAACTGTCATAGTTTTATTAGATCCTCCTTTTTATTATATCTTTCATTATTAGCGTTGAAAAAAATGCGAAAATCTAGGAGACTTGTTTAGTCTCCTGTCCCGCGATATGAGAAATCGCGAGCAATTTCCCATGCTCGTTCACACCTCCTGATCTCATCGCAAAAATCGCGCTCGGCAGTTTCCCAACCATGACCCTTACGAGCCTGATTGTGTTTAACCACATAAATATGGAATCCACAATCATGAATAAACCCATAAGGTTCCATGATTAGATCACACTGATTTTTAAGATCAGTTATATCATAAAAAGGCGTATAATCAAGCTCCTCATTGAGAAGTTGCTCAATTGTGCCCTCATATCTTTCGGCCATAAAAATAAGTTCGTGATTGCACATTCTCAATCACCTCCTCTATTATAGGCCTAGTTTATATAGCGAATAAAAAAAAAAAAAAAAAAAAACTTTGCCGGCTTCCCAC